ATCGCCTTTGGCATCTAGATCTCTGAATCTGATTGTTTGGTTAGTGTCTAAGTTAAAGTATAATCTCATATTTCCTCCATTACTTTATTATGTCTTTATTATGCACTCTTTAGGACCATTTGTCAACCTTTTTATTAGCCCCTGAGCGACGATAATTGTCGCTAGGGTCTGTTATAATATACACATTAAATAGGAGAATATATGTTAGTTAATAAATGTGAAGGTAGAGGTGGAGTTAAACAAATAGAGATGACAACAGGAGAAGTGTTGCAGGAAATGATAGACAATTGGTGGCACGACGAGGACACATTAACAGGTGGTGTTGAAATGTTAGACGAAACTGTATGTGGAATAAACATACACGAACAATTACAATATGAGTTTAACATAGCAGATATACAGGGTAAGTACTTTATAGGACATGTTGATGATTGTTTTGCACAAACTACAAAAGAAGAATGGCATGAGGAACTTAAACAAAGAGACTATGACACATGTTGGGAGATAACAGACGAAGGTATTATGAGATACATGTACGCAGACGGGTATATACTAATTTTTGTATATAACAAAAAGTAATAACAGGCATGGCGACTATATAACAAATGATTATTTTACATTTAGTTATGTATTTAGTATAATGTGTATATTAATTAAATAAAAAAGGAAACAAATATGTTAAATGAAATTGTAATTTACATGAAAGATGAACAAATTGAGATTAACGATACAAACTACAGATTGGAATTGTTAAACTTTATAGCAGAACATACACTTAACGACTTAGACAATACAAAGTATATTGACGAGGCAGTTAATATATTAAGATACGATACACATAGTGGTTTATATAATAGTGAGGAAGTGTAATGAAAATAGTAAGTGGTGGCGAAAGTATTAACGAGAATAACGAAAAGGTGGCGAGAGTTACTTTAGAGAACGGAAGTGTATATACATTAACTGAATATATGTATGTAGACTGGGATGAGTTTACACACACAACACACGAAGAACTAATAGAGTGTGGGTGGGAAAAAGAATTATAACTTGTTGATTACTAAAGGAATTTAGTTAGTAAAAAAGGTTGCATTTTGGTTTAGTGTATAGTAATATACACAGTAACAGTAAACAAAAAGGGTTATACAATATGTTAAATTTACAAACTTTACAAAACAAACTAGCAGACGGATTTGAAACAATGTATGTTTACATTGAGGAAAGCACGGATTTTGATACTATTACAGTTAACATACAAAAAATGTTACACATAGCAGAAGAAGAAGGAAAAGAGTATGAGGTAATGGATTATTGTTTAAGTTTTGACGGCACACATTTTACACACGGTAGCACAGATAATATAGTATTTGGCGACGAAGAAGAGTGTATTAAGTTTTGCACAAACTATTTGTGGGAGTTAAGAGATGAAGAAGACGAAACAATTAGTTTAAGTGAAGCACGAAAAGAAGTAGTTAATAGTAGCAATGGCAGTTTTAAATATAGTTAACTAAAAACACAAAAAGGGGTTGACATTTAGTTAGCCCCTGTGCGTGGTGAGAGAGGCTAGCTAGACGCTGGCCTTCGTGCTATCTAAATAATCAAAATAATGCTTGACATCTGAGGTGAGCTATGGAATTCTGAGGCAGGGTAGGCCACTAGAGAGGTATATAGCCCTATCTTAATTTCTTACCAGATTTCTTGGGCAAAAAAACACGGGCAAAAAAGTAGTCAAAAATAGTTTATTTTGAAATCTGCGAAAAAACGATACCATATAAAGATTGGCCTGATTGGTCCTTTATACACTTGTATTATTGTTATTAGTACCGTATAATAGACCATAGTATATAGAGTAATAGGCTCTACATGTATAAATAAATGTTACTTACAATGGGATATTATGGCTAAGAAGAAATACAATATTATTAAGGACCTTAAGAGATTGGGGCTCGTACCTACTACAAAACAATATGAACAGTTAATGCTAGTAGGCACTATATGTTTACTCGTGTTAATTACAGGCTTAGCGATGTATGGAGCATGGAAGTATCCTATTCCTCATCACTACTATGATAATATGAATTATCCAGCGAATCATTACTCTAATCTAGCTATAACAGATGATATAATCTGCGAGTGCGGTAATGATCCTTCTTGTAAGGAGCCTTGGAATCTAACCAAGCAAACAATGAGATATCACAATTATGTTTAAAAAACTTATAAACGATTATGGTATCGTTATTCTCCCTTTTCTATTATTAAGCAGTATTTTAGCCTATGAGGCCATCTATATGCTCTTGTTAGAGTTATGGTGTGTGGCCTATGGATTACTATACTAATGGGAGTTTATGGCGATATTCCAGGAGCAGGGCTAACTGCGTTGCTCCAAGACAGAAAGGAGAAACTAATGTCTAAAGAAGAAGATACTAAACTAACTATTGATCTATCCAATTACGAGAATGGTATTAAAGAAACCGTAACCGTAGATTCCTTTAATGGTATCTCCGCTGACGATCTAGTAACCGTTACCTCTAGTGATATAAAACCTCTAGGAGGACAGGATAGACATTTAGATGATATATGGGCTATAGATAATGCACTAGTCTCTGGAGCATACAGTACTGATACAATAACTCTTAGAGAAGTAGAATTTGATTTTCAGAAAACGGATGTTAAACAGGGAGATTTGTTTAATGGTTGGCCTGAAGATGGACCGCCTGTAACGATTACTACATTAAAAGAAGACTAAATGTTTTCATTAGATGATGAACGGTTCTTCGTTGAATATGCCGATGGTGATAACACATTCACAATGTACTGGAATGTTAATAACAAGCATATATCAAAGTTCTGGAAGAAGACTTTATTATCTAATTACATAGGCGATAATAATCACACAAACTACGCACCTCTAGATAAAAGATATATGAATAGAGGGTTTCCTAATACAAAGGAACAGCAATGGAGTCGTAGTATACAGCATATATGTGATGAACTTAACGATGCTATTAATATACTTAATACACGACTCGTTGAGTATCCTCTTATAACACAACACTTTACACCCGAGCGTGTTTGGGACAAAGAGGTGTTTCGTGATGACTTTAACCAACTACATCATCATTTCGAGAAGCTTATAGGCCAAACCTGGAGTATGAGTGATTGGTATAAAGATCATATGGATAATCAAATGCGTTGGGCTACACATTGTCTTAATAACGCATGTCATGAAATAGAACTGTATGTAATAGGTGTAACATCTCCTGAAGAAAGCTTTGGTTGGACAGGACTTAGTTTCAATACTTTCTCTTGGGACGGTGTTCAACGCAAACAAAAGATAGTATATGATTACGAAGACAAACACATCAATGATTGGCAAAACCAAGGAATAAAGTGGGGCTCACTAGTGCCTTACTACTCTCAACTAGGTAAAACACTTAGAGAGGTGTTTGAAGATGGAGATGAATATATTGATGATGGTAATATATCACAACATTGTCTTATGACAGGTGAGGTACAGATATGTCTTACAGGTCCAGGTACTGAATATAGTTTATATTCACATGATAAACAATCAGGCTTTGTTAAATGGTTAGAAGATAGAGGACTAGACTACAACGATCCTAGAGTAGGTGCAGGTGATGCAATCATGGGTACACCTGCTTTAGAATTGTTTCCAGACGTCTCTTGGCAAGCACTAGATGATATAATTAAAAAATGTGATAATATAACAGCAATAGGATTTGCTGATAAGAATTTAAATGTAATACCAAGTAAATCTACACGATATGATTACACATGGCAAGAACAATATAAAGCAGAAAAGAAAATGTTTAGTATAGATCCTAATGCAAGGGGAATGAAATCATGATATGCCATTTCAGCAGTCATTCTAAAGTTAATTACAATAGTACATGGGCACCTATCATGAACATGATAGCAAAAGAGTTTTCTCGCCGAGGTTATATACTTACAAAAGATAATGAACTTATGTGGCGTGGTCCTGATTTTGGTAATGGCATGGGACGAACACCTGATGTTGTTATCTATACTAATTGCAATAAATCAGTAACACCTCAGAGAGGATTGTATGTAGGACTACAAGGTCCAATACCAGGATATTTTTCTATAGACTCTGTTGGTGTGTGGCCTCATTTAGAGCAAACATATCAAGAACCTACATATCCTGATATTAGAGATACTGATATTGATAGTCTTGTTAATAACATTAAGAAGAGCAAGATTAATCACTACAATAATAAACATTTAAATAAAGGTAGTGATAGTGATGTTGTTATAGATTGTCCTAAGGATCATGTATTACTAATAATGAACGCAGGTGATATAAACTGGAGCAACACATGGACACGATTTGCCAACATAGTTAATAATCTATTAGCATACGATCAAAAGGTTGTTGTTAAGTTTGAACCCGAGATAACTTTAGATAGTGATGGTAATGTGGATAAAACTAAAAAACAAAACATGGAAACATTATTTAAACAGTTCGAAGGCCATGTAAAGTGTTATTGGAATTCAGAATCACTACACGATATACTACCTAAAACAAAAGTCTGTATAATGGACGACTCTGTTTATAATCTAGAACCCTTTATGTATGATGTTCCCATTATTACACATATGGCTCCACCTTACAGACATTCTGTAAAACAAATATATCATGAACATGAACTTATACCAGCAATAAATGATTTATCTTGGTTTGATGTTGAGAAACAAAGATCGTGGTTTAATTGGTATGTTACTAGTTATCTATGTAATGATGAAAGCTCTATTCGACGTCGTTTAGAGGATTTTCAAGTATAGTTTGGATCTTCTCTTCTAACTCATCTTTATTCTTTCTAATGTCAGCATCCATTTCTCTAAAACGCTTCTGCATTTCTCTTTCCATCTCATAGACATCGTTACGGATTTGCCTCTGTGTCTCAGCAGTAGTAGCATCTACTCTACGAGCCAAGTCTGCTGCGTCTGAGATTTCTCCTTGTAAGTTATCCTTAATAACATCAGTAAGTTCAGTTAGTCTTACTATTTCGTTTTCTATGGTTGCTGGATTAAGCGCTTGTAGCTTCTGTTCTGCTATCAATAGACGATTATAGAGTTCAAAACCTCCCCAAAGGCCTCCTATTAGAGTTCCTATTAAAGGAAGTATTAGTAGGAGTTTACTTCCGCCTACTTTAATACCTTTATATTCTACTTCTGCCATGTCTTACTCCTTATATTGTGATAATATCATTTCTTGCATTTTTAAATCTGATTTGCCAGCCATCATGTACATACTATACTTGTTATCGTCAATTTTAGCATTGGTGTATAATGCTTTTACTTGATACCAATCTGGTTGATCTGTTAATTGTTCCATTCCTGTATAAGCGCTAAATCCTGCCTTATAACCTATTACAGCAACAGCTATTGTTTGGTTGGGTGTTTCACCATCTTCACCTTGTTCTAATTGTGCTTGTAAATTTTCCATTGCTGCCTCTTCACCTAGTCTTTCTGCTAGATTCTCTACAGCTTTTGTTGTTCTTTGTTCTGATACTGTTGGAGGTGCTACATCAAACTTAGTAAAGTTAGGAGCCTCATTACTTAAAAACTGTCCTATACTTTGTCCTGTACCAATGGCATCGTTAAATGTATTCTCAAACTCTGCACTACCGCCTCCAAAAGAATCTCCACCTGCCTCGAATGTAAACTCCGATTGTGCTACTTGTTGATCTTGTTGTTGTTCTGCTACTTCAAAAGCGCTAACTGCAGGACCACCAACATCTGTTTGTCCTACATCTATACTTACTTGTCCTGTTGCTTGTTCTTGTTGATCTAATTGGAAACTATCTCCTGATGTATCACTACTTACAAGAGTCCCTGTACTGCCTTGACTACCACCGTTATATGTAACACCTGAAGAACCTGAACTACTAGAGCCACTACCACTAGATACTTGTTGACTTACAACTGCTGCTGCCTCTTTACCTAGTTCGTTTCTTAGTTTAGCAATAACTCTACTAGCACGAGAAGGTTTTCTTTGTTCTGGTTCTGAGGCTTCTACTTCATCAGGTGTTATTTCATCCACTTCTCTATCTAACTCTATTTCTTCTTCTTCTATCATTTCCTCTTCTTCAAATAACTCCTCAGGCTCTTCATTAAGTAGTTCTTCTAATTCTTCTGTGTCTATTAGTTCTTCGAATGCTTCATCGTCGATTAGTTCTTCTAATACTTCTAAATTTATCTCTTCTTCAAATATCTCTTCCATTTCCTCTACAAACTCTTCTAAATCCTCTCGCTCATAGTCTTCTAATGCTTCTATAAAGTCTTCTTCACTAAACTCTTCTATAAACTCATCTACTGGCATCCATTCTTCTTCACGCATTATTTCTAAACCACCTTCTTCTTCAAGAATGAATATTTCTTCCATTGCAAATATTTCTTCTTCCATCATATACTGTTCTTCTTCACGCATCATCTCTTCTAGATCATATTGTTCCATGTTAGCATCTAGCGCTACAAGAAATGCCTCTTCTGAACCTGGTTCTGAGAAATCTAAAAATCCACCTTCATCAAACTCTGGTTCTGCTCCATACCACTCATCTACTTGCTCTTGTCCAAACTGTTCTACATCTAGTGCGTACCAATCGGCATCTGAAAAGTTCTCACAAGCGTTTTGATAACAAGGATCATTAGGATCTAAGTATTCATCATATTCTGCATCGTACCACATATCGTCTTCTGTATAAGCGTTACCAAAGTCATCATATCCAAACATAGAGTCTTCGTCTTGTCCATATTCGTCTAAGCCATCATCATACCCATACATATCTCCTTGGCTATCTGTGTTCATCATATCTTCTAATGATTCTTGATATGCTAACTCCTCAAAGTAACCATCACATTGTCTATCATACAAAGGATCTCGTTGACACTCTAATAAGAAAGTAGCTGCTGCGTATCCTGTACAGTTCTCACTATATAATGGATCTAAGCCACATTGTTGAGTTTCATACGCTGCTGCGTATCCTGTACATTGATTATTGTATAAAGGATCAAGTCCACATTGTTGTGTAAAGTATGCATCTGCATAACCCGAACACTCTGTACTATACAAAGGATCTGCTGCACAATGTTGAGCTAATGTAAGTCCTTCACTATACAACGAACCTCCGTTTTCTATATCAGGCCCGCCATAGTTTGCTAGGAAAGCATCAAATGTATTGTAACCACTTTGGTTATCATTATAAAATAGATATGTTTTCTTTTGAGCCGAACCAAATCCTTGCTCACCTATTAATACATCATGTTGAATAATGTCTAGTTCTCTATATCTAAATTCGTATGTATCGTTGTGATATAATATAGCCTCGAAACTATTACTAGATTGTCTATTGTATTCTCTCATGTAATACCAACCAAAGACTACATAGTCATCAAAGGCTTTAAATAACATTTTAGATGTACACCAGGTATTATTACAACCTGATGAGCTAGATTGTCCTCTAATTAGATCTGTCCATAAAGGATACAATGTAAAGTTTCTATATGGTAATGCTTGTGGTGTGTAGTCTTGGCAGTTAGCAGAATTTTTACCATCGCTTCTACCTGAGAAGTTTACACAACCATTGGTAGACATTCTTGCTTCTGTCCAATTATAACCCCAACGATCAAATGTAAATCCTAAATTTACTTTGGCAGACATTGAATCATCATTTGAATTTAGATTTGTTGTACCTGACATGTTATACAAATCTATAAGATCTTGACTGCCTTCGTAGATAAAAATATCTTCGTCGAAACAGTTTTGGCTGTTAGTGCAATTACTATTAAAACTATCTGCGAATACAGATGTGCTAAATAATAAACATAAACCTAGTATTAGCTGTTTAATTCTGCCCATTCGTTCCTACAAGTCCTACCTGATTTGTGTACGCCTTTATGTTTGCCGTCTAAGTGCTTTGTCTTTTTACAGGCTTTGATAAAAGCGTCTATTTCATTTTGTTTAGCTCTCTCAACTTCCCTTTCTTCTGCTACTATAAGGGCTTGTCGATTTTCCATTTTCTTTTTGTAGTCATCGTAGTCTGGTCTTTCCTGTGAATGTGCGTCCCACTCTAGAGCTGCCTCTTGTCCAATTTTACCTTCGAACGGACAAGGTGTTCCTGCCATTTCCATCGCTGCAAATACTCTAGCATCTTGACACATTAAGGATACAGCTGCTACTTTCATTCCCATATCATATACAGTTTTAGAAAGTTTAATCCTTTCACAGTTTTCATCTCTAACAGACTTACCAGCTGCTACACCAAATAATTGTGTTTGTACTGCTCCACTAACACCTGTGGTACATAGATCTTGTGAGAAACTTGCTCCAATACTAGGTGCTATGGCACTAGGAGGAGGGCTTTTAATCTCTTGTTTAATAGTTTGATCTGTCTTGTTAATATTTTCATTTCTATTATTGTTCTCATTCTTGTTCGTGTTATTTGTTGTAACATTAGAATCACTTGTACTTTCGTTCTTATTAACATTCGTGTTATTAGATGTTGAATTATTATTGTTATTATTAGTGTTCGTATTATTAGAATTACTATTAACAGTTTGATTAACAGTTGAATTATTTGTGTTCGTATTATTAGCAGTACTATTTACTGTGCTATTATTGGTATTCGTGTTGTTGTTAGTATTCGTTGAATTACCAGTATAATTCGTGGTGTTGTTATTCGTATTATTATTGGTATTGGTTGAAGTACCTGTGTAATTCGTGGTGTTATTGTTATTATTAGTATTCGTTGAAGTACCTGTGTAAACCGTGGTGTTGTTATTGGTGTTCGTATTGTTGTTCGTATTCGTATTCGTCGCTGTAGAAGTGTTCGTGTTCACATTCGTATTTGCGTTGGTGTTCGTATTCGTTGAAGTGTTGGTGTTCGTCGAAGTGTTCGTATTCGTGTTCGTGTTCGTGTTGGTATTCGTATTTGTGTTCGTATTCGTTCCTGTGGTTGTAGTCGTGGTACTTACAGATTCACAAAACTCTGTGCCTTGTGTACAGTTACCTGTTTGATCTGCATGTGCAGGAGTCGATAAGCCTAAAGCTCCAAACATAACAAATAGAGCCATATATTTTTTGTTCATTGATGTTTTTCCTCAAATAAATGTCAACTCAAAACAAAAAATAATTTAATCATAACCTCGGTTAGTGTTCCTACTTATTTATAAGATCTGGTCCTTTATAATACCAATATAACACACATATAAGCACCTGGCCTTATAAATCACTATGTGATGGATATTAAGGGCTACTCTAAACAGCACTTATAAATATCTTAGTAATAGGAACAGAGAGTGAAAGGCAGAATAGCGTTAACCTTCTTTCTTATGGTGATATTTTTTTGGTCTTGGCCCGTTCGCCTCTTTACTAAAAAGAACAACTGTTATTTTTGGACATTAGAAAAACTAATAACAAAAGGCGGTCGTGCTAAGTGGTATCCTTCCAAACGATGGGCAGGGTATCATGTAATCTGGATCTCACCTGAGGGAGAGCAACTTGAATATACACTTCCCAGAATGAGGAGGGACACACCATGGTACAAAATGCTATTTTACAATGGATCTGTTCGTAGATTTAGAACAACACGGAAAGATCAATGAGGAAGGCAGTATTAAAACAAAATAAGTCTTGGGCGCCCATCACACTTCTAGCTGGACAGCTTATCGCTCAGGTTACTGCCATCCTCTCTTTATTTTTAATTGACTGGACGGCATCTACAATAGCAATATCCTTATTTGTCTATATAAGCATTATGTTAGGCATAACAATGGGTTATCATAGATATTATTCTCACAAAGCATTTAAGATGCCTAAATGGATTGAATACTATCTATTATTCTTTGCACACATTGCTATGTTTGGCCCAGCAATAACATGGGTAGCCAATCATAGAGAACATCACAAGTATGTAGACACAGAAAAAGATCCACATAGTCCTCACTACCGTGGTTGGTTAATGGCATACGCAGGACAAGTTCTTATTGATATAGACTTTAAACTTGTCAGAGATTTATTAAAAGACAACCTACACAGAATGCAAGTTAAATATTATTGGCATGTTATAATAGTATATGCAGCTATATTATTTAGTATAAATCCTATGTTACTAATATATGCCTGGTTAGTTCCAGCAGGCTTTGCTAAACTTATAGGTTCACTAGTATTCACATATTCTCATAGAGGTAAGAAGGCAAATAGTGATACATGGGTAGGCATTATAACATTAGGTGAAGGTTTCCACGATAAACATCATGTCAATGCTCGTACAGCATTATGGCATCCGTTAGATCTTGGTGGCCAACTTATTAGAATGATTGATTCAAATGCTAAAATACAATAAACGACATTATCCAGCAATAGCAGAAATAGACGTCAAATTAGATTATAATTTAATAGAAGATTTTCTTTGGGAAAACTATGATCGCTGGCAAGATAATATAACAGCACATAAAGGGCTTGCCATTGCCTCTAATCACATTGCTAATGATACATACAAGGCAGTTCAACACTTTCATCTAACAGAATGTAATAAAAATGAACCGTTAGGAGAGGCACAAGAATACTCTACAAAAAACAAATTAAAAAGAAACATTCCTTATTCAATGGACGAACATAATTGGGACGAGCCTGTTGATTTCTACAAAGGAACAAAATTACAAACACATTTAAACTCTGCCTTTCAGGATAAACTAATACGAGTTAGATATTCTCGTATGTTTCCTGGAGGCGTAGTTCCTAAGCATATTGATTACAATACAACTTATGCTATGAGATTTATTATTCCTATATCAGGTAACAAAGGAGTTACAAATACCTTTTGGTATAATGGAGAAGAAATAAAGGTTGAAATGAAGGAGAAAAGATGTTATTTTCTTAATATAGGATATGCACATATGGTTGAACACCAGGGTATGGGCATACGACATTATTTAATGGGGAGCGTTGCAGGACAACGAGATTTTGAATGTATAAGATTTACAACCGAGAAGAATTAGAATCAAGAGGCATTCTAGGCGTCATTGATATAATTATTAATCAAGCATACGAAGAAGGTAACGGTGAAACCTTTGATAATAAGTATCACCCTTACGAATCTCCAGGAGAGACTTTTGTAGCATTGTGGGAAGGCAGGCCTGCTGGTTTAGTTTCATGTGAACCTAGTGTTTATACAGGAGATCCTGACATAGCTGCAAGAGCTTGTCGGTTACATGTATTAAAAGATTATAGAGCAAAACAAATAGGTTTTGGACTTCTAGACACATGTTATAACTATTGCATAGATAAATATAAGGTATTGTATATAACACATGATGTCAATTCTAAAGCAATGAATGCTATCTATCAAAAGAAAAAGATGTCGTTATTTAAAGGTGCCTCTAGAAATCCTTATGAGTTAGAGGCTTGGAAAAAATTAGAATGGAATAAAGAGTATTTGTTTAAAGTAGATCCTACAGCAGAGTTTTATCAGAACATATACCAAATCATTCTAGAGGAGGGGTTTCGTTGGAATCCTAAAACTAATGTGGTAGATTTTAATGACATTCGTAGTCGATGATAAATGTGTAGATTGTAAACATACAACTTGCGTTACAGTATGTCCTGTAGATTGTTTCTATGAAGGACCTAACATGCTTGTTATTAATCCAGACGAATGTATAGACTGTGGATTATGTGAACCCGAATGTCCTGTTGATGCAATACTAAGTGAGGATGAGGCAGATCCTTATTGGACAGAAAAGAATGCAGAACTATGTTATACAGAAGGTTGGGAAATGATAGACGAACAAAAGCCTCCAATGGAAGGACATGAAGAGGCAAGTAAAATAGAAGATAAAAAGGATAGGTTAATTACTCATGTTGCAATATGACAATGAACAAATAATAGATTGGATGGAGGGTGTAAGAAAGCACCCTGATATGGTTAATGCTTTTTGGCCAAGTCAAATAAATTCTAAAAACTGGTTATGTGACTGGGTTAAATCCTATTTGCCTAGCGCTAACAGAATAATAATTTTTGGATCTTGGTATGGTGTTTTAGCAGACATGTTAAAAATAAAATTACCAAAATCTCAGATAATGTGTGTTGATAAAGACAAAGAACCTTTATTGTGGAGTGCGAGAAAACATGCTTATTGGCACGGTGATATGATTACATTTGAGTACGATACCCGTGTTGATTTAGTAATAAATACTAGTACAGAACATATGACACAATGGGAATATGATACCTGGTATAATAATATACCTGAAAATACATATTTTATTGTACAAGGAAATAATCACTATGGTGAAAAAGATCATATAAGATCTTGTAGAAACTTAGATGAATTTAAAGAACTAAATAGAATTCAAAATTGTTTACATGGTGATGTTCTAGAGTATGAAGGTCCTTGGGACAAAATTAATAATGAGCCAACAGTATTACAAAGATACATGGCCATAGGTTTTAAAACACAACATGACAGAAAAGATTGAAGTAGAAGATATAACAGATAAGAGAGAAAATGATGATAGTCCTCATGCACAACATAACTTAGATGTTCATGATCCTAATGCTTATTTTGATTTTTTAAAGAAGACAAGAGATGACATAAACAAAGTCAGCCCTTCTTTCTGTGCAGCTAAATGGACACAATCAACAATACTATTATATAGTGGTGAAACACATTCCTGCCACCACCCTTCCCGACATAAAATACAATTATCAGATATAAAAGACAATCCTAAAGGCTTGCACAATACTGAACACAAGATGTTGGCAAGAGAGGAGATGTTACAGGGCATACAAACAAAAGAATGTGATTATTGTTGGAGAGTAGAAAATCAAAATAAAGAACATATTAGTGATAGAATATATAAGTCATCATACTCTTGGTCTTTGCCTCATTTAAATAAAATAGAACAATCAGGTAGAGGTGAGAACTTTGATCCTACTTATGTAGAAGTAGCATTTGATAGTACATGTAACTTTAAATGTATCTATTGTAGTCCAGAAGCAAGTTCTAGATGGGAAGACGAAATAAGAAGACATGGAGACATGAAACAAACAGAGTTTAATCTAAACAACTTAGATTGGTTAAAGTCTGTAGGTAAACTTCCCATACACCACAAAGAATACAATCCATATAAAGAGGCATTTTGGGAATGGTGGCCTGAACTATATCCTAAATTAGAAACTTTTAGAATAACAGGAGGAGAGCCATTACTAAGTAAAGACACATGGAAAGTATTTGATTACATAAAAGAAAATCCTAATCCAGATCTTATTTTAGCAGTTAATACAAATAACAATGTTCCAGACAAAATGGCAGACAGACTTATTACTAATATAAATGAGATGCAAGACAATATAAAATATTTTGACATATACACTTCATTTGAGAACACAGGCAAACAAGCAGAGTATACAAGAGAAGGTATGGTATATGATGAGTTTATAGACAACTGTTACAAAATATTAGACAACACACCTAACTCTACAAGAATACATTTTATGACAACAATTAATCTTACAAGTGCTCCTAGCTTGTTAGGATTTCTAGAAGAGATTAAAAAGATGAGAGGAACAAAGGGTTCTGTTTATCAACCTACAAAGCATGTATTTAGAACTAGGTTAATGTTAAATTATTTAAGATGGCCTAGACCTTTAATGTTGTCTTTAATTAGTAAAGAAGATAAACAAAAATATGGTGACATATGGTTAGAATATATGCACGCAAACAAACTAACAGAAGCTAGAAAAGACGAAGAATGTTTTTATTTAGAAGAGGTAGACCAAATGGAAAGGCTAGTAGAATTTATGCGCAATGATGAACAACCCGCCGTAGTATATGACGATATGCGCTTATATATAAAACAGTTGGATGAGAGACGCAACAAGAATTTCTGTGATACTTTTCCTGAATTAAGTTACTTAATGGACAGCGATTATTATGGATAAAACAGATCCTAAAAATTTAATTGAATATAGGGACATTACTCTAAACAGTAAGTCTCCGTCTTTCTGTGGAGCTAAGTGGGGTAACAGTACTATATGGTTACATAGTGGTAAAACTACAAGCTGTCATCACCCTAGACCACATGATATTAGCATAGAGGATATAGAAAAAGATCCTAGTATGTTACACAATACAAATTGGAAAATGGAACAGCGACGCTTAATGCAAGTAGGAGAAAGGCCTCGTGAATGTCAGTACTGTTGGAAAGTAGAAGACATGGGTCCTGATTTTGTTTCAGATAGAATATACAAGTCATTACAATTTACACCTCAAGAAATGAGAAAGTGGGCAGAAGCACCTCATACAGAAAGAGTAGTGCCTCCTACTATTGAAGTTTCTTTTTCCAGAACATGTAACTTTGCCTGTAGTTATTGTAACGCAGACTTCAGTACAGAGTGGCGTAAAGACATTAAAAAGAATGGACGCTACGACATGGAAACAGAAGGAGGAAATGTATTTAGTATAGATGGCGACAAAAACAATCCTTACGAAAAATTAAAAGGAATGGAAAATCCTTATACAAAAGCCTGGTGGGAATGGTGGCCAGAACTTTCTAAAGGATTAAGAACATTAAGAATAACCGGTGGTGAACCTTTAATGTCAGATGATGTTTGGAAACTTTTTGCTAGATGCAAAGAAGAAGGACATAAGTTTGAAGTAGGTTTAAATTCTAACTTAGGAGCAAAAGAAAAATTAATAGACAGACTTATAGAAGCATCATGGGGTATGCACAATCTTACTCTATTTACAAGTAATGAAACAGTAGGTAAACAAGCAGAATATATTAGATGGGGATTAGACTACGACTATTGGTGTCACAACATGGAAAGAGTCTTCGAAGAATCTAATATCAGAAGAACGGTTGTTATGATGACTATCAACGCATTGTGTTTGTTTGGAATTACAGACTTTTTAGATCAAATGATGGTGTGGAAAAATAAATACAAACATAAGAGTATTGGAATTAGTATTAACTTTTTAAGGTTCCCTGCATGTCAAGCTCTTATTACACTACCAGATGATATAAGAGAAAGATTGGCTAGTGAGATAGAAATGTGGTACCACACAAATAAAACAGACAATATGTTAAACGCAATGGAAAAGGGAGACATAGAAAGATTAATTAACTATGTTAGGGTAGTTAAACAAGGACATGATTTTCATGATGATAACAAGGAAGCCAATGTAAGAGACTTCAAAAGATTTTATACACAATACGATATGAGAAGAGATAGAACAATAGAAGTATTCCCGGATTATTTTTTAGATTGGTATAACGATATAGAGGCACCACATGTCGGATAAAATACCGACTAAAGATATAAGCGGTGTTTACTGCCCGTTACCATTCAATCATATGAACTTACACCCTAACGGCAATGTTGGACTATGTTGTGTCTCAGAAATGTTTCCTCCTAATGATGGTTTTTATAGAGATAGAAACCCTCCAAGAGATATGATGAACTTATCTAGGAATAGTGTTTCCGAGATGTGGCTAGACAGCAGTGTTGTAGATGCTAGAAATGAAATGTTACAAGGCATAAAACCAGCCGCTTGTCATAACTGTTATAAGATTGAAGAAAGAGGTGGTAAGTCAAGAAGAAAAACAGAAATAGAAAGGTGGGGCCAAAACATATACAAACCAAGACTAGAGTTTTTAGATTTAAGAATGTCTAACTTATGTAACTCTAAATGTATGATGTGTAATCCAGATTCAAGTTCATCACTAGCAAAAGAATATAAACAATGGGAAAACAAATTAGACTTTGTACAAGCAGATCCTAAAACATATCAAGAGTATCAATGGTTCAACGATGACAAAATAGAAGAAATATTAGAACATAAAGATACATTGAAGTATATGTATATTAATGGTGGCGAGCCTTTTATGATGCCATTTCATTGGAAGTTTTTAGAAAGATTAATAGAAGAAGGTGTAGCAGAGAATATTCATATTAGTTACAACACAAACTGCTCCATGTTTGAAACATGGTATGATGACATTTGGAAACATTTTAAATATGTATCATTGGGTATGTCTGTAGATGGTGTAGACAAAGTTAATGAATGGATTAGAAAACCTGTAAAAGGAAATACATGGGAACAAATAGATGAACATGTTAATAAATTATTTTTTGAATGTCCCTCTTTATACGCAGTTAATATTACTAATACAGTACAATTTTTAAATGCTCCTTACTTAGATGAGTATTATGACTGGGCACAACCTATTGTAGACAAAAGATGTGAAGATCCTAAGTTAGGTATAGCAACTATCAATCAAAACTTTCTTGTATTTCCTCATTACCTATCTTTAAATTGTGCCTCACAAGAATGGAAACAAAATTTAAAACAACACCTACAAAGTTCTAAATATGCGAAACAAATATTAACACCCACAATGATTAGTTACTTAGACGCTAAAGATGAAAACGAACTTCTTTGGAATCAGGGTATGAAGTTCTTAGATACTGTAGAAGGAACAAGAAAATTAGGTCCTTGGAGAGACATATTCGATTATGACTACAAATTTTAAGAACAATAAATCCTTATGTATTTTTCCTTGGATAGAAAACTACCAAGGAAGTCGTTACGAAAGAAAATATTGTTGTATATCAGATGATTTAAAGGGATTAGAAAAAACAACAGAAGAAGAGTTTTTTAATTCTGTTTATATGAAAGAAACTCGATTAGATATGTTGGCAGGAACAAAGCGCCCTGAATGTCATGCTTGTTATCAAAACGAAGATAATAATATTTTGTCTCTAAGAGAGGAAGCAACATTTGAACAAGACGGTTCACTAAAAAACAATTTTGAGGAATTAGTGCAACATACAAAAGAAGATGGTTCTGTTGATATGAAACCTAGTTACTACGATTCAAGAACAATACATTGTAATCTACAATGTGTTTCATGTGGTATAGTATATAGTTCACGACATATAGATTTATTTTTAGAAATGTTTGGTAAGGATACTTTAGACAATGCCAGAGGTAATGGCGGTACACCAGGCAATCCTTTTAAAGTAGATAAGAAACATGAAGCACAAACTGCTAAAGAAATGGAAGCAGGATTAGAAGAAAAAAGAATAACAGGTTTCTATTGGGCAGGAGGAGAGCCGTTTATGTCTCCTGTACATTGGACAGTAATGGAAAAAATCTTAGAATTAAAAGAGAAACCTGGTTATAAAGATTATATTGATAATTTAAGAATACATTATAATACAAACTTAACTAGAAGAGAGTGGAAAAGAAAACCTATATCTCAAATATTAAACAAATACAAACATCTTAGAATAGAAGCAAGTTTAGATGGTACACATGAAACATTAGAGTATACAAGAGATGGTGCCATATGGAATGAAATAGAAAACAACTGGCGAGAGTTTGCTGAAGCAGGTATTACAATGGAGGTTGCAAGTGTTTTAACAGCCCCTGTTATATTTGATGTAGATAGATATATAGATTTCTTTGAGCAGTGGCCAGGTATGAGAATTGCAAATCATTTGTATATGATAAATCAACGAGATATAGGCATGCAAAGTACTTTAGATATATGTTTCTGGCCAGATCATATATTTTATCCCGCTATGGATAAAGCAGTAAATGCTTTTAAAAGGTCTTCTTTCTTTAACAAAGAAAAAACAATAGATATATTAAATTACTATTATAAACAAAAAGAAGAACTAAAGGGCATATTTAATACCCCTAAGGTTTTAAGTGCTATAAAATCTAAAACAGTTTATAGAGATGAATATCAAAAAACAATATCTTTACCTGACTTGTTAGCAATAACACACCCCGAGGCAAGAGAGTGGTATCTTAATCTACCTTATAATATGGAAGATTATTTTGGCTATCATGTAGACCTAGTAAGAGATAATATTAAATTAAAGAGCATACCCGTGAGGCAGATATAATGCAAAGGAATAAGTCTTATTGGGATAGCGGATATTTTAGATTTGAAACATTAAATAAAATGCACATAGAACTTTCTAGTCTATGTAATTCTATATGTCCTAACTGCCCTCGATATTTTCAAAATAGCCCTAACGAAATACCAGAGTTAATACCCCAATCTATATCAATTGAAAACTTTAAAAAATGGTTTCCACCTGAGACCTTAAAACAAATAACATATATGAATTTTTGTGGTAATCATGGAGACCCGGTTACATGTAAAGATCTACTTCCTATATTAGAGTATTGTTTTACGTCTTTGCCTAAAAATGGTGGATTACAGATGCACACAAACGGAGGAATGAAGTCTGCTAAAGTGTGGAATAGAATAGGAGAATTGTTTGCACAAAGACCTGGATGGAAAATGATATTTAGTGTTGATGGTTTAGAAGATACAAATCATATATACAGAAGGAATGTTAATTGGAAAAAATTAATAGAAAACATTAAGGAATATACTCAACATGGAGGGGACTCAGATTGGGAGTATTTAATCTTCAGACACAATGAACATCAAATAGACGAAGCAAAAAGAATGTCTAAAGAATTAGGAATAAAACAATTTGTCCAAAAAATTGCACATGGTTTGGATAACGGTGTAAATTATGCTACTATGCCTGCAATAGATAAGTCAGGAAAGACTGATTATCAAATTTATCCTCCAAGAGAAAAGAAGAACAAAGTTAATTATATAAAAGGCTCAGACGATAAAATTATAATAAAGGATAAATCGTTTGAGAAAGTAACTACCCCAAATAAAGATAATGAATTAGCATTTATAGCAGGCACAAGTGGCCTAGATAGAATGTCCGCTCAGGAATTAGAGGAACTAGATAATACAGTTATACGACCTAGGTGTCATAGAGAAGTATTTGTATCAGCTGCTGGGTTTGTTACACCATGTTGTTGGATTGGTTTGCTTGTTCCTTATATAGACCATGAAGATAAAACTTCTTTGTTCTTTGAGTGGCACCAGTTAAAAGAAAAGATGTTGGAGATAGGTTTAGATTTATTTAGTTTATATAACGATACATTAGAAAATATTTTAACTGAAAATAGATTAAATAAAGTTTATTCAGATGATTGGAATAAAACTACAGCATGTGGAAAATTACAAGCATGTACTAAGGTATGTGGAGCACCAAATGTTTTAGACGACACAATGTCTCACGAAGAAAACCCATACAAAAAGACAAGAAAGAGTACAGATCATAGGGAACACCTTGCATGAAGTTACAGCTTATAAATCCAAACTATCCTGTCTGGGAAGTTACTAATTTTAATCTACCTGAAATAGAATTATCAGGCATTAAAACTTATGATCAACAATATACTTCTCAAACCTCACACTTAAGACAACAATGTAAGCCTGACACTAGACTTCACAACGCATTTTCTACTGTTTGGAACGATCATACTAAAATTTTAGAAAAGTTTATTAGAAAGGAGATGAATGATATAGAAGAAGTTAGACAAATGTGGATGAAAACTTTATCTAACTTTACTTACCCACCTTTCTCTGTGTCAGGAGAGTTTATACAAGACGAAGAAGGTTTTAATATGGCACCTCATGTAGATAACAGGGGTGTATTTGGTGTTTTAATTATTAACTTAAAAGACAACCCTTTATTATCCGGAACACACTTTACTACAATGAAATGGATGGGTCCTACAAAGAAACATACAGGTGTCTTTATGTTAAACAACTGGAATACCCAACATGGAATAAATAATCCAGGACCAGGTAATAGATTAATAGCTTATCAGAACTTACACATAGATTCAATATGAAAATAGAAGTCGTAATAAAACCTAGTATAATGAAGAATGCTTCAATTATATGGGAACCTTCATTAAATTCCTTTGCAGATTGGTGGTGTTCAATGTATGTTGGTAGAGAGATGTATAAACAAAAATCTTTTACAGTTTTAGATAGTTATAAAAAACTTTATAATCATTGGGGCTCAATGGATGGCCACGAAGAATTAAAAAAACAAACACAAAAAATTAGAAGAATAATTACAGAGATAAATGAATATATTGAGGACCCTAAAGATTATTTTCCTTTAAATCCTAAAGAGGTAAATATAAAATTAAATAATAAAGGTAGACAACAACTTAATGAACTTCATCGTTACTTTGTTAGAATAGCCTATCCTACAACGGCATTTAATAAATCAAATATGTCGTATGCAGGCCCAAGACAAAAAGACAATAAAGGAATGGAGTGGTCGTTTAATTGGCACATGGATCGTCCAGATTATGTATTAGAAGAACCATTCAAAAAATACCCTGGAGATTTTTACATAAATAGATTTGTTGCTAGAGATTTTATTGATAAAGTAGGAGAGTTAAATTATGGTTGTCATGATATAGAACCTTTCTTTTATGAAAAATCTAAGATAGCAAGAAACATGATACATCAACCAGGTCTTGTTGTACAACCTATTGTATCTCAAAAATGGAGAGAAAGGTGGTATAAAGTTCCTGAGGAATATTATTCAGCAACGCGTGAGGATACAAAAAAAGATATGATCTTTTATGCTAAGAAAAGAGCAGACCTTAAGGACATACCTCCTTACTTTGAACACTTTCAGTCTTCTGATAAGCAATTTGATGTTTGGACACCACAAAATTGTGTATTAGGTAAAAGCACTTCAATAGCATATTGTGATGAAGACGACCCTACATCTTTTGATGTTAATAATGGACACCAAGTCAATTTTGCCTTTGAGTTTTCTGACAGAGAAGATAGAGACTATTTAAGAAAGATAGGGTATGGTGGCAAAAACCCTTATGGTTGGCCTTTAGGAAGAATAGTATCTGGAAGAGAACTGTTTGAAGAAATAAGGAGTAAGTATTTGTCTAGAGAAATTATGCACAACAAACAATTAGTAAAAGAGATAAAAGTATGGAAATAAAAACAGAACATTTTCAAGGCATGAGATCCTTGGAACCAACTGAAAATTTTAAACGAGCATTAGTTACAGGCTGTGGTAGTAAATTTGGAAAAGTTTTATTAGAACAATTAGCACCAAAATATGATGCAATAGATTTAATATCTTCTAAACAACAACACCAAGTAGAATTGCCCGAGAATGTAAGAGTTCATCCTATAAATTGGCACGAAAGTATGGAATATTTTATACAGTATAAAATGCCAGACTATCATAAAGATGCTTATGATTTAATATTCTTTAATCACAATAACAAACCTCACGGTTTTGGAATAGAGTCCTATTATAAAGATGTTTTATGGACACAAGAGATTGTTAATAAAGTAAAGAAAAATGCTAATACAAAAATAGGTTGGATGATTACAGCAGGAATTGTTTCACCTCCCGATTGGTTCGAGTACTCTCCTTATTTCCACCAAAAACATTCTCGATTATATTTAATGTACTTTCTACAATATATGAATAACTGTAAATTCTTTGCAATAGATCCAGGAGAACCAGACGCTTTAACACCAGACGAAACATGGGAACAAGCAAGACACATGGTTAAATTTATGGCGCATAAAAATGATATGGAACCTGCAACCTTATATAAAGCAATATATCATAACGGCAAAGTACAAGAGCCAGAATTTAATTGGAAGTTAGATTGGATAAGGCAAGAGGAACAAGATTATTATCCTGAGGACCCTTTTATATATGATTAAGTGGGGCATATCAGCATACAACCATAACGCAGCAATATCTGTTGTTAAAGATGATCAAATTCTTTTTGCATCTGAGTCTGAAAGATATAGTGGTATAAAGAACGATTCTAATATACCTGAGAATATGATTAAAGAAGTATTAGAGTATGGAGAGCCAGATCAAATACATTGGTATGAGAATCAACTATTAAAAAATATAAGAAGATTATACGCAGGACAAAAGTGGAAAAAACTAGACATACATCCTTGGATAAAAAGAAAAAGGATTAGATATCATGGCCATCACGAAACACATGCAAGGGCAGGATTTTACACTAGCCCTTTTGATTCTGCTACTGTTCTTGTTGTAGATGCTATAGGAGAGTTTAATACAACTTCTATATGGCACGCAACAAACAAACATCTTACTAAATTTTGGACAGAAAATTATCCTAACTCTTTAGGTTTATTTTATAGTGCTATTACACATAGGGTTGGATTAAAACCTAACGAAGAAGAATATATTCTTATGGGTATGGCAGCATATGGAGACCCTTACAAGTATTATAGTCATATGAAACCTTTATTGAAACAAAACTTACATAGAGGTTGCAGGAATTGGTTACCAGGAGTACAAGGACAACAAGACTCTTTTGATATAGCAGCTTCGGCTCAATTAATTTATACAGAAGAGTTTGAAAAACTTGTTAGCTTGGCAAGCGCAACAAGCCCTAACAAAAATCTTGTTTTGATGGGAGGGTGTGCTTTAAATTGTGTTGCTAATTATATTGCACTAAAATATTTTGATAATGTTTGGATTATGCCAGCTCCTGGAGATGCTGGTTCATCATTAGGCGCAGCATTAGACAAAAAAGTAGAATGGAAAGGTCCTTATTTAGGACATAATATAGAAGGTGATTATCCTGTAACAGACATTATAAAAGAATTAAAGAAAGACAGATTAATAGGAGTAGCAAATGGAAGAGCAGAGTTTGGCCCAAGGGCTTTTGGAAATAGAAGCTTGCTTGCAGACCCTCGAGGCTTACAAGTAAAAGACAAAGTAAATGAAATAAAACGAAGGCAAAAGTTTAGACCTTTTGCTCCTGTTGTAATGGAGGAACATGCACATGAATTATTTGACATGCTTGTATCCTCATCTCCTTATATGCAGTATGTTATTAGATGTAAAGAACCAACCAAGTATCCTGCAATAGTGCACAAAGATGGCACATCTAGGGTTCAAACTGTAAATAAGAAACAACATTTAGGCCTTTATACGCTCTTATCTGAGTGGTATAAAGAAACAGGGTGTCCTATGTTACTTAATACAAGTCTAAACATCAAAGGCAAGCCTATGGTTAATACAATGGCAGATGCTAAAGAATTTGAAAGGACATACAATGTACGAGTGGCCTGATTTGCCTGATGGGTATTATAGTTTTTGGGGAACAGAACCTCAAAGGCCTGATAGAATTTTAAAAGATCTAGAACAAAGAAGAAGGGTTATATTAAATCCTCAAAAGCCCAGGGTTTGGTTTTTTGGAGATAGCTTCGTACAATGTCCAGATGATAATATATGGGAGCCTATATCAAAAGAATTTAATCCGGTACATAGGGGTGTAGGTGGTACAGGTGTAGAAGCAGTATGGGCACAATTATCAATATGTAAAGATCATATACAGGCTGAAGATAGAGTAGTCATAGCATTTTCTCATCATGACAGAGAACTACTTAGAGATGGTATTAGAGGACAACCTCAATTTAGATATCGTTCAGATACACCACCTAAGGTTACAAATACTAGACAATACGCTCCTGTGGGTATACCTTATCGCTCTGATGAATATACAGATTTTGTAGATGATAAAATATGGACAGAGTATTTAGAAAATGTAAGATGGGAGTTATCCAATTTATTAAAAGTTCTGGCCATGGTAAATAATATTGTACATGATATTATACCTTCGTTAAAAACACCTCATGTTGCACATTTTGCTTGTTTTGGATTACATGACCCACAAATACATTTACTAAGAAAATATAATTTTTCAGAAAAAAGAATAAGAGAATTAACACAACATTTACAGAATACTCCCCCTTTATGGGGTTTTGCACTAGAAAGATCTGGGTATCGTTGGGTAAGCGGAGAGGGTTGGGTTCATTTTAACCCGGAGGAATCAAAGAAACCTTGGGGAGAGCGAAAGGTGTCAACACATAGACACCCTTCTCCTAATCATTACTTAGATGAAGATGTAGTACCCTTTTGGAATACCTATAAAGGTACTCTAGAAAAGCTATGTCTAGAACAACCTCTGTATAAATAAAAATATGAAGGGTAAGGTTATTAAGTTTCCGAGAAAAGAACCAAAACCTAAAATCATTAAAGGTTATAGGATGGCGTTCTATACTGAAGATGAAATAGATCTAGCTGTTCTATGCTTAAATACTTACGGTTGGAAAAGAATAGGCTACACAAGAGAGACATTAACTAAAGTAGACCCTTTGTACATAAAAGATTGCTTAATACGAGGTTATGGTTCAGATTTATTATCTTTCCCTGCCAGAAAACTTATAAATAAAATTATAGACGGAATGGAAGAAATAGCAGTGAGTGTAAAATAAATATGCCAATATATAGTTTCGAGAATGACAAAGGTGAAACTTGGGACGAAATGATGTCCTGGGACGATCGCTGTATATACCTAAAAGAAAACCCCACAATCAAACAAATTATTACAGGTGCTCCTAATATTAACAAGGGTGGCACAGGTGATAGAACAAAACCTGATGGTGGATTCAAAGATGTATTATCTAGAGTAGCAGAAGCTAATCCTTATTCACCTATGGCAGATGACTTTGGAAAGAAAGATTCTAAATCTGTTAAACTTAGAAATACAGTTAAAGATGTTAAAAAACGAGTCGGCGGTTTAATGTCTGAATCTAAACCCGACAATTTAAAGTAAGGAGGTCTCATAGAAAATATTATATCATGTTAGGGTAACAATTCAGTTGCATAGACTTATAACTAACAGGAGAACAATTAATGACTAGAAGAAATCTTCAACTAGTTCAAGACAAAAAAATAAACGGCAGGAGATCAACTCCACTCAAAATACAACCACAGGATCTCGCAAGATTCGATCCAATCACTAATACACAAAATTTATTCTGGCAAATGTACAAACGCAAAGATGCTTTGTTGTTGCATGGCTCTGCCGGAACAGGTAAAACTTTTATTGCATTATATAAGGCAATGGAAGATGTGATTAATAGAGGTGGTCCGTATAATAAATTAATCATAATTCGTTCAGCAGTTCCTTCAAGGGAAATAGGACACTTGCCGGGTGACTATGGAGAAAAGATAGATGTTTACTCCATACCTTATCAGAACATGATGGACGAACTATATCCACACAAGGAAAAACCTTATGACAGACTTATGGAACAAAAGAAATTATACTTCATGTGCACCTCGTTCGTTAGAGGTATCACATTGGATAATTCTATCATCGTGGTAGACGAATGTCAGAATATGAATGACATGGAAATTAACAGTATTATGACAAGAGTAGGCCACAATTCTAAGATCATCTTTTGTGGAGATTTTAGGCAAACAGACTTATATAAGAATAATGATAAATCTGGAATGAAGAAGTTCATACAAATAGCAGAGGATATGCCCTCATTTGGAACAGTAGAATTTGGTCCTGAGGACATTGTTCGTTCAGAACTCGTAAAAGAGTACATATTAGCAAGGGTAGATTACGAAGAAAAGAACGAATAAAGTGCTTGACTTTTGGTCCTAAAGAGTGCATAATGTACGCATGAAACAATTAGATAAAGCCATAAAATTCGCTACAAAAGCACATGAAGGACAAACCAGAAAATACACTGGTGAGCCTTACATTGTACACCCTTTGGCAGTAATGGAAATCGTTAAAACTGTAGAACATACAGAAGAAATGCTTATGGCAGCAGTTTTACATGATACAGTCGAGGATTGTGATGTAACTTTAGATCAAATAGCATTCCATTTTGGACATGTTGTGGCTGATTTAGTAGAAGAATTAACTGATGTATCCAAACCTGAAGATGGCAACAGAGCTTTCAGAAAGGGGTTAGATAGAGAACACTCAGCACAAGCTTCTAGATCAGGACAGACTATAAAAATAGCCGATTTATTGGATAACACTAAGTCTATAACCGAGCATGATGAACATTTTGCTAAGGTTTACATGAAAGAAAAGGCTTTATTGTTACAAATCCTTGATAAGGCTGATAAAATTCTTTTGAAAAAAGCACAGAAAAAGGTTGACAAATGGTTCAGTTGAGTGCATAATGTATGTATATTAAATAAAAAGTGAGGACTAAATAATATGAACGAAGAACTAAAAAACAAAATCCAAGGATTATGTAACGCTATTGAAGCACAACACTTCAAAGCATTCCCAAGTCTTAAAGACTATGGTGTAACCTTTAAAGCAGGTCGTAAATTTTGTAAAATTATTATTACTGACGGCAACGGCGGTAACAGATCTGTATGGGGTTTCATTAACTTAACACATGAAAAGTTCAACGAAGGCGATGTACTTAAAGCAGCCGGTTGGGCAGCTCCAGCTCTTAACAAAGCTAGAGGAAATGTTTTAAACGGTTACAGAGTAGGAGCTAGAGAACAATATGGTCCTGGTTACTTGTCTGGTTACTCAGCAGGTGGAACTAGAGACGGAGGTCTAGTTTAATGGAAGATAGGGAACACGAATATCTAATGAGCGTCCAGGATGAACTGAGCGCTCATAATGACGCAGCCCAAGAAGCACATCACATGGAACAAGAAGAAGCCCAAGCAAAAGCAGAGGGTTTCTGTATCCATTGTGGTTCCGATTTAGATAACTGTACAGGATATAAATGCTGGATTAGATAATGTTCAAACACATACCGGTTGAAATAGATCAACTGAAAAGAAAAAATACAGAAAAAGGCAGGCGTTATCAAACGCCTTCCGGTGTTCTATATCCTTCTGTTACTACAATTCTATCTCATAAATCTAAGCCCTATATTGATGCTTGGAAGAAAAAGATAGGTGAGGCAGAAGCCAATAAAATTTCATCTAGGGCTGCTAAGCGTGGCACTTCAATGCACAAATTAGTAGAGTATCACTTATTAAATGAAACAAATCTACATGAGGAAGGTGTTCAATCTTTAGACATGTTAGATAAAGAAATGTATATGAATAATATGAAGCCTTTGTTATCTGATATAGACAACATTAGAGCTTTAGAAGCAACTATGTATTCAGATCATTTACGCCTAGGAGGCCAAGCAGATTGTATTGCAGAATACAAAGGTAGACTTTCTGTTATAGATTTTAAGACATCCAACAAAAGAAAAACAAGATCTCAATGCTATAATTATTTCATACAATGTTCTGCCTATGCCATTATGTTTGAGGAAAGAACAGGTATTCCTGTAGATCAAACAGTAATATTAATGGCACAACAAGATGATGGTCCTGCTGTATTCACAGCAACAAGAGATGAGTTTGTACCCAAACTTCTTGACGCAAGAGACGATTACGAAGTCTCACAACTCTAAATCCTTATAAATAAAACGGTGACGATAAAAGTATAATAATAAATGTCATCGAGGAGTAAAGATGAAAAGGATAATAGCTATCCTTCCTTTTCTTTTTATAGTAGGATGCGCTTCAGTAGCAACCGGTATTGATACAGCTAGAAATGTAGTAGCAACCACTGTCCAAACAGGCATGCAGGCAGGAGCCGACATGGTTGGGGCAGTAGCAGAAGATGTTTCTGATGTTGTTTCTACAACTGCAGAAGTTGCAGCTGGTGTAGTTGATACAGTTAGCGATGAAGTTAAGGAACAAGCTCAAGAGCTTGAAGTTAAAGAACCTGACTTCCCTACAAGCGAACTTAAAGAAGACTAAGGAAGACGATCAATGAGGGGTGACTGTAAAAGGCGCCCTTTGTTGCCTTTGCACTATTTAGATTATAAATACCAATTCTTTACAGAAACATTTCCATAAATAGAGTCACTCTGTATAAATATAAGTGATTATATAAGATTCGCTTATATAATTGTATTAACGAAATTAATAATAGGAGATGGTGTTATGACCACAGCTACTTTCGGCGAGGTAGCGAAGCTCATAGGAACCAATGTTGATAGACTAAGAGAGAATGACAAGGTTTGTCTAATCTGCGATGCGATTCAATTAGTAGCGATAATGATAGCTCCGTTACTTTTGCCAATAGGAATAATTTATGCCTCAATGCACGGAGGTCTTTACTGATGAAGACTTTTAAGCGAGGACTTTTTTATGGAAAGCATATTGTTATGTTAATGCCTTTGATCGGCATCACATACATAATTATATCTTTCTATAATTATACCAGTTAATCTAACTCATAGATCGGAAAAGGGTGTCTTATAGGCACCCTTTTTTGTGCCTGAGCTTATATATAGTTATGTATTTAATGGAGATGGAGATGAAGCAGATCGTTGCTTTATTAATTGTAACAGGGTTCCTAGCAGGTTGTGGGGCTCAAGTCTCACTAACAGCTTCTGTACCAGAAGGCAAAGACTTAGATGTTACAATTAAAACCTCAGAAACACCGGGAAACGAATAACTCAACGGCAAGGCCCTTATGTTGAGTTTCCTACCGGGCAGTTAAAGTAATATAATGGTCCTATGGACTCTTGTAATATACTCCCTACGAAAGTATAATAAATAACTATTATGCGTAAAAAGAAACTTAAAATCAGAAATCCCGTAGCCCGTTATGCAAGACTGTTTAACAAGGCTACTGTCGTGCCTGATAAAACTAAGTACAATAGGAAGAAGGATAAGAAAGTTTCTGAAGATGTAGATTAATAAAGGAGGAACCATATGCGTAAGTTATGGATAACATTACCAATATTATTATTTTTTGTAATGTACGCTGAGAGTATAAATGCTAAAGAACATGAAATTGAATGTTTAGCACAAAATATATACCACGAAGCGAGAAGTGAATCAACAGCAGGAAGAATGGCTGTTGCACTAGTAACACTCAATAGAGTAAAGGATGAAAGATTTCCTAATACTATATGTGATGTTGTAAAACAAACTAAATATTATCCTAGTGGAAGAATAGATCTTCACTCTTGCCAATTCAGTTGGTATTGTGATGGGAAACCTGACACAATAAAAGATCAAAACTGCTACAAGGATATTCTATTAATTGCAGAAGTTATGTACACATACGAAACAGAAGATTTTACAGAAGGTTCGTTGTGGTATCATAGCCCTAAAGTAAAACCTAAATGGTCTATGGTATACACCAAAACCGTAAGGATAGATAACCATATCTTCTATAAAGATGTTGACTAAAGCAATCAACGGTCGTATAATTAGCACATGTTAACGGATTTACCTCATGTAATAGTAACAGGCGGTTGTGGCTTTATAGGCTCACACCTTACAAGGCAATTATTAAATAATGGCTTTTGTGTAACGGTAGTTGATGATAACAGAACAGGCAAGGTATTCTTAGATCATAACAGCGTGGAATATCATAAATGTGATGTGATGGATTTTAATCCTCATTTGAATTCTATAGAGCCACCAACCGCCATTTTTCATCTGGCAAATAGTCCTAGAGTTCGTAGAGCATTAGAGTATCCTACGGAGACTATTACTAATAACATTAATACAACTTGTGCAGTTGCAGACTGGGCTAGAATATTTAACTGTAAGTTATTCTTTTCTACATCTTCAAGTACACAATATGTTGAATCACAAGGCAATCCCTATACATTTAGCAAGGTTGTTTGTGAATCTATTTTAGAAATGTACAGAAGACTGTATGCTTTAGATTATGTTTTAATGTTTTATTATAATGTATATGGACCAGGTGAGGCAGACTATGGTGAGTATAGCACAGTCGTAAGAAAATTTAAGATGGATTATTTAGAAGGTAAACCATTAACAATTTTTGGAACAGGTAAAAAGGAAAGAGACTTCACCCATGTAGATGATGTCATACAAGGCATTTTACAATTAATGGCAGATCCTTCTCTTCCTTCTGTAGCACATTTTGGAAGTGGTGATCCTAAATCAATCTCATCTATAGCAGATTGTTTTAAGCACCCTATTGTACATTCTTTTGATAGAAAGGGAGAGGCAGAAAGAACATATTGCCAAAATCCTTATATAGAAGCCACGCATAATGTACATGATTATATTAAAGCGTGGGTTCAGGAGAATAAAAGTGGAACCAAGAGTAGTAATTGATAACACGATAGAGATGACAAAAGAAAAAGTAAGCGACATATTCCTAGTAACAAAAGAATTCCATACTTCAACGGAATTTTCACAGTTTATAGAGAAAATGGCCTTTAATACTTCTTCGCAATGTATGGACATCGTATGTGATTATTGTATTAAAAAAGAGATAGAAATAGAAAGTGTTTCTAAGTTTTTAACAGCATCTTTAAAAGCAAAAATTAAAGAAGAAGCATTAGATTTAAATTTATTAAAAGAAAAAAGAAAGAGTAAGTTACCCCTGTGAAAATATTTTGTTCTATTGCATCTTACCAAGATCCAATACTACCATATACAATAGAATCTATAATAGAAAATGCTAGGTATAAAAAAGACTTAGTACTAGGTATTTTTGATCAATCCTTACAGCATTTAGATGTTGTAAGAGAATGGGGTAAATATGGCCCAGAAATAAGATACAAGACATGTGATCCTGCAGAGTCTAAAGGTGTATGTTGGGCAAGAGGTACAATACAAGACGAATTATTTGATGGAGAGGATATCTTTATGCAGATAGATTCTCATACATTATTTGAAAAGGAATGGGACGCAGACTTATTAGAAAAATATTCTAATTGTTTTAATTGGTTTGAGAAGCCTATTATAACAGGATACCCTAAAGCATTTGATGTTCTAACATCTAAAGGTGGTTGGCTTAATACAGACAAAGAATATATATTTAGAATTACACAGGACGATCCAGATCAAACTCATGTATTACAATACCACATACCTTGGATGAAAGGATATAACCCCGGACAAATGTCCCATGTTATAGACGGTAAAAAATATTATAGAGGATTTGCCATGGCAGGCGGAGGAATATTTACAGAAGGTAAGTGGGTAGAAGATGTTCCTTATGATAAAGAGATATATTTTAATGGTGAGGAAGGAACATTGGCTCTAAGATCCTTTACACATGGTTATGATATGGTACATGTACCTAACTTACCTTTCTATCATTGGTATAATGTAGAAGGTTTAGAGTTAAAAAGAACTTTACATTGGGACAGAGATGAAGATATGGATTTAATACATAAAGCATCTCATGCAAAAGTAGATAGAGTATTACAAGGCAAAGTTACAGACAAATATGGTATAGGTAACAAAAGAACATTAAAAGAATATGCTGATTTAAGTGGCATAGATTATGAGAACAAACTAGTACATATAGGCAAGTCAACATTTAAAGATTATATTGATAAAGGATTTGTTTTAGAGGATTTTGAATAGTGGAGCCATACAAGGCATATAAAATACATGTTGCAATAAAAGAACATTTTTGGAGCAAGTATGATATGCAAAAATGGCCTTATGCCTTTAAAGACAAATACAAATATGGTACGGCAATTAATATACCATACAAAGTGTTTGAATCTAAACAAGGACTGCCTGGTATGTTTGAAATGGTATGCGATAAATTTAAACAACCAGAATTTGTAGCATTGTCTGTTGCCAATGCTGTAGATGGTGATAGAAGATGTGGCATGCCATATGGAATTACTGCCCAACAAATATTCAAAGAATGGATAGTTAGGCGAGACAAAATTAGTTACACATTTGGACAAGATCTAGAAGCAATAGTTAACGCAGATCAAAGACTAATGAGTACTGATAACGATCATCCTGTAGAAATAAGGTTGTTGTTAGGTAAGCATATAACAATAGAAAGCGTGGTTATACTGCACCAAATACAACCGTTCTTAGATGATTACGCTAACGATTTAATTATAGGAGATACATGTTTGTTAATTAAAAGGTATGCGCCTTTCCTAAAAGGTATCGTGAATACCAAAAAGTTACATCTAAAACATGAAACTCTTATAAATAAAATTGCTAGTGGTTAGTTCCGTAAGGAATCAAGTCTTTTGGCTGTAACCACCGGAAATCCATATCCCCCTTGTGGGGATATGGGTCACTTAATACAACGCTAATATAACGCTATACAACGCAAATACGGAGAAAAAATATGTCGTTTAATACACTTTCAGACCTCAGAAAACAAAGAGGCAACTTCGACAACTTAATGAAGGAAGTCGAAAAAATCTCAAACCCTAAATCAAATTTTAAGAAAGGCGATGACAGGGAATGGAAACCCACAGTAGATAAAGCAGGTAACGGATACGCAGTTATTCGATTCTTACCTTTGTCTCAAGGTGCTACAGATACTGGTGTACCCTGGGTTAGAATTTTCAATCATGGCTTTCAAGGCCCTGGTGGGAAATGGTATATTGAGAATTCTCTCACAACTCTTAACAAGCAAGATCCAGTTTCAGAACTTAATACTGAACTATGGAATTCTGGTGTAGAGGCAAACAAAGAGATTGCTCGTAAACAAAAAAGACGCCTAAATTATTGGGCTAATATTTTGGTAGTGGAAGATCCATCTAATCCTGAGAGTGAAGGCAAAGTCTTCATTTACAAGTTTGGTAAAAAGATCTTTGACAAAATCCAAGATGTTTTGAAACCAGAGTTTCAAGATGAGAAACCAGTTAACCCTTTCGACTTTTGGGAAGGTGCTAACTTTAAACTAAAAATTCGACAAGTAGAAGGCTATCGTAATTATGATAAAAGTGAATTTGATTCGCCTTCTTCTATTGCAGAAGATGATGCTAAAATTGAAGCAATATGGAATACACAATATGACTTAGGTACTCTTGTGTCTCCAGATCAATTTAAATCTTATGATGAGTTGAAGTCTAAACTAGACATGGTTCTAGGAACAAAGACTGTCCCTACAGCAGAGTCCATTTCAGCACAAACTAATGATGCTGAGGATGATCACTTTGTACAAAAGGCAACCTCTGTAGAAGCTTCAGCTCCTGCACCAGTATCCACTCCTGAACCAGCAATTGCTGATGATGAAGATGATACTTTAAGTTACTTTAAACAGCTTGCTGATGAAAAGTAAATAAAACCTAGAGTTTTGGGGGCTCCTAACGGAGCCTTCTTTTTGACTAATAAATAGTATTATGAAGTACACAACCAAGACAGCAATTAAATTAGCTATATTGTTTTCAGTAGCAATAGGTGGGTTAGCATATTGGTTCATACAAGGTGCAACAATATGGCAATTTATTTTTGCCTTTATAATGTTGTCATTAGTTTCTCGAATAGCAAATGCAGGTTATCATAGGTGGTTAACACATAATCAATTTCAACCTACATGGTTGGGTAAAAATATAATGTTGTATTTTATGGTTCTTACAGGCGAGGCACCACCTGGACATTATGTAATAGCACATTTAAATCATCACAAGTATACAGACGAAGAAGGCGATCCTCATGGTCCTAAACAAATAGGATTTTGGAATCTTACATTAGGAAGATATGGAGAAACAAAACCTGTATTCATGCGAAACTATGCTAGAAATAAAGACGCACAATGGGTAACAGAACATTATTGGAGTTTATATCTTGCTAATTGGATATTATTTGCATTAATAAATCCTTATTTAAATGTATGGTTAGCATGTATGTTTTGTTGGAGTTGGCTACAGATGATTAATTTAAATTGGCGAGGACATGGTGGCACAAAAGGAACACCTACAAACTTAGGTAGAATATCTAATTTGTTTATGGGCGGAGAAGACTATCACAAAAATCACCATGAGAATCCAGGCAAACTTGTTATGGGCAAATGGGACACAACAGGAAAATATTTAGTTCCTTGGTTATTAGCAAAATGAAAAATATATTAGGGTTGCCATTATATCATGTAAGTAATGTAGGCATGGATCTTATTCCTGACTTACAAGATTCTATAGAAAAACTACAAACAGAAAAACAACATTGGGATAGACAGAAGAGTAAACTTTCTATATACACAGAAGAGGGTGAGCATAAATTTAAATTAAAAATAGATCCTATGGAAGGCGTAAAGGGCTGGGAAGAATTACGGAAAAGAATAAAGGACCATGTAATGAATTATTACTATTTTACACAGCCCATAGATGATGATTTCCAAGAAGGTCCTGATTCCAAATTAAGAGATTCGTTAAAAAACTTTTGGCACAATTATGCTTGGTATACTTATTTTGATGAAACAGATTCTTATGGTTGGCATGCACACACGCAATACTATCTAATTGTTACTTATTATGTAAGAGCAGACGAAGAGCATGCTCCCATACAATTTAAGTCCCCCGTATCTGACATGTACACATCTTGGACATTAGGAACAAAGAAAGCAGAACTAAAAGAAACAATACAACCTAAGACAGGAGATATAATGATATGGCCTGCTTGGTTAGAACATCAAGTTCCTTCAATACAAGAAAAAATACTAGATCATAGCACTATTGAAGAAAACTATAAATATACAAACAAGAGGATTAGCATAACAAATTGTTTCGTTAAACCTCATCAACAATTTTTACATACACAAAGGAAGTAATTATGAACAGGACTAATGTCTATGAACAACTAAAAATAGACGAGGGAGTAGTATATGAAATTTACAAAGACCACTTGGGCTACCCGACATTTGGAGTCGGACACTTGGTTAAAGCATCCGATCCTGAGCAAGGACAAGAAGTCGGAACGCCTATTTCAGAAGAGAGAGTTAAAGCTTGTTTCGAGAAAGACTTGGATATCTCAATAGACGAATGTAAGGCACTATTTAAAGATAATTGGGAAAGTTATCCTGGCGAACTACAAGAGGTTCTTGTTAATATGATGTTTAATTTAGGACGACCTAGACTAGGAAAGTTTAAAAAGTTTATTGGTGCTATCAACGAAAGTGATTGGGATAAAGCAGCTATTGAAATGATGGACAGTCGTTGGGCTGTACAAGTAGGACCTAGAGCTAATAGACTCCGTGATAGAGTTCAATCGCTTTAAGTAAATCTTCGGTCCATTGCTCTGTGAATGGTACTATCATTGTTTCTAATTCCTGGGCTACCCATAACACCTATAAGTTTATCATCTGATTTGCCACTTGCTGGTGCACTAGTAGAGTTATTGTTTACTACAACTGGTTGGGGTTGAGCACTGGCCATATCGGCAGCTTCACCACTTAATCGTCCCATGTTTTCAACTGCTAATGCTGTTTTGTTACCTTCAGCATTAATACCTGCCTCATTCATTGATGCCTGATCTAATGTTCCTGATTCTAGTTTTTGTACCATCTCAGCTTTAGCATTTCTTTTCTCTTCTAAAGTATCCTTAACTAGTTGCATATCTTCACCTGTTAAATCATCATCTTTTATGATAGCCTTAAGTTGACTTATAGATGCGTCTTTAAGTTTTTCTTTATCTATTGTAGACTCACCAAATAATTTTTCGTCATACAAGCCACTTTCTTTAGCTTGATCCATACCTGCTTCTAAGTCTGTGGTTGTAGTAGCATCTGTAATTGCATTCTTTATCATTCCAAAAGGACTAGCATCAAATGCTTTACCAAAGAATCCTCTATCGTCTACACCCGCTTCCTTAATGTTAGCTTGTTCGTCATTAATAACATCATCTAAATTTTCACCCTGTGCAACTCTCTTTTCTATTCTAGCTGCTAGTTCTGGATCTTTTTCTTTAAGTGCTTCTAATGTTTGAGCGCCTGTCTTACCATATATACCTTTAGAAATAGTATCTGCATCTGCGAGTCCTAATGTTAGTGCTGATAAAGCTCCACCTGCTGCACTGGCAGCTTTCATACCGCCTGTTGCGTCTTTACCCTCTACACCAAACTCATCTGTTTTTCCAAACTGATTAAATGCTCCATAAGCAGCTGTACCTACAGCAGCTATTCCTGCTAGTGGACCGGCAAACCTTGCTGCTCCTTTTAATAGTCCGCCTGCTTTACCTGCCAGCCTACCTAACTTGCCTAACTTACCGCCTCTCTTTTTACCACCTCTCTTACCGCCTCTTTTACCGCCTTTTTTCTTACCGCGATTCATAATCATATCCATCATGCCACCACCACTATCTTCTCCACCGCCACCGCCTAGGCCACCGGCTTCAATGTTTTGTAGTGACTCTAACATCTGTTCTAGTGTGTCTAATTGTCTTTCTGCAAATGACTCTGTGTCTTGTCCTGTTCTTTCATCTTTGCCTTTGATAGCGTCTGCAAGTTCATCAAATTTTTCTTCTAAGTGCGTATCATGTGTAAAGATAGATCCTTCTGTTGTAGCTTCTTTTGTTAAAGTAGCAATGTCTTCTGCTGTAGCTTCTGTGTTCTCTGCTGTAGCTTCTAGATCAGCTATGTTTTCTTCTGAGGCTTTTCGTACAGATCCGTCTCGGTTTTCTTCTGGAATATTTTTATCTCTCCATTCATCTTTCTTACTAGGATCAAATATAGGCTGTCCAGTCTTTGAATCAACATTTCCAGGTTGATTTAATATGCCAAGACCTGTATCACTACTCATCATTCTAGCTTGAGCTTCACCTTGACTCTCTACTTCTAAATCTCTTTGTGCTGCCTCTTTAAACTGAAGATCTCCTTGAAGGCTTTCAAAGTTAGAAAGTTTACCTGTGTTAGCATCTCCAAAAATACGAGAACTATCAAATACTTGACTCATGGCATTCTTAGATAAATTCATTCTACCTATTGTTTGGTTTAGAGTTCTATTGAATACTCCTCCACCTATTGCTTTTGCTTTGGCAAATCCTGTTTTACCTTCAGCATCTTTGCCTATGTTACCTTTATCAAATATACCTTTAAAGCCTTTGCTATCCGGTGTACCAAATAATCTATCTTTTGATTCTTGTGCTTGAAGAGGATCTCCCTGATTAACTCCAAAGAAAGCTTTAGTTATGGATGAAACTTTTCCTTCTTTACCTGCAGATGCTTTGTTAACACCTTCCAAGTTTAACATTTTTGCTAAATCTTCTCCACCTGTAACTTTAAGTCTTTCTATATTCTTAGTTACCTGGCCTCTTAATTCGTTTTGTTTCTTAGGATCTTTATTTTCTTGCATTGCTCCCAATGCTTTTATGACGTCTCCTAAGTCTGCCTTGGCATCCTCATTTGCATCTAATGCCTTTTGTACAGCAGCTGCGTTAGCTCCTATATTTTTATTTAATTCTGCTGCTCCTTGTGAGCCTTGATTTTGTAATCTGTTTCTTGTTGTTCCTACAACACCCTGAGATATTCTTACATCTTCTGCCAATGCTTTAATAGGATCTGTAACTGCAAATTTACCGGTATCTACATTTTGAAATTTAGCAGTACCTGTTGTCTTATAATCGCCTGCTCTTTTATAATTAGTTTGACCTACTCTTATTTGTTCGTCTTCTCTAAACACAAGATTCTGTGTTCTATCAAACATGTCTTGGTTAGGTGATAATTCCTGTCCAGATATTTTTCTTTTATTTAAACTCTTGCCTGTCGTTTTAACATCGCCGGAAAGAGAGCCTATATCCTTTACTCTACTTTCTCTTTTTAAAGCAGCCTGATCTCTTTCAAATTGTCTGGCATAGTCTTCATCGTCCATGCCATAGCCTTTACGCTTTTTCTCTGTATCTAATTTCTCCCCTGTGCCTGCTGCACCTTCACCTTGGCCTACGGTTGTTTGTTCTGCAATCTTTCTATCTTTTGCAGATATTGTTTTCTTCTTTCTTTCCTTTTTAATCTTCTCATCTCTAGCATCTGCTACCTCGTCTTGACCGGCAAACAAATCTCCTTGTGCGCTTTCTTTTTTCTTTCGTTTTTCAGTAGACTCTTTTGTATTCTTAGCTGCTTGATCTAGGTCTTTTTCTGCTTGTGTTTTTTGACTATCCGGTTTATTAGGTCCAGGACCAGGCTTGCCACCCAATCCAGCTCCGCCAATTCCACCTTGTTTACTAATAAGAGCTAAAGTTTTTTCAATTCTATTCAACCCTTCTAGAGTCATTTTGTTTTGTTCTAGAATAATTTCTCTGGCTGCTTTACCGCCCTTATCTCTTTTTAATTGGCTAGCTTTTTCTTCCTTTAGTTCTGCTAGATTCTTATCTGCTGTTTCTTGCGCCTTCTTATTTGACGCCATTTCTTTTATCTTACCTGCAATATCAACAGCTAACTGTATTTTATTAAGTTTATCGTTACCTTGTGCGATACCCTTAAGGACCGTGGTTTCTTCTTTTATGGCAGCTTCAAGATTTTTAAGCTCATCTGATGAAGCCATATCTTTACCAGCATCACCAACTGCTTTAACCTCATCTATTAAACCTTTTAACTTCTTGTCATCCATTTATTTTACCAACCTTTATTTCTTTGAGCCTTTTCTTTAGCCTTTTCGGCTTTGTTTTTTAAATGTACTATAAGCATTCCTACATACACTTCCCTTTCCCAGGGCATCATATTTTCTAATTCTGTTAGACTATAATGATGTTCCTGCATTAACAAAAAATTAGTCCTGTAATAATTATCAAGACTTTCCTGAGAAAGGCTTAGGCGAAAAAATGTTCGTATCCATTAATGTTAACTGCTTGGTCTTCACCACAATGTGGACACTCATATTCAATCAACTTCTGTAATACAGGCATTGATCTAATAAACTCTCTCATTTTTTCAAACACATCAATAGGAAGATCATTAATAAATTCATCAACTTCCTCTCTTTTAACATCTTCAATAAATTGTTCCTCTTCTTCAGTAACAATAGATTCTATACAATGTATAATAGTATCGATGTCTGTTTGCCCTTCTTCCTGTGTAACTTTCACTGCACTCGGAAATTTCATTTTTATCATAAATTCATCATTAACTTTTATTTCTCTATCTGCGACTCCACTAAGATCGCCTACACCCATCTCATTTAGATCTAAAGTATAGTTTATAGTGCCTTGGCAATTACCACATACAAGATTAAAATCCTGACTCTCACCAACTGAGGCCATTCTTATTTTTACAAACAAGTCTTGTAATTGAAACATTGGCATATTCTCGACATTTAATTTCTCGAATGTGCAATTGTCTACAACTTGAGCACAAGCCTGTACCATCTCTTTGTAGTCATCACCTTCACTCGCTAGCATTAGAATCTTTTCTTCCTTAACTAGAAAGGGTCTGTATTTAACAGTCTCTCCAGATAACGCAAGAGTAGTATCATATACTGGCGTATCTATTTTAGGTAACATAATTTTATTTCTCCATTATTAATTATTTGTCCCATTGGTTTGATATAGAAGATCTATTAGAAGGACTTGTTCCAAAAGATTCTATACCATCTCCTTTCTTGGAATCACTAGATTCCCAATACGCTGCTGAGACAATTAGCGTATTTCTAATTGGCGCTACTGTACCACTAGACATAGGTACTAAGTTTAAAACCTTTGGCATACATTCATACAAGCGCCATTTCTTTGTAATATTGTCTTGTAAATCTAAAGTAGCAATATCAACAGTACAAGTTACATCATCTATATAACCTAGTTCTTGGCTATTAGTATCTGCACAAGCTGATATCCATTCTTCAAAAAATGATCTTAATTCCCAATCATTTGTTGTTAGAAATGTAAAGTTAATTTCGTTTCCTAAGAATCCTACTTTAGTGTTTCTAAAGAAAGTCCAAGGACCTATGTTAAATTCTTTGTTACTTAATATCATACCTGGGATTTGTACTTCTTCACAATACAACTGACCTGTTTTAATAGGATCTTTCCTATCACCTTTCCCTACATTTTTGTCTTTTATTTCCCCTAGATTAAAAGTAACCTCAAACCTATCTGCTCTAGCAAAGGTTCTTTTTTTAATATCTTCTATGTAATTATTAAGTTTATGATTTGCTGGCATTATACTTTCCCTACATTAATAGACTGACGTCTTTTTCTTTCTGGTTTTTCCATTGTTGTTCTATATACTGTTCTATCTGATGCACCAACAAAGTTTTGTACAGGTAAAAATATAGCTGCTTTCCAATTTTTAGGATGTACTTCTATCATTTTGCCTGTTATGTTAACAGACAAATATTTTTTAACAGAGCCTCTTACTTCTGGAAATCTACTAAAGTTACTTAAATAACTCCAATTAGCTTTTAATTCACTTTCATCTGTTAAGTTTCTATTTGAAGGCATTATCTTATCAATAAGATTTGCTCTTAGTGTAGGAGCTAAATAATGTAGGTTAATACCACTAAATCCAGATGGCATTGGTTCTGTAATTATAACCAATGGAACAGTATCATAATATGGTAAGTCTGCTTTCCATTTAGGGTCATAAGAAAACATATACATTTTTCCTACTGCTAAAGTTCTTGCTTCTTTACCTAAATCTGTTTGGCTAGCCTCTTGAAAAGTATTAACTCCTCTAGCATATTCACGAACAGCACGAACATACCATTGGACTGACTTGTCTTGGTGTCTATTGCCTGCCGCTTGCTGTATATCTTTGAATGGTGTAGCCATGTAAGTATTTATACTAGATACCGAGTTCTTTCTCCGTAACTATTTTAAATTCCATGCCTTGAGACTTACAAAAATCCTTAGCAGCTATCCATTTAGCTTCGTTAACTCCGTATTGTGCTATTTCTTGTAAGTATCTTTTAGTTTTTCTTTTGCCTGGCTGTGGAGCTTTTGTAAATCTTTCAGGTTTAACCTCTATTAAATACTTCTTTATACTATCTTTCTCTTGTACTTCTATATAGAAATCAACCATATACCTGCGTATCTTATTGTCTAATGGATTGCGATAGGGTATAGCAATCTCTTCTGATACCCAACCTTTAATAGAGTTACTACGATCACACCAGTTCATAAACTTTAATTCGTAACTTGATCTATAGGTTATTGAGTTGAAGTCGCCGAGATACTTCGTTGGGTTCTTAGGAATAAACTTTCCTTTATAAATTTCTTTGGCATAAACCATATAAATAAGACTATAATGTTAAATAACTATTTATAGGAGAATATTTACATGCCGATCAAGAGTTTAATAGGATCAGCTGCTGGAGCGCTTGGACTAGGCCGCAAGAAAAATAGCCCTCAAGTATATCTATATCCCCAAGAACTGGGAGATAAAAGATTTCCTAACATGGTTAAGTTCAACATCTTTGCTAAAAAGATTACAGCAGCTAAAGGACAAAGAGACTACGGCGATTTATCTGCTTCGGATATACAAAGTCGAGCTAATGAAAATAGATCCAAAGCAGAAAACTATGAGAAGATAACAAAAAGAGCAACCTTAATAGCAGGTACAGTAGGCAGTTATTATGCTGGGAAGGCCACTTCAGGAGATAATGTTAGTAAGTTTATGGAGATGGGTAAAGGTTTATTAGGCGGAGTAGTTGCTACAGGTGTTATGGCTGCTGTAGATGAAAATCAGGAAACAGTAAAATTAAAAGAATCAATATCTCTTTATGTACCTCAATCTATTATAGCAGCTTATACGGCGAATTGGGACGAAACAGATTTGGGTCCTTTCGCAGGTCAAATAGGAGCAGGTTCAGGTGGAATTACAGATATAATGAATACAGACGCAATGGAGCTTGGAGGAAGGGGAGCTATAGCAGCAGCTGCCAATGTACCCTCAGCAGTAGGTGTAGGAGATTTTGATTTAGGTAATTTGTTTGAAGCGACAAGCAAAAAGATTGGTAACCCATACAAAGAACAATTATTTAAATCAATGGGCTTTAGGCAGTTTTCATTTCAATATCAATTTTCTCCTAAAAACGAGAAAGAAGCAACAGAGGTTCAAGAGATTATTAGTTTATTTAAAGAAAATATGCACCCAGATGTTAGTGAGGATGGCATGATGTTAATTTATCCTTCAGAGTTTTCTATAGAGTTTCATCATAGAACAAGTGATACTTCATCTGCAATAAACAAAAACTTACCTAAAATATCTTCATGTGCATTAAAAAATTGTAAGGTAACTTATGGCCCAGATGGAATGTTAAACACATTTAAAAATTCAGAAGGCATGCCAACAGAAACAACTATGGAACTACAATTTGTAGAACTAGAAACTCTTACAAGTAAACGAATAAGAGAAGCCAGAGAAGAAGGCAAGGGAGAATTTTAATGTATTTCAAAGCACTACCCAGAATGGTTTATCCCTGGAAAGATAACGAAGGACAATTTAAAGGAGCCGTTGTACCTGATATTTTTCGTCGAGTACAACTAGATAAATTTTTTAAGAATAGACAACTATTACTTAGTGACTGGGTAGAAGATGGGGACATGCCAGAACATGTAGCACACAAATACTATGGCTCTGTAGAGTATCATTGGATTGTATTATTATCTAATAATATTACTGATGTTAGAAAAGAATGGCCACTATCTCACAGAAGTTTAGTAGACTATGTTGAAGATAAGTATGGCACAGGTAACGCATCGGCAGTACATCATTATATAGACAATACAACTAAATTAATCGTTGACTGGGATCAAGCAAAATTAAATGCAGGTACAATTTCAGGAGTTTCCAATTATGATTATGAAACAGAAGTTAATGATACCAAGAGGCAAATTACATTATTAAATAAAAAGTTTTTAAAGGACATCGTAACACAGTATAAAAAATTGGTGAAATAATATTATGGCCGAGGAAGTTTTAATAAAGCCCGGTGATGTAACAATAGACGAACTGTTCATTACAGCACACGATGGCACAAACTACAATCTTAAAGACGAAGGAATGTTCGCAGAAATTAACATATATGAGGATATATGGAATAAGTTTTTGACAGGAAACATTGCTCTTAAAGATGCTACCAACTTTATAACAAACGCCCCTATAATGGGAGGCGAGTTAATAACAATAAAATTAAGAACTAATACCTTCGAGGATACACCAGATACAATTATAGATAAATCATTTCAAATTTATTCAATTAAGAATAGAGCATTAAATAATGATAGGGAACAATTATACATGTTAAACTTTTGTTCTATAGAAATGATGTCAGATCAAACACATACATTATCTCAAAGATATAAAGGCAATACTGAGGATATTATAAAAAACATATATGATAATTTTATAGTAGAAGCAAGACGTCCAATGGAAGGAACAGACCCAACAGGTATTCTTATAGGAGATACACCTCATGTTTCCAATATAAACTTTATTGCAAACAACTGGACACCAGTACAAACTTTTGATTTTATGTCTAAATATATTAGAGGCAATAAACATGTAGGGGCAGATTTTATATTCTATGAGTCATCCAAACGATTTTATTTTACCTCATTACAAGCATTAATAAATGATGGTAAAGATAATGTTTTTGAGGAATATGTTTATTCTCCTTCGAATTTAAAAGTAGAACACAGGAGTTCAGGAGATAAGTTTATTGGTACTCCTTTGCCTTTACCCTGGTGTAAAATTGATGCTATGAAAATACCTAGAACTATAGACATTATAGATGGACAAGACTCAGGATACTATGCCCAAAGTGTAAGAGCATATGATATATTTACAAAAGAAACTATAGCAGCTGAAATTGATGTTAGAAAAGATTTTAGTAAATTTGTTCATACTGATGATGGAACACCTGTACCTGAAGGAATAAAAAGAAATCCTAACTCAATGACAACATTAAAGGTATTGAATAGTGTAAACAATATGACACAAACAGCAAATATACCTGGCTCAAAATCAGGCAATTCTGATAGTGAAAATATTATAGGAGCAAGTTTATTTAGAGACAATTATTTTAATTCTTTCAAAGACTTTCAATTTGAAATAGATGTGCCTGGTAGGACAGATATAGAATGTGGTAATATAATTTACATACAATATCCATCACCTAGATCTAAAACAGCAGATTTAAGTTTTGATGATATATACGATAAACAATTATCAGGCAAGTATATTATTACAGCAATAAGACATAAAATAGATACAGTAGCTCATGTTATGAAAATGGAAATTATGAAAAATGGATTGCCTGAATCAATGGGTGAGCCGGAGAGTAGAGATGAGTAAATTAAAAAATTATGGTAGATTAAATGTTCCAGATTTTGTCTGGTGGATAGGTGTTGTAGAATCAAGAGCTGATATTACAAAAACAGGAAGATACAGAGTTAGAATTATGGGGTATCATACTTCTGATACAGAAATACTTCCTACTAAAGACTTGCCTTATGCGCCTGTTATAAACGATCCTACAAATGCAAGTACATCTGGAATTATGGAAAACCCTAATCTATTACCTGGCTCAACAGTAATAGGATTTTTCTCTGATGGTGATGAAGCACAAATGCCTGTTATATTAGGTTCCATATCAGGACTCCCTGCAAAGAAAAACGAAGATATTTATGTAGAAGAAGGATTTAAAGACCCTACTAAAACATATCCTAGAGGAGGTTTTGATGAGCCTCTTCAAGACGGATTAGCAGGAGCAGGAGAACCTGACATATCTAGACTTGCTAGAGATGAAGCAGCAGAAACACATTACACACTACAAACAAAAAGAGCTGAACGAGAAGTAGATATAAGAACAGCATCAGCTCCTTCAGTAGAAACAGATCAAATATTAGATGATAAAGAAGGCATAGATTACGAAGGACAAAAATGGGAAGAACCTTATGCCAGAGGTAAAGGCCCATATAAAACATTTGAAATGGAAGAATTTACTCCTAAATATTGGGACGCTCTATCAGATCTAAAATCAGGAGGGACAGGTATTCCTAAAGAGCCAGGAACATATACTTCCATGTATCCTTATAATCAAGTTAGAGAAACAGAATCAGGATTTACTACAGAAATTGATAACACAGCAGGCAACGAAAGATATGCTTGGTATCACCCTGTAGGAAATTTTGAGGAAGTACAAGCAGACGGAACAAGAGTAAATAAAATTAAAGGCTCTGACTATGAGATTGTAGCAAAAGATAAAAATGTTCTTATAAGAGGTTCTTGCAATGTAACTATATTAGGCGATGCCAAAATGTTAGTATCAGGAAACAAATATGAGGAAGTCGAAGGAGATTATTTCTTAACAGTTTTAGGAGACAGAGTTACAAAAATTAATGGTAACGATATTAAATCTGTTATAACAGATGAAAACACATCTATAAAAGGAAACAGAACAGTTCGTGTAGCATTGGATGATACACAAACAATAGTAGGAAAACAAGAAGAAACGGTTGCTAAATCTAAGAGTGAGAAAGTAGGAGGCAATGTAACAGAAACATTTGCTGGAACACATAATACAGTGGTTTCTAAAACTAGATTTAATCAAATAGGAAGTCATAGCAATGTACAAGTAGGTGGCAACTTATCATTAGGAGCAGGTGGAACAAGCACATTGGCATCTCAAGGAGATCAAACAATAAGAACATTTGCAAACTTAGATATGGATGCAGATGTTTCAATGACTATTGATTCACCTACAATGTCTATAGATGGACCTGCAGGAAATATTACATCTAATAATGTAACATTACATACACATACACATGGACAAACAGGTGGTACCAACCCAGATTCAGATAAAGATGTAGATACAAAAGCACCTACATCAGGAACATAATAGGAGGATAAAATGAGTTGCGGATTATCAGAAGCAATGAAGGGAGCAGCAGATCAAGTAGATGCTTTAAACGAAAAATTTGATGCTGCAGTTATGAATTCACCAATAGGAGAATTAGGAAATATAGCAGAGAAGGCAGAGGCAGCAGCACAAGGTGTTATGGATAAATTAAATGATGCCATACCATCAATTAAACTTCCTAACTTGCCTTTTGATCAACTACCATTACAAGATCAATTTAAAGAGTTGGCAGCATTAACAGCATTGGGTATATTACAAGCGCCAAAAATAGCTCAACAACTTGAATTAATGAAAAGAAAGTATAAAGGTACTGATATAGACATAGATAATTTAGCACAACTATTAAGAAGCGGTGCAATGGATATAGATAAAATATGTAAACTAGTACCTAATGTAGACATGCAAGGTGTTAATGTAGAAGTCAAAGGTGTACCTACATCATTTCCAGACATCGATCCTGTGGCACTAATTAGAAAAGGTAAGTTACCAGACTCTCCTATTATAGACAAAGACTTTATTCATTTAGATACACGGGTTGTTAGCAAAAAACAAGCTGATGATTTTTTAACTATAGAGCTACCATCCTTTGACTTTTAAGTATAAATACTAATATGGCCGTTCAAAGACAAAAAATAACTAGACTATATAAAGATTTCGATCTAGCCTTCGGTAAAAATGCAATAACGGGTGATATTAATAAAAAGCTAGATGTAAATGCTGTTAAACAGTCAATGAAGAATTTAATATTAACTGAGCTTATGGAAAGACCTTTCCAACCAGACTTGGGTTCTGCTTTAGCTGGTTTGTTATTTGAAAATGCTACAATGTTTACAACAGAAAGAATCAAAGTAACAATAGAAACATTATTAGAAAACTTTGAAAGACGTGCAAAAATTAATAGTATAGATGTAGAACCTAATATTGATAATAATAGGTATGATGTATCAATTAATTTTTATGTTATAGGTATTAACGAGCCACAAGAATTAGAAGTCAAACTAGAGAGAATACGATAATGGCACAATTAAATTTAACAGAATTAGACTTTGAAGATATAAAAACTAATCTAAAAGCTTATCTGAAATCACAAAGTGAATTTTCAGACTATAACTTTGAAGGGTCAGGCTTAGCAACACTAATAGATTTGTTAGCATACAATACACATTATAATGGTATGTTAGCACACATGGTTTCAAATGAAAACTTTATTGATACTGCTGTAAAAAGAGAATCAGTAGTATCTATTGCAAAGGCACTAGGATATACCCCGAGATCATATTTAGGAGCAACTGCAACAGTAACAGCTACAGTAACACCACCCACATCTTTTACAGATACAACCTTAGAACTTAGTAGAGATACTGCTTTTACATCTGCTATAGGAGGCGTAACATATAATTTTTATCCTTTAGAAAGTGTAACAGCCTCAGCACAAGTTATGGACGGTGTAACAAAATTTGTTTTTACAGACTTATTATTAAAAGAGGGTGTAAGAACATCAAACTCATTCACAGTAGAGGCAGCAAATCCTCAAGGTCCTTATATTATTCCTAATAGAAGTGTTGATGCTTCTACAATAAGAGCTAGAGTACAAACATCTTTAGGAGACACTTCACTAACTACATGGAATAAATCTACAACAATATTAGATGTTAAAAAAGATAGTAGAGTATATTGGTTAGAAGAAGGAATAGATGGATTAACACAATTAAGATTTGGAGATGGTGTGCTAGGAACAAAACTTGCTGTGGACAATATTCTTTCAGTAGATTATATTGCAAGTTCAGGCACAACACCCAATGGAGCCAAAACATTTAATGTAGCTGGGATAGTATCATCATCAGGCGAAACTGTTTCTGTTGCTACTTCTAGTCCAGCATCAGGAGGCAACATCCAGGAAACAGTAGATGAGATTAGATTTAACGCACCAAGATTAAATGCTACAAGAGATAGAGCAGTTACAGAATCAGATTACAAATCATTAATATTACAAAGTAACTCTAATATACAATCGGTAGCAGTTTGGGGAGGAGAGAAAAACGATCCTCCTATATATGGTAAAGTATTCATTTCATTAAATCCTGTCGAAGGACAAATTATAACAGACCAGGATAAAGATAATATTAAGAATAGTATTATTGATCCTAAAACACCTGTAGCTATTACACCTGAATTTGTAGATCCAGAATACACATACTTACAACTAGAAGTTATATCTACATATGATCCTAAGATTACAGGATTAACAAAGGGTGAAATAGAAACAGCAATTAAATTACAAATAGACAACTATTTTACAAACTACTTAAACAAGTTAAATAAAAGTTTTTATTATAGTAGACTACACGATTTAATTAATGCACAAACACCTGCTATTATATCTACAAACATACAAATAGGATTACAAAAAAGAGTTAAGGTTACATTAAATAGTGACTTTAACTATACGGTTAAGTTTAATCAAAAACTTAATCCTAGAGAATTATCAAGTACATTTTTTAACTTGGAAACATCGGGCTCAATTACCAAAGTATCTTTATCCGATGTTCCAGCATCAACAGTAGTTGCACCATTATATAGTGGAACAGGAGTAGTTAACGCAGTAGGAATAGACGGTTCAATTATTAAGGCAGTAGGAACAATTAACTACGATACAGGAACAGTAGAATTGCCTGCAATGAAGATTACAAGTTTATTAGGAACAGAAACAAATTTAAGAATTAATGTAAAACCTCATGACAGTATTAAAGACATTACAACACAAGCTCTAATTAGAACATCTGATACAAGTACAGCAGCAGTAATTGCAAAACCTTCTCGTAATACAGTTTTATCTAAAGATGATAGTGTTTTAAATTCTACAATTAATACAACATCAGGTATAAAAATAACAGCTACTAAAGAAGTCGAAGAAGTTTAATGGCAGATTATATTCCATCATATTATAGATATGTATCATCTATAACAGTTACAGCCGGAGGTACGGGGTATAATAATGCTCCTACAGTTACCTTAACCGGCGGTGATGGAACGGGCGCAACAGCAACTGCAACAATATTCAGTGGATCAATAACAGGCTTTGTTATTACAAACAAAGGCACCGGCTATAATACTGCACCCACAGTTACAATAACACCTCACGCTAGCGATACAACAGCAACAGGAGCAGCAGGTACAGCAGTATTAGACGCAGCTCAAGGAGCTTCTAGTTTAGAAATAACAAATAACAGTTTTTTAATTAAGGAACAGGTACCTCAATATATTAGAACAGAGTATCCTGTATTCGTTACATTCCTAGAAAAGTATTATGCTTTTATGGACGCCAATTATGGTGAGCCTAATAATTATGTTTCAGATATAGATTATGCCCAGGAAGCATTCTTAGATAAATGGCGCGGAGCATTAGTATCAGATTTTCCTAAACTATTAAGCGCAGATAAATCCTTCTTTTATAAAAGAGCAAAAGATTTTTATGAATCTAAAGGCAGTAAAAGATCTATAGAAGCTTGGTTTAGAGTATTATTTAATGAAAATGTAGAAGTATTATATCCTTATCAATATGTACTTAAACCTTCAGACGGCATCTATAATGTAGAAACAGCCGTTAAGATTCAAGAAGCAGAACATGGTGGAGGCAGTTTAGAACCACTTACATTAGAAGGTAAAAAGATTGATCTTAGATATAAAGAAACAACAGGTACAGTTTCAATCACAAAAACTGTTAATGCTAGTGTAAGAAGAGTAGAAAAGAACACATACCAAACAAATGGATTAACCTTACAAAGATTTGAATTAATCTTAGCATTCGATGATGCCGGCGTAACAACTATTGAAGGACCAGGAGCAGGAGCAACTTTTACTGCTGCAGTTTCAGGAGGAGCAATAACAGGCATTACAGTTGATACTGCAGGATCAGGTTATAACGCAGCACCTCCCGTACAAATTTTCCCAGCTTCAGGAGATACAATAACAACACAAGCAACAGCACATGCTTTAGTAGCTGATGGAAAAATTACAAGTATTGTTATAGACAATGCAGGAGCAGGATATACAAGTGCTCCAACAATAGAATTAGATTTAGAATCTATTAAATCCTATGTTGTAGATGACGGTGCAGCAAACAACGACTCAGATATATATGGTTATATTGTTAGAGTATTAACAGGTGTATCATTTAAATCTTACACAGGCTCAGCAGCTAACGCAGGATTTAAAGTAGGACAGATATTTGCTATAAACGAAACAGGAGATGACGGAAAAGCATACGCCATCTCAGGTTATTTTGCTGAGGACTATACATTTATAGGTGGCTCTAATGATGCCTATATAAGAGTAACAGCTGTAACAACATCAGGCCTTCCATCAGCATTTACCGTTGTAAATCCAGGATCAACATTCCTTAAAGATACAGCGGACATACAAATTACCTCTCCCTCAGGAGAGACATGTACTATTACATTAACAACAGGATATCTATTTTCATACGAAGGTAAATATAAAAACGACCAAGGTAAATTATCCGATGTTAATGTACTGGCAGACAACAAACGATACCAACCATTCTCTTATGTAATTAAATCGGGTATTGCACAAACAACTTGGAATAGAGCTTTACGAGATACAGTTCACCCTTCAGGTATGGAAGTGTTTGGAGATTTAATTGTTAAAAGTGAGATAGACTTTAATGTAGAATTTAGTGTTGAATCTACAGGATACACATTCTACATATTTGATGCCGATGATCTAGTAACGACAGTTGAAACTGTTGGTATATTAGTAGAGAAAGCGTTATCAGAAACACCAACAGTAACAGAAAATCATGGAATACATTTTGTTCCTGCAGGTAAGACAGATACTACACTTGCTACAGACCAAGGATCTAATCCTTATGTTGTAAGTGGGTATTGGAATGATGATAGTGATGGTATATCATCAGACAATTATAATATTGGAGACGAACAATTTATTCTAGATGTTTCTAAAGCGTTCGTGGAGACACTAACTGTTTCTGATAGTGTTGCAGAAGATGCAATAGATATTAGTTTTGTTAGAGCATTTACTGATTCAACAACATCAGTTTTAGATACTCCAGCCAAACACTTTACTAAATCATTCTTAGAAGCATTTAATAATACATATTGGACACCAGCAAATGGCACAAATGCCTATACAAACGATTTGGCTGATAATGGTGACAATCAATATTATGTGGCAACAAGTTTAGGATCAGTAACAGTTACAGAATCTATTGATGTAGAAAGAATATTAGGTATTCCAGGACTAGATGAGACAGTATCAGTAACCGAGGTTGCCCAAATAAATACATCATTTAATAGAGCTCTAAGTGATACTGGTACAGCACAAGATCCTACTTTTGTAGTAGATCTAAGTGTTTCTTATACTGATACAACATCTAACACAGATACAAGTGTAGTATCAGTATCCAAAGTATTAGCTAATTCAATAACAGTTACAGAAGCTGTGGTATTAGCATACTTCAACAATGTAACAGAGTCCATAACAGTAAGTGATTCTGATACATTACAAATAAATAAACCAGTTTCTGAATCTTTAACAGGATCGGAAGCGATAAACAGTATAAATACAAGTAAAGGTATAACAGAAAACACCTCAGGTGTTGCAGAATCCTTAGCTAATGCACTTAACAAACCAGCAGTAGCTGATAGTGCAGGAGCTACAGACACAGGTATAGGATCAATGCAAGATTATGCAGATCCCTCATATCTTTCAGAGGATTATGTAGGAACCGGTTGGAACTTTACATAAGATAAACATATTAGGAGAAGAAAATGTTTAAAAATGATAAATCAGAAGCTACAGGTAAGCTTACTATTGAAATCAAAAACCCTCAGGGTAAAGTAGTCGAAACAAGGGAAGTAAAAAACCTTGTTGTTGACGACGGCCTTGAATTTATTGCGTCCAGAATGAAGGACACAACATCAACAGCTATGTCTCATATGGCTATTGGAACAGGATCTACAGCAGCAGCTGCTGCTGATACAGCTCTTGGAACAGAAGCAGCTAGACAAGGACTAACATCTACAACTGTTACAGCAAACGCTGTAGCGTATGTTGCATCTTTTGCAGCAGGAACAGGTACAGGCGCTATAACAGAAGCAGGTATTTTAAATGCCAGTTCTGGTGGATCTCTACTTTGTAGAACAGTCTTTAGTGTTGTCAATAAAGGGGCTTCAGACTCAATGACAATTACTTGGACAGTAACAATATCGTAAGGTAAATAGATGGCTCTAGTACTTCGAAGACTAGGTAGGGTTGAATTAGCAAGGACATTCCATAGAGATGTTCGTAATAACAACGACTACTTTCATTTTGCAGTAGGCAGAACAGAGGCTTGGACAGATGAGACAAGCCCTGAATTGCCTATTGACAATGATTCTTATGTCTCGAATTTTAGAAGGAGCATGATGTTTACACAACGGATTGATTCTGCAGATGTTTGTTTACTAGCTAAACGAACAAATTGGCAAACCGGCACCGTATATGATGAGTATGATGATGCTTATACATCAACTAACCAATCATATTCTGGTGCCTCCAATTTAGCAGATGCTAACTTCTTTATAATGACTGATGAATTTAAAGTATATAAATGTATTAGTAATAATAAAAATGGAGCTAGCACAGTTAAGCCTACAAGTACAGGAACATCTGTATTTGAACTATCCGATAACTACAATTGGAAATTTATGTTCCAAATCTCAGCATCAGATCAAAATAAATTCTTAGATGCAGATTATATTCCTGTAAGAAAACTAACAGGTAATCCTACACATGATGTTACAGGAGAAGTAGACAGTATTACAATAACAGCAGGTGGAACAGGTTATACCAGTGTTCCTACAGTAGTAATACAAGGCGATGGAGATGGCTTAGCATCTGGTACAGCAACTATATCAGGCGGAGCAGTAACAGGAGTTACAATAACAGCTTCTGGCTCAGGTTATAGTTTTGCTTTTGTAACTTTCACAGGCGGTGGCGGTTCTAACGCAGCAGGTACAGTTAATTTAGGAGACGCAGACGCTCTACCTACATTACAAAGTGCTGTAGAAGGAGCAGCAGTTAGCGGAACTTTAGATAGAGTTATTGTAACAGCAGCAGGACAGGACTATGCAGCAAGTGATGTTCAAGTTACAGTAGAGGGGGACGGAACAGGAGCAGAAGCAAGTGCTTATGTTAACGCAGCAACAGGTTCCCTTACGAAAATAAGAGTAACAAATCCTGGTTCAGGTTATTCTTATGCAGACATAAAAATTACAAACACAGCAGCACCAGGAACAGGAGCAACAGCTAGGGCTATTGTATCACCTCAAGGTGGACATGGTTCAAATGCAGTCAGAGAATTATTTGCTCATAATGTAGGCGTAACAGTTTCATTCTCAGACAACGATAATAGAGATTTAATATTAGGCAATGACTTTAGACAGATTGCTTTAATAAAAAATGTTAAAACACCAGCGGGTGTAACATATACAACAAATACAGCTACAACATGTCATATAATTAATGTGGCGACAGTAGCAGATTATGCAGTAGATGATATCATCACCACAGATGATGGTGGCTCATTTACTGTTATACAAATAGATACAACAAACAAAAACATATATTTAACATCTACAAATCCGGCAATCACAGTTAATTCAACATTAACAAATACCACTCAAAGTAAGAGTAGTTTGAGTATAAATAGTTTAACAGATCCAGAAGTTGATAACGCTACAGGAGAGGTTATTTACTTAGATAATAGATCGCCAATTATTAGATCGGCGGACCAAGTAGAACAAATAAAGGCATTGATTAGGTTTTAACAAATGGCATTAAATTTAAATACATCACCATACTACGACGATTTTAGCGACGACAAAAGATTTCATCGCGTTTTGTTTAAGCCTGGCGTAGCGGTACAAGCTCGAGAGCTAACTCAACTACAAACAATCTTACAAGATCAATTAGATAAAGGATTTGGTTTTGTAATACAAGAAGGCGCAGTTATAACAGGTTGCGCAGAATCTACAGAGTCTGTTAATTGGATTAAAGTCAACGATACAGACGCAGCAGCAGCGGCAATAGACAATACAACACTTGTTAATTATGTAGGAAAGGAAATTGTAGGTGGTACATCAGGATTGCAAGCAAGAATTATTGGTACAGAAACAGGAACAGTAGGAGCAGCACCTAATCTAAAAACACTTTATCTTAAATATTTAAATACAGATTCAACTTATAGTAATTTTACATCAGGCGAAACCTTAAGTGTTTATACAGCTAATGAAGGTCCTGGTAATTCAGCAACAGACTTAAACGGTTTTACTTTTGTTGTAAACAATCTAACAGGTAATAATTTTACAGCCAAATATTACGGAGCAACAAACAAAGTTACATTACAGCCTGGCATTATATATGCTCGAGGCTCTTTTATTAAAACAGATAAAATATCTTGTTTGGTAGATAAGTATAATGAACTACTACCGAAAAATGTAGGATTTGTTGTTGAAGAATCTGTTGCAGGAGCAGCCACAGATTCCTCTTTATTAGATCCTGCACAAGGCTCATTTAACTATAATGCACCTGGTTCAGACAGACTTAAATTTACAGTAACATTAAAAGCTTTTGGTACAGCAGAAACAAAACCAGAAAACTTTTATACATACGCACACTTTGAAGAAGGAGCTATACAAAGAATAAGTCTTAAAGACAGTCCATTACATGGCGTAGGTAATATATTAGCAAATAGAACTTATGACGAATCTGGAAACTATCTTGTTAAAGGTAATACTGTTTCGTTAAGAGAACATTTAAACGAAAATAATAACGGTGGTATATACACAGCAGGCAACGGTGGTTCTAAAGATGCGTTAATGATACAAGTAGATCCTGGTGTATCTTATGTAGGCGGACACAAAAGAGAATTATTAAGCTCTAAGCGTATTCCTTTTATGAAACCTTCATTGTCTATTACAAAAGAATCACAACCAATATCAACATCTTATGGCAATTATGTTTTAATAGATAATTTAACAGGCACATTTGATGTAGATGGTGGTGAGAAAATAGATCTATATAACAACACAGCAGGAGCCGGCGGAGCAGGTAGTAAAATTGGAGAGGCAAAAGTAAGGCAATTAGTTTACGAAAGTGGAACTATTGGAGCTACAGCAGCGCAATACAGATTATATCTATACGATATCCAAATGCTTAGTGGAGATTTTACAGCAATTAAAAGTGTAGATTTTAATAACGGAGAAACTTGGGGCGGTGTAGGTAATACAGTTCTTGAAAGTAGTGTAACTGTATTGAAAGAAAGTAAGGTAAACAAACTAGTTTATAGATTGCCATTTAAAAATATTAAAACATTAAAAGCAGAGGCAGGCGATACATACGATTACACATTCCAATACCAAAAAGAATTTAATGTTGAATTAGATGCTTCATCTGGTGCTGCAAGTATAACACTTTCAGGCAATGAAACTTTCCCTTATTCAGGAACACTAACAGATACACAAAAACGAGATTTTATAGCAGTAGCAAAAGTAGGATTTACACAAAACTCTGCTGCCGTAGCAGCAGGGGAGTATATAGATTTAACATCAGCAAATAGTAACGCAACAGTTACAGTTACAAACTCACAATCTATAGAAATAGATTTAGGAGGAGCAGTTACAGGAACAGGTACAATAAGAGTATATGCACCCGTCCAAGTAGCAGATGCTAATCCAATTGCTAAGACGCTTAACACATCACAATATGTTAAAATAGATACAGGTACACATGTTGCAGGAACAACAGGTGAATATAATTTAGGTGTAGTAGATTTATATAAAATAGAATCAATTACAGCCGGAACAAATTCAGACTATTCAACAGGCCAAGTAAATGTAACATCAGACTTTAGATCTATTACAGGCCAAGAAGATAGTTATTACGGACAAGCAAAAATATTCCAAAAATCTACAAGCACTTTAAATCTTACAACAAATAGATATATTGTTGTTAAATTTTCTGTATTTTCAAATACTGTTTCAGGACCTTCATTTGCTTGTTTAGATAGTTATCCAGTAGATGATACTGCAAGTCCAGCATCAGGAACAATTAGAACAGAGAATGTTCCGTTATATAATTCTCAAAAATACGGAGAATTTAATTTAAGAGATTGTGTAGACTTCCGTCCTTATGTAACTAATACAGCAACACTTACAGGAACATTAGGAAGTGCTACAGTTAATCCAACAAACGATAAATTAATCAATAAGCCAGGACAAGGATTAAGTAATCCTCTTCCAACAAAAACATTTAGCACAGATTTAAAATATTATCAAGGCAAAAAACTTAGATTAGTATTAGACTTTGATGGCGAATATAGAATAGTAGAAGGCACATATTCAGATAATCCTACTATGCCAGCAGAGCCATCCAAAGCAATGACAATGGCACTAATTGATTTACCACCTTATCCAAGTTTATCTCCTCAATCAGGTAAACTAGCAGGAAGACTAGACTATACAGCTAGCATTAAAAATGTATCTCAGAAACGATTTACAATGAAAGAGATTGGTGGTTTAGAACAAAGAATTAAAAATTTAGAATACTATGCCTCACTTAATTTATTAGAAACTTTTGCTAAAGATCAAACTATTGTAAACAGTAGTGGTGTTGATAGATTTAAAAATGGTATCCTAGTAGATCCTTTTACGGGACATAATGTAGGTTCAGTATTAGATCCCAATTATAGAATTTCAATTGATCCTAAATTAAAACATGCTAGGCCGTTCTTTGTACTTGAAAATATTAGAACTCAATTGTTCCAAAATATTTCAAATACAGCAACATACTCAGGCACAGCTTTAAGACTAACAGGTAGCACAATAACTGCCCCTTACAATACAAGAATTTTAACAGAACAACAACAAGCATCTCAGACTGAGAACTTAGTTAAAGAACTTACATTCCACTGGAGTGGAGACATGGTCCTTACACCAGATGTAGACAACTTTGTAGACACATCAGTACAACCAGCAGTTAATAGAAACTTTGACGGTAACTATGACGCTTGGGAAAACATGGCAAATGCTTGGGGAACACAATGGGGCTCTTGGGAAGACTCAGGTGCAGCAAATGTAACTAGTTCTACAGAATCTATAAATGGTTTTGGAACAAATGGAACAGGAGGCGCACTTGCTACATTTACAACAACCACAACAGAACAAACACAAGTAAGACAAGGCATCGGCTTAGATGTTTCAGCAGGAACAGAAACACAATCATTAGGAAACAAAATCGTTGATGTGGCATTCGCTCCATTTATGAAAAGCCAATTAATTATTGCAGAAGCTAGCAGACTGAAACCTAATACAAGAGTTTATCCATTCTTTGATGGAGAAGATGTATCAACAAATTGTACATTGCAAGATGGCTCAACTACAAATTTAACAACAGACAATAATGGTGGTATTGTAGTTAGATTTACATTGCCTACAGAAAGATTTAAAACAGGACAAAGAGTATTTAAACTTATAGACGATGTAAATAACCAAGATAAAACAGCTAAAACTTCTGCTAATGCTATATTTGAATCCTCAGGTTTCATACAACAGAAACAAGACACTATATTAGGATTTAAAACAGCTAACATATCATCTACAGCATTTTCAGATAGTCGGGTAGTAACAGATACTAGTTTGGAATATACTATAGGAACAGGAGCACCTTTACCACCTCCACCGGCACCAGTTATTATTAACAATCCTCCGGTAGAGATTATAACAATACAACCTGTTCCAGTACCCGTACCACAGGTTGTATTAACTAATCCACCTGATCCTAGTTTACCAGCTGGTTGGCCTCCAACTTCGTCTTTAACGACAACAGCGGCGCCAGTAACAACAACTGTATCACCACCAGTAACAACAACAGTTAGAGTGACACCGGTGGTAACAGATCCACCTATACCAGACTGGCCACCTTCAACACCACCCCCATTTGATCCACCGATATTAACTCCAGTGGTTACACAGGCACCGGCACCGAATACTGTTCCGTGGAATCCTGGTTTCCCTATAAGAGGATTAGGAACAGGAGGTTGGCCAAGTTTTGTTGTTGATATAGGAGCATCAGTTAACGCTCTTATATTACCAGACATACAAATACCAGCAACTCCACCTCCACCAGAGCCAGAACCAATAGTAATGGATTTTGAAACACCTGAATTAGACTTTGGTGAGAACTTTGGATGGCGAGGACGAGGAAGAGGTTTCATGAACTTTGGCCGTGATCCTTTAGCACAAACATTTACAGTTACCGGTATGCCTGGAGGCGTCTTTGTTACAGATATAGATCTTTATTTTAAAACCAAACCAGCATCAGGAGCTAATGGTGTGGTAATGGAAGTTAGAGAAGTTATTAACGGCGTACCAGGACCTCGTATTGTACCTAATGGACAGAAAAAAGTTTTAAGAACTCGTATTAATACTTCAACAGAATCTGGTGGAGTGACATCATTTGTTCCTACTAAATTCTTATTCGATAATCCAGTATATTTACAAAATGACACAGAGTATTGTTTTGTTCCTAAACCAGAAAATGACGAAGAAGGTTATGATTTATTTATTTCTCAACTCGGAGAGAACCAAATTGGAACAACAGAAAGAATTACTAAACAACCACACGGTGGTATGATGTTTAGTTCTGCTAATGACAGAACATGGTCGCCTAATCAGTCACAGGATTTAATGTTTAGAATTAATAGAGCAAACTTTAAGTTAGGAACAACAACAGGAAAACTGGCAAACGAAAACTTAGATTGGATTAAATTTAGTTCTACAAGCACAGGCGAAGATATTACATGGGCACCAGGTAACTTTATACACGGATTCCACACAACATCAGTAACAGCAGGAGCAGGATATACAAGTGCACCAACAGTAAGTGTAAGCAACACAGGTACAAATGGAACAGGTTTTGCTGCTACAGCTACAATTAGTGGTGGAGCAGTAACAGGTATTACAGTTACAAATCCTGGAACAGGATATACAACTGCACCAACTCTTACATTAACAGGCGGAGGGTTTAGTACACAGGGAGCAGTAACAATACAACTTAAAAAAGGATTAATAGAAAACTATAATGCTTTAGATAAGCAGTTAACAGTAAACAGACAAGGAGACATAGCTCCATTCTTAGTAGGAGATGTTATAGGTAATGCAGATGGTTATGCAACTATAGGTTCATTTACAGATAAAATAGTTAATGAAGTAGCATTAAACGGAGCCAATATTTTACCTTCAGTTAACACAACACTATTATCTAGAATAGCAATTAACGAAACAAGTGCAGCCTCAGCAGTAGGTGCAGATGGTGTAGCAGAAGTATATACAGATATAGATTTTAATGTTACAACAAAATTAGAAAAAGAACATACGCTTTACAGTAGATCAAATGAATTGCAATCAACAGCAGCAGGCGGTTATGCTAATAATAAAACAGCATTAGTTGATTTACAATTTACTACACAGCAAGAAAATGTTAGTCCAGTTATAACAATGGAACAAATGGATTTATTGTGTATCGCTAATAGCGTAAACAACGATGCTACAAATGAAGATACACGATATAAAGGAAACGCTTCTTCTCGGTATATTACAAGAAGGGTTGTGTTGGAAGACGGCCAGGATGCAGAAGATCTAGAAGTATATCTAGATGCCGCTATTCCAACAGAAGGAAGTTTAAAAGTTTACGGTAAAATGATGAATTCCGCAGACGAATCTAACTTCCAAGATGATTTAGGTTGGGTAGAGTTATCATCACAAGTTAGCCCATTTGAATCAACAGAAGATTTTGCAGAATATAAATTTAAAATACCAGCTAAAGGTTCTAACGCAGCAGGACTAAATGGTAGTATATTTGAATATGATGTGAAATCAGTGGCAAGTATTGCTGCTACTGCAGGATCAGGATATACAAGTGTTCCTACAGTTACTATAACAGGTGGCGGTGGTTATGGAGCAACAGCAGTTGCATCCATTAACGGAAGTAACCAAATTTCCGCAATAACGGTTACAAATCCTGGAAGAGAATATACTTCCACACCAACAGTTACTATATCGGGTGGCGGTGGTACAGGTGGCGGTGGTACGCCAACTATAGGTACTGTTACACATTCAGGCTTTAAAACCTTTGCGGTTAAGGTTGTGCCTTTAAGTACTACAACATCTAAAGTTCCGTTCTTTAAGGACTTAAGAGCAATAGCGTTGCAGGCGTAAGGAGTTAGAACGATGACAAACTTACCCAACGGACTTATAAATATAGAGGGAGAACGAGATTTAGTTAGAGATCGTAATTCCAAAGCCTTACTCAATACAAACAATGAAAGTCTTAAAGCATATAAAATCAAAAGAAATGCAAATCTTAAGATCCTAGAGTATGAAAATGATATAAATACTTTAAAGACAGAAATTGTTGAGATAAGAAAAACATTAGAAATTTTAGTCAACAAAATTACATAGGAAGATAAATGGCAACTTTAACATTAAGATCAGCAAAAGGTAGTCCTCTTACGAATAATGAGGTTGACGCTAACTTTACCAATCTTAATACTGACAAATACGAATCAGGAAACAATGCCGTATTCGGTACAGTTTCAGGTACGACGATTAGTGCTACAAGTGTTGCAACAACTGGCGCATTAAGTGTAGGAGGTTCTTCTACATTAAGTGCAACAACAGCAGTCTCAGCAGCAGGTAGTGATTTGGCAGGAGCTACAGCCTTAACGAAATCATATAATATAGTTACAACAGCTACAGCTAACCAAGGAGTTTCACTTCCTGATTGTGCAGCTGGTTTAGAAACATTTATATTAAATGATACCGCAGTAAATTTAAAAGTATACCCTATATCAGGAGAAACTATTGATGGTGGTGGCAGTGGCGTAGCAGTAGATTTGGCACCAGGGCATTCATTGAAACTGGTGGGAGTAAGCGCAACAAAATGGAACAGGTTAAGCCCTGTTATCATTTACAATTCATCAGGAACAAGAGTAAACTAAGGAAACGGGATAATGAGACCACTAAGAATTAAAGCATCAGGTAGTCCTGTTAGTTCCAGTAACATTCAAGGGTTACAGGAAATGACAGATACTGAGATAGAGCAGTATTATAGTGCAATACTTACAAAAGATTTCGCAGATAATCATGACGGCACAAATACTGGGGAAATTAATATTGGTGGCTCAGGAACAACTATTGGCACAGCAACAGATACAAAAAGAGATGACGCAGTAGGAACACACCCTACAGACGGAGCATCTTCTACAGTTACTACTTACACAGCTAAACAAGTAGAAACAACAGTATCTGAAAGTATTACTAACAGACCTATAGGTTATGTATCATCTGGTACAGTAGGTGTACACGAGTTCGATGATACAGAATTAGACTCAGATATTCTAGATAAAGTAGCTGATGATTTTGTTGCACAAGGAAACTATACAATAGGACAGTATTCATTAAACGCATCTACACCTGCAGGTGGTACATGGACATCTAGATATACATTAACAGATACACAGGTAGATGGCACAACTGCTAACATGTACATTTGGCAAAAAACAACTGCTACAACAGCAGCTGCAACAGATTACAAACCTCTTAAAGTTAAAGATAGTGGCGCAGGTATACAGGAAATGACTGTTGCAGAGATTGAACAACAAATGCCTAACTTTAGAAACTATATTATTTCTAGTGGTAAAGGTAAATATGTTTTACAGGCATCAGCACCTGGTTCAGGTACTTGGGTTCAACAAGGAGACACAGGCGGGTTTACAGACACTAAGAAAGATGTAGCATCACAAAACTACACAGGCGCTTATTCAGGAAGTTATACAGGTGGCTATACTGGTGGTTATACTGGAGCTAAAAATTACGCAGGAAACTACACAGGCGCTAAAAATTACGCAGGAAGTTATGTAGGAACCTCAGGTTATTCAGGTACATACACAGGAACATCTGGATATTCAGGCACTTACTCGGGCGCTTATACAGGTACTTACGCAGCAGATTACTCAGGTTACGCAGGAACATCTTACTCAGGAGATTACACAGGTTCATATACAGGATCATATACAGGCGCTAAAAACTACACAGGATATTATACAGGCGCTAAAACATATGGTGGAACCTATACAGGTACATCTGCTTACGCAGGTACATACACAGGAACATCTGCTTACTCAGGTACATATTCAGGTACATACACAGGTTATTATTCCGGTACATACGCAGGTGATACAATACAAAGTTCAAGCTCAACGGCCAGTACGGTAAAATTGTGGTTAAGAACTGCTTAATTAGCAGTATAAATAAACTTACATTATGGAGATATTATGGCAAAGAAGAAGGCTACACCTTTAAAACTTGAAATTGATCCTACAGAAGTTACAACTGTAGAAGAAACCCCCAAAGAAAAGAAATTTAAATATGTTGCTCCTTATTGGTCTAATAAAGAGCGTAAGCATATCGTTGTTACTTTAGAATATACTGACGGTAGAAGAGCAACAGCATCTGTCCAAGACATGGACGGAACAAATCCAGACTACAAAGCAATATTAGAAGAATTTGGTGAAGAGCAACTCGATAAAAATACAGAAGAAGGTGTTAGACGAAGAGACGAAAATATTAAAAAGAGACTTCAAAGAAAAGAAACAGAGGCAGTTCGTGCCAAACAAGAACAATTATTCGGTGCTAAGCTACAAGCATTTGAAATAGAGGCAGTTAAAGACTCTTCTAATATAGAATTAAAAAGACTAATTCGTAAAGCTAAATCTCCAATGGAAGTTACAGCCTATACAACTATATTATTAATGGAGTCATTGGATGAACAAAATAAATCCTGAAGAATTTCCTGAGAACGGTTTTGTAATTGTAGCATCCAAACATGAAAGGTTCTATAAAGCAGCTTTAGAGTGTGCAGAGTCAGTAAAATTATTTTATCCTGAAGCACACATTACACTATTTACAGATCATGAAGAATGGGTTAAACCCACTGATTGGAATATAGCAGACTATATTATAACATGGGAAGTGCCTAAACATATAAGAGCTAAACTATGGGCTCTGTCGCAAACACCATACAAAGGCAAAACATGTTATTTAGATGCCGATATGTTATGTCAACATGAAGATATAGAATTTGTATTTGATCAACTAACAGATGATTTAGATTTAATTTTTACAAAAATTAGGCCATACAATGCTAAAGTAACAAAGTTATCTAACACAGAAGAAATGACAATGCACTGTGGAATGTTTGTCTATAGAAATAATCCTCAGACTATTAAGTTAATGGAATCTTGGTATGGAGAATATTTAAAACAAACAGAGCAAACAGTAGATGCAAAATATGTACATGACATAGGTGGTTATCCTGATGATGTTAGACAATGGGACACTTTTACAATGTGGAAACTTTTAACATATTCAGATCACGGTGTTAAGTGGGGAGAAGATATGCCTGTTCGTTGGAACTTTATTAATGGCCACATGTATGAAGAACTAGAAGGAGATGAGATTGTTATGTGGCATTACTCTATCCCATCTCACGAAATATATTTAAAGAAAAAATGATTTGGACTGAAATATCAGATGAAGTAAAAGAAATGTTGGAGCCGTATTCAGAGTGGTTCTTTAGACAAGATTTGGCTCCATTAAATAAATTAGCAGAAGACAATCCTAAAAATACAGATACAATGGAAAACGCTTGTTCCAGAGCGTACCTAGATGAAATAGTTTTAGCAGACGGGCGACATGAAGGCTACCCAGAAATTTCATATAGTTATGATTTAAAAGCAGGCAATATACCTGGTGAGTTTCAAGAAAAATATCAGACACTATCTACAGAACTATGTACATGGTTGGGAGCTCGCAACGAGGCTGTCCATGTATACTATCCTAAGAATGGATTCATGAGTTGGCATAATAATTGGAATGCACATGGATACAACATACTATTATCCTATACAGAAAACGGCGGTGGGTTCTTTAAATATAGAGATCCATTAACACATGAAGTCGTTGAAATGCTAGATCCAGGTGGCTGGTCTTGTAAGGTAGGATACTATGGCAGGGGTAGAGAACCAGATAAAGTATACTATCATTGTGCTGGAACACACGAACCTCGCCTCACATTAGGGTTCGTTATCCCTAATATTGACCTGTGGAGATGTATGATTGAAGATATCTCAGGAAAAGATGCTTCACATCTTTCCTAAACCCTTGTTCTTACAGTAAAAAAGATTTCAAAAAACCCTAAAAAATGCTTGATTTATGGTTCGTAAGAGTGCATAATGTATGTATATTAAATAAAAAGTGAGGACTTTATGATACTAGATAACACAGTAATAATAGCAGGCGAGACGGTTAACAAAGAAAGATGGGGCATGGCAGCACATCACGATGAGAACAAAACTTTTACAGGTGATGTTTTATACAAAAACCAAATAAGAACAGCACCAAGTGGTTATTCTTATGATAATTCCATTGAAACAAAATTCCAAGATACAGCTCAAGTAGATGGGCTTACAGTTTGGAAATCAAATGGTGAAGTTCCATTCGCAGACATGTTATTAGACTTTGTACAAATTGGTGCAATTACTTTGGAACAAGCAGAGTTCTCACTAATACAAAAACAAAAAGATCAAAGCGCAAGTCTTGATACTTTGTTTAGAGCAGACGACGGCAACATTTACTTAGGTGAAGGTGCCCTAGACTATAGAGACGAAAGACTAGCAAAAATAGCGGAGGCAGCGTAATGATATTTCCTTTACCAACACTTTACAAAAGAGACACGAACGGAAACATTCGTGAACTAACAGTTGAATATTCTAATGGTGTGATGAATGCTACTAGAACTATTGCTGGAATTAAAGACGGCAACTTAGTTACAAGTGGCTGGAAAGATGCTGTAGGCAAGAACACAGGCAAAGCAAATGCTACTACAGATGCTGAACAAGCACAAAAAGAAGCACAAGCAATGTGGGATAAAAAAGTAGAAAAAGAATACTTCGAAGATATTTCCAAGATTGATACTTATGATAAGTTCAAGCCAATGTTAGCTCATGACTATACAAAAAGGCCACAGTCTAGTGGTATTAGTCAACCTAAGTTAGATGGTATTAGATGTATTGCAAGGAAAGATGGACTTTACACAAGAGCAGGTAAAGCAATCACAACATGCGATCATATACATTTTGAGTTACAAGCATTCTTTGTACAATATCCTGATGCTATTTTAGATGGTGAACTTTACAATCACGAACTAAAAGATGACTTCAACAAAATTACAAGTCTAGTTCGTAAAATAAAACCTACTCCAGAAGAGGCAGCAGAATGTCAAAAACTTGTTGAGTATCATGTTTATGATTGTCCTTACTGGGGCAGAGGTTTAGCTGAAACTACTCTAGACAGAATAAGTTTTATAGAAGATCAAGAGTTTGAAAGTCCTGTAGTTACAGTTCAAACATCAGTATGTGAAAATCAAGAAGAGTTAGATGCTTTGTATTCACAATACACAGAAGATGGTTACGAAGGCCAAATGATTCGTAACAATGCCGCTTACGAAAACAAAAGAAGTAAGAACTTACTTAAAAGAAAAGAGTTCATTACAGAAGAGTTTGATGTTGTAGAAGTATTAGAAGGCTCAGGTAATTGGGCAGGATATGCTAAACACTTTGTTCTTACAGACGGAACAGAAACATTTAAGAGTGGTGTTAGAGGTAATCAAGCAACACTTAAAGCTCTACTAGAACAAGAAGAGAAACCTACTTGGGTAACATGTAGATTTTTTGAAAGGTCAGTAGATAACATTCCTAGATTCCCGGTTGTAATTGATTGGGGTGTAGGTAAGAGGATAGACTAATGTTAGAACTAATAGGTTTTATAACTATACTTTACTTGGCAATAAAATTTTTGCCTGACTTGTTAATGTTTATGCTTAAATTGGCAGTCATACTTTTGTTAATTGTATTAGCAATAGGTGCATTTGAATTTATTTATCATTATATTTACTTTCGAATCTAAGCCTTACAAGAGCTTTTCTTACAATAGCAATTCCAGTTAATCCTAAAAAGTTAATAAACGCAGCCATCTCAGCAGAGGTGCCTGCGTAGTCTATGCAAGCCTTAATTATTCCCACACTTAAAGGGAACATTATTATTGCTCCTATGGCGGTGTCATAAGTTGCTTCGTGTAATGCCTTCCTTAATCTACTATTTTGTGCCAATTGCCATAAACCTATCAAAATGTACCTTCCCATTCCAATCATAATAAAATTGTTTTGTCTTGCCTGTGTAGGAGGTATTCACAAGTCCTGCATTTTCTATTAAAGCTTTCTCACTATCAACACAATTAATACCATACATCTCTTCTATAACATTAGAATTTTGTATAGCAAATATAGCATGTTTGTTGGCAGTCTTTAAATCTTTTAATGGATACATCTGTTCTGCTCCCATTGTAATAACTATATCAACCTTAAGTTGATTTAATTCATCAAAAGCAAATGGAATATCCATGTTCCAGTGATTTATTTTTATGAATTCTTCGGTGATATAATGCTTATTAAACACCTTAGAGAGCTCTAAAGCTTCGTTATCGATGTCAACTAGGTGCAATTCACCTACGGACAAGTTCTCACATAAGAGTGGAACTAAAGGAACTCCTAACCAGCTGTTTAATACAAGAATGTTAAACTGCTCGTCTTTCATATAATCATCTAGACTATTTTTTAGTTCTTCAACTAACCAAATAGCGCCTTCCATTGTATTAGGATTAAGAGCTTGTCTAAAGTCATCATGCTTATGTTTCATCTCATGTTCAACCTTAGCGAGGCCTTCTCCCCAATATTGCATACTGTTTAAAAAATTAAAATTTAACATCTTCTTTTCTTCCCATTGAATCAAATAAACAGACATATGGTATTTGTCTGAATACATGTTTTTCTATATCATGTGGATAAATATAGCCTTGGTTATAACTATAAAACCACCCTAACGGAAAATATTTAATTCTTGCTACACCTTTGTGCATAAAGAAATTATCTATTCCACGGTAGTACCATAATATTTTATCTAAATGTGTTTTAAAATAAAGAGTAATATTTTCTTTATCTAAATTATCGTTCCATCTTAATATACTAGAGTTTAAGTCTGTATATTTATGAGGAACATGTTCTGTTTCTTTCTTTTGTGTTTCCATATCATGCCAATGCGTTTGGCCAAAACATAAACAATCTTCAGGATCAAAGTTTACTATATCATCTATGTTCTTTTGTATAATAATATCTAAGTCCAAGAATAAGTTTTCGCCTTTTTGTCTAACTACATTATCATCAAACAAATACATTTTATTCCACCACTTCTCTAATTTGTTTTCTTTAGGAAATGGTAGAACATTAATGTCTTCATTAAGTCCTTTTGCATTTTCTGTTAGACAGTAAAATGTAAAGCTTTGAGATACAGATTCCAGACAGGATTCGTATATCTTGTTAACATGTTTGGCAGAATATTTACTGCCCCACTTTACTGTATAAATGTTTAGCGCCAATGGTTTAATAACTCCGGATCTACCAATTCATTTTGCTTTGTATGTCCTCTACCTGAAGTCATTTGTTTAGGTAGTAGATCAATATTAAATACACAAAGGATTGGTGTTTCTCTGTATATTTCTGTTTCTAAATCATCATCTTCCCAACTACGCCCTCGGTTATACGAGTAGGCATAATCTGATGGGAAATGATCCCATAATTTTTTACCCCAATCACCCCATCTCCATGAGTGATAATTGTCTGTTCCGTCTGTATATGTAAACCATATCTTTTCTTGGTTCTCTAATACATCATGCCATATACATTCTGCTTGATCGTCGGACCAAACTTGGCAACTGCCATTAGTATATGCTCCGTGTGATAATTTAAATCTCCGCGTCTTCATTGGGCGCGGGTCTTGCCACCAGCTTCTTAACTTAGTTGGTCTTTCCATATTATAGGTAATTAAAGGCTCTATATCATTTTGTATAATAACATCTAAGTCAAAGAATATAAAACGACCTGTAGGTTTATCTTCAGCAAAGTTATGAGTATTGAATACCATTGTCTTAGGCCTATCCCAACACCTAGCCATACCATACTTAAAGTCGTCTTTTTGAAACCAATACTTAGGATGTATGTTAGGTATATCTGGAAAAGGAATAACTTTTACATCATCATCTAATCCTTCGGCATCATCTGTATAACAATAGAAATGGAAATCGTGTTTAGGATTACAATTTCTCTTGGCCATATTTTTCAATTTGTTCACAAAGTGAGGACCATATCTGGTGCCCCACTTAGAACATACTACATTTACTCTCATATCTCTTTGCCTTTATAATCTCCTGCTAGTGGAAAAATTTTAGTTATTACATCTGCAACTGCATGTGCAATATCCATGTGTTCTAACTGCGTACCATTAGCACCTCGAAGTTCAATGTAATGTATCCAGCTTCTTAGTGTTCCGTTAACATACATTCTACTCTTAGTATTGCCTTCAGGTAATACAACTCTTGCTTGTTCTTTTGCTATCCCATGTTCTAAAGCCCATGTATAAGCATATCTAGTTTGCCTAATAATATCCTTTTGTAATTCCTGCCACTTACTATCTAATTCATAGTCTTCAGTAGGAATACTATTTTGTCTATTTTTAGGGTCTTGCATTCTTGCTTCTCTTACTTCAAACTCTAAGTCCTTTGTAGGATCTGCATACCGCTGACTAAATTCTTGAAAGCTAAAACTCCTATGCCTTAAAATTTGTCTTGCAATGTCTCTTGTGGTGTCTATTTCTAAACATACACTAACCATTTCTAATGGCGACCAATGCTTGTGTTTCATTAGATACTTAATAAGTTTCTCACTTGTATCTTTATTTAACTGCCCATCTGGATTACTTACTCTAGCACAAAAGGCTACAAGTTCTGTAGCACTTGTGCTGTCTATAAGATAATTGCCATCTGCTTTACTGTAACTGATTAAGTTAACTTCCATATATTCCCTCGTTTCCGAATGTCCCTGCTCTGGTTCGAGCAATTATAAAGTCCGTTCCATATTGTTTACCTATATTAGCTAGTGCCGAGGTAATTTCAATACATTTATCTTCGAATGTTTCTATACGAACACGCACAATTAATGTTGCAAATTCAGTTTCCGCTATTAAAGGAACATAAATATCTGCATCGTCAAATGCACCTTCGATTACAACACCGTCTTTTCTTACTTTTAACATAAACCACCTTGTTCATTATGTATTATTGCTGGATTCAACTTTAATAAATTATTAAAGTAACCTTTAAAGAAGTCATTTGTAAAAATTTCTTCTAGAGTGTGTTCATTTATATTATTCTTATCCCAACTATACAATAACTCTGTCTTGTGTTCAGGAGAATTATATGCAGTAGTTAAGTTAAGAGCCACATGTTTACAGGGAAACACATTACCTTTAGAGTTTAGATAAAATGAATTATTAACTTTACCTTCACACTTAACATGTGGTGAAAACTTTATTGTTCTCTCTTTATATATGTCATCTTTTTTTCTTGTCTGTAGAGTCTCTAGTTCTATAAGTTTATAGTCTGGCATGTCTGGTTTTTCTTTTTTATCTATTACTATTTCTTCTTTAGATATTTGATTATCATATATAAAGCCATAAAAATTATATTGTTGTGAAATCTTTTTAGCTTTCTGAATATCAGAATCTAACTGATTCGTATGTACATAATTCCAAAACACTCTACACCCAGAGTCTATTAATGCCTTTGCATTTTGTAATATTCGTTTATCTGGATTGCCAGTATTAATATTAAATGTAATATTGCCTGCTTCTAAAAACATTAAGCCTAAGTTACTCCACCAAATAGGTTCATTAGATTTGCCATCTGTAGTTATATCACACCCACCAATACCCCATCTAGACATAAAGAAATGAGCTATATCAAATAGTTCAGGATTTAGTGTAGGGTCTTTATCTGTACCTTTAAAATGTATTCTTTTTAACTTAGATTTTTCTATAAAGTCTTTTGTAAATGTATCCTCTATCTGTTCTAAAGTTAGATAGTCATCTCCTGATATAGGATTTATTTCTACTCTTTCAGGTAAGTAAGGATAAAGATCTGTTTCTTTGTTATACATTCTATCTAATTGTTCTTCAGTAAAATCCTCATACCAAAAAGGCAATGCAACTATATTACCATCTGTTTTTTCTGGATAGGATGCTGTACTATCTTGTAGGAAAGGTATTGTACCTTCTTCTATCAAAAACTTCTCGCTAAATATATCATAGTTATATAATAAATCATCTTCGCTTTTGTCCCATTCTTTAAGTATGGCCTCCACTTTATCATTACGGTATACAAAATATCCTAGGTTACCATCCTCAAGCAAAATCTTCTTGTTTGATTTATAAATGTCTATGTCCTGTATGTTGTTAATAATACAATTAGGAGTTATAAACAATGTATGTCCGCCAGGTTTGGTATGTTGCATTATATCTATTTCCAACCAATCCTTCCCATACTTAGGCACATGAAAGGTTATACCATCTATATAGCCTTCTTTTTTTCGTGTAGTTTCTAAAATTTTATATTCATCATCATTAGTAAAGACATAGAAATCAAAAGGATCTACGCACAGTTTCTTAACCTGCGTATATAATGCGTTTATTTGTACTTGACTGTAATTATTGTCTAGCTGATTTGCTATAATCGTTACCATGCCATAATCTCAATAATGTCTCATCTTCTAATTCATCTATTTTTATTTGCTTATTATTAGACTTCAATACATCTACATTAAATAAACAAAATTTACATTCTTCTCTATATTTATGTGTCTCCAAATCCTCTGGAAATTGCATTCCTCTATTGTAAGAGTAAATCCATTCAAAAGGCATATTGTGCCAGAACTCTCTTTGACGCCAGTAATGATAGTTATCTGTTCCTTTCCAGAATGTTTTAAATATCATTTGATCTTCTTGTAATGCCTCCCAAAAGATATGTTCACATTGATCTCTATTCCAACACATTACACTAGAGTTAAAAAATGTTCCTCGAATATCAATAAACTTCCTATCATGTTTGTGTTTAGGATTTTGCCACCTAGAATGTATAATCCTAGGCTTCAAGGCCAGTTCATATATATCTGATATATCACTTTGTATAATAACATCTAAGTCTAAGTAACACCATTTATCGTCGAACCCTAAGAAGTTATGAGAATTAAATACTAAAAACTTAGCCCTATCCCAACAATAGTTTTCTTTACCAAACCAATACTTAGGATGTAATGGTTCTATATCAGGTATATCTCTAGCATCACATTTTAATCCTGTATCATCATCTGTATAACAGGTAAATGTAAAGTCATTGTGATAGTGTTCCTGTACCATACGATACAGATTGTTTACATACTCAGGAGAGTATTTAGTCCCCCACTTGATGCATACAAAGTTCATCATATTCTTTCTCAATCTCCGGGTGTCTGTCTAAGCCGTTTAATAAACATATAGGATACTCTGGTCTATACTTTCTTCCTGAATAAAGATAAGAGTATACCTCATTATGTGGCAAGTGTTCAAATGTAAATCCTTCATGGTAAAGATAAGTATCATCACCATATGGATATTGTACATCATATGTTTCAGGATATTTATTATAGTGATTCCATATATGCGTGGCATCTTTCCATAACATTACACTAGAATTATAATTACTTAATGGAAATCCTGGCTGATGAGGGAAATCATGTATATTTAATTGTTTATCTCCCTTATCTTTCCACCAAGTATATACTATAACAGGATTATCAACACAATAATCAAACAAATGATCTATGTTCTTTTGTATTCTTATGTCTAAATCTAAATATAATATAGTACCCATATCCTTTAACTGGAATAGTTTTATTTTTTCCATATTGTCGTTGGGTTCATGTTCCATATAAATAATCCCGATATCAGGATGTAACCCTTTAGGGTCATCCGTAACGCAAACATAATCATATTTGCCTTCGGTATGTTCGTATATAGAATTAACAGCATCAGAGCTGTATTTCTCACCATATTTTAATGTTAAAATAGTTTTCATTGTAATCACTTTTATTTATAAATAAGACTATACACGATATTTTAGAGATAGAGATTAATGGCAACCGTTTCAAATGTAGTAATAGATCAAGGTACGACGTTCAGTTTGGAGTTAAATCTCACAAACGACGACACTACTGCTAAAGATTTAACGAATTATACAGTAACTTCACAGATGAGAAAATCTTATGAAGCTACAACTGCTACAAGTTTTACTACTGCCAAGGTTAATGCTACAGGTAAAATAACAATATCTTTAACAGCAGCAGAAACAGCAGCTGTTAAAGCAGGAAGATATGTTTACGATATTGAGATAGCCTCAAGTTCGGAGACATTAAGAGTTTTAGAAGGAATAGTAACAGTAACACCAAATGTTACAAGAGCATAAGGAGATTTAGATGGCAGTTAATGTTAACGCTACACAAAATCCAGTATCGGTATCCGTATCGACTGGTAGTACTAGAGTCGTAACAACTACCACAACTCAAAGCCAGGTTGCAACTTCAACTAACATTGACAATTTGTCTGGTATTGATACCAGTGCAAAACAAAATGGGTATACTCTAGTTTATGATGGGAGTAGCGGTAATTTCATAGCAGCACCAGCATCGTCTGTTGCAGCTTCTATTACAGCTATTGACGGTGGCACTTTTTAAGATGGTATAAAGCTTTATATTATAATATTTAAAAGACATTTAACTAGGAGAAAATAAATGGCAACAACAATTCAAATTAAAAGAAGTACAGGCGCAGCAGCTCCCGCTACTTCGGATTTAGTTGAAGGCGAATTGGCGTATGCTGAGGATAGATCCAACTCAGGAGCATCTGCTAAGTTATACATTTCATCTATTGATTCAGGTGGTAACGAGGTTATTCAAGAATTAGGTGGTAAGTACTACACCGATCTTATTGACAACGCTACAAATTCAGCTACGGCTAGCACCCTTGTAAAGAGAGATGGAAGTGGACACTTTAACGGCGCAACTATTACAGGTTCAACACTTACTGATGGCACGGCAAGTATAAATTCAGGTGCTATTACAGGAGCAACAAGTATAACAGCTTCTGGTACAGTACAGTTTGGATCTATATCAGATGGTACTATTACAGCAACTGCATTTGTAGACGAAGACAATATGGCTTCCGACAGTGCAACGCTTATTCCAACTCAACAATCTGTGAAAGCCTATGTAGACGCACAAGTAACAGCAAGTGATTTAGATGCAGCTGGTGATTCTGGAACAATAGATATAGATCTAGATTCAGAAACATTTACAGTAGCAGGTGGTACAGGTATTACAACTGCAGCATCCGGCACAACAATTACAGCGACACTAGATAATACAGCAGTTACAGCAGGATCATATGGTTCTACTACAGCTGTTCCAATATTAACTATTGACGCACAAGGTCGTATTACAGCAGCTTCAACAGGTTCGATTGCTACTTCGTTTAATATTGCAGCAGACTCAGGTTCAGACGATACTGTGGCTGGTGGCGAAACATTAACTTTCGAAGGAACAGCGAACGAAATAGAAACAACAGTTTCCAATAACAAAATAGCAATAGGCTTACCTACAAATGTAACAATTTCAGGTAACCTTACAGTTAGCGGTACAACTACAACTGTAGATTCCACAACATTATCCGTAGCAGATCCATTGATCTCACTAGCAACAGGCAATAACTCGTCTGACGCAGTGGACATTGGTATATATGGTTTGTATGACACTTCAGGTTCAACTGATTTATATGGCGGTTTATTCAGAGACGCTAATGACTCAGGTAAATGGAAGTTATTTAAAGACAACCAAGCAGCACCTACTACAACTGTAAACACAGGCGGAACAGGTTACGCAGTAGCTACATTAGTAGCAAACATTGAATCATCTAGCGCTACAATTACAGGCGGTACTATTACAGGCATCACAGACTTAGTAGTAGCAGATGGTGGTACGGGCGCAGGTACATTTACTTCTAAAGGTATCCTTTATGGTAATGGTACAGGAGCTTTACAAGTAACAGCAGCAGGTACTGAAGGACAAATTCTTCAAGCTGGCTCAGGCGGTACTCCAGAATTCGGTGGAATAGACGGCGGAACTTATTAATATTAGATAGGATTTTGAAATGGACGAACAATTAATTAATGAATATATTAACAACTTGGCTAATCAAGTAAATAACTTGACCCAAGAGAACATACTACTTAAAACTAGACTTAGTCTTTTAGAGAAAAGGGAACAAGAGAGGTTGACAGCAGAAGAGAAGAAGGAAGTTCCAACACAACCGGCACCAAAGAGTGAATACTCTACACCGCCGGAGGAACAACCTAAGCCACAGGTGGAACAAATAGTTCCTAAAGAACCTGATTTTGTTAAAGGGCCTAAACCAAAAGGATATAATCCTAAGGTGGATGGACCAAGACCTCTTATCCCTAATCCTAAAATAGCAGAGGAATAATCAAATGGCAACAGTAATAAAAATAAAGAGATCGGAAACAGCAAGTGATGCACCTACTACCAGTGATTTAGTTGCAGGTGAGGTAGCATTAAATACAGCAGATCAAGTTCTGTATGTAAGAGATTCTGGAGGTTCGATTGTTAAAGTTTCTAACTTTTCAGAAGTAGACCAATCTTTAGTTTTTCCTACTGGCGACTATGGAAGTGTGGCATCAGCGCTAGCAACAGACGCATTTGGCCAAACTATAGACAAAGTATTTGATTGTAATTCAAGTGTTAAGTATAGAGTAAGTGAAGTAGATCTCGGGTCGGATTCAGCAGTATAACAAGGAGACTATAGATGACAGTTACAGTACAGTTTAGGAGAGGGACAACAGCACAGAACAATGCGTTCACTGGCTCGATTGGCGAACTTTCTGTAAACACTACAACAAATACTATTAGGGTCCATGATGGGAGTACAGCAGGCGGGCATGAGCTTATGAAGGCTGATGCCACAAATATTGATGGGAATGTACCCATAGGTAACATTTCAGGAACAATATCAGCTAGCGCATTGGATGATGGGTCTAGCATAGACGGCGGAACATATTAATTAGGAGACAAAAATGCCAACACAAGTACAATTTAGGAGAGGGACGACTACACAGAACGAATCCTTTACTGGTGCGGTAGGTGAACTTTCCGTAGATACTACGCTAGATACAGTTCGAGTACATGATGGTTCAACGGCAGGCGGTATAAGGCTAGCAAAATATTCTGAGATACAATCAGGGGATATTACAGCAGTCGTAGCAGGCACAGGACTATCAGGAGGAGCTACTAGCGGAAGTGCTACAGTAAACTTATCACACTTAGGCTTAGAAAGCCTTTCAGACCCAAATGATGATCAGATAATATTTTGGGATGACTCAGCAGGAGCAACTGCATTTTTAGATTTAGGCACAGGTTTGTCTATATCAGGAACAACAATTTCTGTAGGAACACTTAACCAAGATACTACAGGAAACGCAGCTACGGCAACAGCATTAGAAACAGCTAGGACTATAGGTGGTACATCATTTGATGGTACTGCAAATATAGCAGTTGCATTAGCAGCAACAGCTACAACATTAGCAACAGCAAGAACAATAAACGGTGTAAGTTTTGATGGTAGTGCAAATGTAACTACATTAACAGCAGGCACAGGTGTTTCAGTTTCAGGCACAGCAGTTTCAATAGGACAAGCAGTAGCAACATCAGATGATGTTACATTTGCAGATGTAGCAGCAACAGGTAATGTTACTATTACAGGTAACTTAGATGTAAATGGAACAACTACAACCTTAGATTCAACTAACTCTACTATTGCAGATAGACTAATTGAATTAGGAAACGGAACAACAGGAACACCAGCAAACGATATGGGTCTGGTCTTTGAAAGAGGATCTTCAGACAATGCGTTTATTGGTTGGGACGAAAGTGCAGATAAATTCCTAGTAGGTACTGGCTCATTTACAGGTGCAAGTACAGGAGATTTAACAGTTACCACAGGAACACTTGTAGCAAACTTAGAAGGTAATGTTACAGGTAATGTTACAGGTAACACAAGTGGAAGTTCAGGTTCATGTACAGGGAACGCAGCAACAGCTTCGGCACTTGCAACAGCAAGAACTTTATCGTTTACAGGAGATGTTACAGGTACAGGAGACTTTGATGGCTCAGGTAACTTAGCAACTGCATTAACTATAGCAGCAAATAGTGTTGCATTAGGTACAGATACAACAGGGAATTATATGGCACAAGTAAGTGGTGGAGATGGTATTACTATTTCTCACACGCAGAGCGAAGGCTCAACGGCTACAATTACTGGCACAGCAATATATGATTCAAGTGGAACTAAATTAAATTAAGGGTAGACGCAGATGGCTTTAGCAAGTAGAACAGATTTACAGGATTATTGTTTAAGGAGACTTGGACACCCTGTAATTGAAATTAATGTTGACGATGCTCAACTCTCAGATCGTATAGACGATTCTTTGCAGTTCTTTCAAGAGTATCATTTCGATGGTGTTGAAAAGACATTCGTTAAACATCAAATTACAGGCTCCAAACTAAAGCTAACTGCTAACCTTGGTGGTAATTTTACAAAGGGAGAAACTTTAACAGGAGGAACTTCCGGTGCAACTGCTCTATTTGATTCAACAGATTCAACAGCACAGTTTTTACTTATAGAACAAATTAAATCAGGAACCTTTGTAGCATCAGAAACAGTAACAGGTAATATATCAGGAGCAACAGCAACATTAGGAGCAACAGATTTTTATACTAAAGGTGATATTGAAAACGGCTATTTGCCAATAAGTAACAATATCATAGGTATAACCCGTGTCTTTAATTTTGGTGGAGCAGCTACAAACAATACAAAAGACGGACAACTGTTTGATCTAATGTATCAGTTTAGAATGAACGATCTATATAACTTAATGGGAGCAGACATGATATATTATTCAGTCGTACAATCTCATTTAACAACATTGGAACAACTACTAGTAGGACAACGACAAATTCGTTGGAATAGAAAAACAGACAGACTTTATATAGATACTGATTGGGATAAAACATACAATATAGGCGACTATGTAGTAGCAGAAGCTTATGCTATCCTTGATCCTTCTACATATACAGAAGTTTATGATGATATGTTCCTAAAGAAATATACAACAGCATTATTTAAAAAACAATGGGGCGATAATCTGAAGAAATTTGCAGGTATTCAAATGCCAGGTGGTGTGACTTTAAACGGAGAAACCATTTATAACGAGGCAGTACAAGAGATACAAGCAATTGAACAGGAGATGCAACTTAAATACGAATTACCTCCTCAATTTATGATAGGTTAAACACATGGCCACAAATTTTTATTTCCAAAATGGCGGTGGTATAGGACAAACAGGCGAACAGCGCCTAATAGAAGATCTTATAATCGAAAGTCTTAAAATATACGGACACGATACTTACTACTTGCCTAGAACAATAGTTAACAAAGATGACATCTTTGATGAGGACTCATTGTCTAGGTTCACCCAAGCATATCCTTTAGAAATGTACTTAGAAAATGTACAAGGGTTTGAAGGCCAAGGAGATATATTTACAAGATTTGGAATGGAAGTTAGAGATCAAGCAACTTTCGTACTAGCAAAAAGACGATGGGAGGACATGGTTACAAGGCAAGGTCCTGATGTAGCAAGGAAAGCCAGACCAGTAGAAGGAGATTTAATTTACTTTGAAAAAACTAAATCTTTATTCGAGATTAAATATGTAGATTTCCAAAATCCATTCTATCAGGCAAATAACATTTATGTATTTAAATTAACTTGTGAATTGTTCGAGTATAGTTCAGAGGATTTAGATACAGGTATTGCAACAATAGATGCAATAGAAACAAAATACTCTCAAGATATGTTGGAGTATCAATTTAAGAAAGAAGATGGTGGATTGTTCCTTAAGGAAGATGGCGGTAGTTTAATTACAGAAGCTTATCAAACAAGTGTATCAGAACCAATAGATAACGCAGACTTTGATAACTTATTAACATTAGAAGGCATACTAGACTTTAGCGAATCTAATCCGTTTGGTGAGATAGGAGGCTCGTAATGTTTAGAGATAAGACATTCTATCATAGTCATGTAAGGAAAGCTATTATAGCTTTTGGTACAATATTCAATGATATAAACATAGAAAGAAAGAATTCATCGGGTGCAGTAGCACAAACATTAAGAGTGCCTTTAGCGTACTCTACAAAACAAAAGTTTTTAACTAGGATTGCCAGAGTAGCAGATACAAGTACTAGAGGAGAAGTAGCTCTTACTTTACCTAGAATGGGGTTTGAAATAAATGGTTTAAACTACGACCCAGGCAGGAAGGTAGCTCCTATAAATAGAACGAGAGTAGTAGGAGAAGGAGATGATACTAATACAGTTAGATCTGTGTTTGCTTCTGCTCCGTGGAACATGGATTTAGCATTATATATATTTGCGAAGAACCAAAATGATGGATTAAATATAATAGAACAAATACTTCCTTATTTTAATCCTGACTTTAATGTAACAATAAACGATCTCCCAGAAGTGGGAATTAAAAGAGATTTAAAAATAACTTTAGATAATGTTAATTATGAAGACGAATATGAAGGCGAGTATGCGAACAGGATTAGTGTAATATGGACATTAAATTTTACTATGAGGCTTAATTTTTACAGTCATGTAGCAAATGTAGATGTTATTAAACAGGCAGTAATAGATGCTTATAGTGATCCTAACTTATCCTTAGATAAAGTAGCACTCTCAGCAGGAAGAGCAAGGGTTAAAGCAACTGTTGATCCTCAATCTGCAACACCAGCCGATGAATATAAGTTCTTGGAGGAATTTGATGAAGCGTTCGAAACATAGCGGTTTTGAAGAATTAGATAAAAGTTTTAATACAAAAGAAATTACAAAAGCTTTAGAAACTAATTTAAGAAAAACTGAAGAAGAGAGACAACTCCCAGCAGTAGACATGTCAGAAGAAGAAAAAGATGCTCTACATGCCAAACAACAAGAAGAAGACTTACAATACGCTAGAATGATGCTAAAACAAGCAGAGGCATTTAATGCTGAGGCAATAGAAGGCATATTACATATAGCAAGAAACTCAGACCAGCCTAGAGCATACGAAGTAGCAGGTGGATTAATTAAAAATCTACAGGATAATGCTAAAGACATGTTAGATGTACATGAAAAACAGAAAAGAATAACAGCAGATGACTCTAAAGGCAAACAAATTAAAACACAAAACAATATGTTCGTAGGTAGCACAAAAGATTTACTACAAGCATTAAAAGGCGAACAAGCTAAAACAATAGAAGGCGAAATAGCAGAAGACGATGGCACGACCTGAAGAAGTCTCATATCACGGTAATCCTAATCTTAAACCATTAGCATATCAGCACGATTTTACTAAAGAAGAAATTGCAGAGTATGTTAAATGTCAAAAAGATCCTAAGTATTTTATAGAAAACTATGTAAAGATTGTTACACTAGACAGAGGATTACAACCTTTTAAATTATTTGATTGTCAGAAAGGCAAAGTAGATCTCATAATGAATGAGAGAAAAGTAATTTTAATGGAAGGTAGACAGCAAGGTAAAACAGTAACAGCAGCTGCGTGTATATTACATTATACAATATTCCAAGAAGATAAGACAGTAGCTATAATGGCTAACAAAGCCTCAGCAGCGAGGGAAGTATTAAACAGATACCAGATAATGTATGAGAATTTACCTTTGTGGATGCAACAAGGTGTTAGAGTATGGAATAAGGGTGATGTAGAATTAGAAAACAATAGTAAAGTACTCTCAGCAGCTACAACAGCATCCGCCATTCGAGGTAAATCAGTTAACTGGTTGTACATTGATGAGGCAGCAATCATACCTAACAACATAGCAGACGAGTTCTTTACATCTGTTTATCCTACTATCTCAGCTGGTGAGACAACAAAGATTCTACTTACATCTACACCATTAGGCTACAATCACTTCTGGAAATTCTGGAATGAGGCAGAGAAAAAAGAAAACGGTTTTGAACACATGTTTATACCTTACTATGAGATACCAGGAAGAGATGAGAAGTGGTTAGAAGAACAAAAAGGACTCTTAGGTGAGGTAAAATTCAACCAAGAGGTAATGTGCGAGTTTCTAGGTTCAACAAATACTTTAATAAATGCTACAACAATTGGTAGATTAAGTAGTAAACCAGTAGAGTTTACAAATAATGGACTAGATATATATGAGAATCCTAAAGAAGGACATTACTACGCAATGGCATGTGATACTGCCAGAGGTATTGGTGGAGATTATTCTGCTTTTGTAGTCGTAGATATAACACAAATGCCTTATAAGGTTGTGGCAAAGTATAGAGACAACTCAATAGCCCCTATGTTATTTCCAGATGTAATTGGAAAGGTTGGTAGGGACTATAATAATGCTTTTATATTAGTAGAAGTAAACGATATAGGACAACAGGTAGTAGAAATACTACATCAAGAAGTAGAATATGAGAACATATTAAGCACAGTACAAGAACAAAACAGACAATATGTAAGTCCTGGCTTTGGTAAAGCAACAAAGTTAGGTGTAACTACTTCTAAACAAGTTAAAAGACAAGGGTGTTTTACATTTAAGTCTTTACTAGAAGAACAAAAATTATTGATATTTGATGAACATATAATACATGAGATATCAACTTTTATTGAGAAAGGCAATACATATCAAGCAGACGAAGGTTATCATGATGACTTAGTCATGTGTATGGTATTGTTTGGGTGGCTTACAAGTCAAAACTTCTTTAAGGATATGACAGATGTCAATGTTAGAGAAGGATTATATGGACAACAGATGGGAGAGATTGAAACTAATCTTACTCCATTTATTAAAATAGATGGCTCAGAGCCCGAAGTAGAAGTTATAGGAGATGATGTCTGGTTATTAGAAGATGAGTATAATCCAGGCAACTTGCAGAAGAAATTAAGAGATTTAATAAATAGATAATGTATTTACAATAAGAATGTCGTATTTACAAAATTGTAAGTCTAACTTTTGTCATGTATAAATAGTAGGATGATAATAAAAACTTGTGTCATTCATAAGATAATATAAACCGAGGAGAAAAACATGGCATTTCAGCTATCACCAGGTGTTCTTGTTAAGGAAACAGATCTTACTTCTGTTATTCCAGCAGTAGCTACTTCTATAGGAGCTTTTGTTGGTAATTTCAGATGGGGACCTGCCGGCGAGATCACAACAATTAGTACAGAAAACGAACTTGCAGCCAAGTTCGGACAGCCAGATGACGCTACAGCAGTTGACTTTTTAACAGCAGCTTCATTCTTGGCCTATGGTAATAACCTTCAATTAGTTAGAGCTATTGACGATACAACAGCAGTTAATGCTGTAGCATCTGGCTCAGCGACACTAATTAAAAATGCAGAAGATTACGCATTAAACCATTCAACCGGTTCCGGTTCAAATGGTATGTGGGCAGCTAAATATCCTGGCGTCTTAGGTAACTCACTTAAGGTTGCATTCGCAGATTCTAGTAATTTCGACACTAATTCAGTGGCGTCTACTACTATAACAGCAGGCGGAACAGGTTATACAAGCGCACCTACAGTTGCATTTACTGCACCTGGTTCAGGTGTTACTGCTACAGGTACTGCTACAATAAGTGGCGGAGCTGTTACAGCAATCACTATTACAAACCCAGGTAATGGTTACACCAGCGCACCAACAATTTCATTCAGTGGCGGTGGAGGTTCTGGAGCAACAGCTACAGCAACACTAGCAACTGATTGGGCATATAAAAATGAATTTGATAGAGCACCACTTACTTCTACAAAGGTAGCAATACAAGGCGGTTCAAACGACGAACTTCACATTGTTGTTATTGACGAAGATGGAGCAATTTCAGGCGTAGTTAATACAGTCCTAGAAAGATTCTCTCATGTGTCTAAAGCATCAGATGCTAGAGGACTAGAAGGTGGTTCAATATTCTACAAAGATGTAATTAACAATCAGTCACAGTATGTTTACTGGACAGATCATCCAGCAGGAGACGCTACTTGGGGAACAGCAGGTAACGCAACAGCATTTACATCAGGATTCACAACAGCAGAAGCAACAATTAGCCTTTCAGGTGGTGTTGATGACGCACCTGACTCAGGTGACTTACAAACAGCTTGGAGCTTGTTTGCAGATGCAGAACAAACAGACGTAAACCTTCTTATAACTGGAGCATTGAATACTACAGACCAAAAGTATGTACAAGATAACATTGCTAAAGTAAGAAAAGATTGTGTTTCATTCCATTCACCAGTACTAGCCTCCGTTGTTAACAACTCAGGCTCAGAAGTATCATCCATTACTACAGATAAAGGGCAGTTAGCTGCTACTTCATATAGTTTCATGGACGGCAACTGGAAATACATGTATGATCGTTATAACGATGTATACAGATGGGTTCCATTAAATGGAGACACAGCAGGTTTATGTGCAAGCACTGACGCAGAAGCAGATCCGTGGTTCTCACCAGCAGGATTTAACAGAGGACAGATTAGAAATGCTGTTAAACTAGCATGGAGTCCTACTAAAACAAACAGAGACGAACTTTACAAAATTGGCGTAAACCCAATTATCAATAGCCCAGGAAATGGCATTGTATTGTTTGGAGACAAAACTCTATTAGCAGCACCTAGTGCGTTTGATAGAATTAATGTTCGTAGACTGTTCATTGTATTAGAGAAGGCAATTTCTACTTCAGCTAAATTCCAATTGTTTGAATTTAACGATGCTTTTACTAGGAATCAATTCACATCACTTGTTACACCTTTCTTAAGGAATGTACAAGGTAGACGTGGTATATTTGATTTTAAAGTAATATGTAACGAAAGTAATAACACAGGACAAGTTATCGATAGCAACCAATTTGTTGCAGATATCTTCATTAAGCCTGCTCGTTCTATTAACTTTATTACATTAAACTTTATAGCTACTAGAACAGACGTTAGTTTCGAAGAGATTGGCGGATAACTTATAAATAACTATTAAGGAGTAGGAGAACAACATGCCTAATATAACAAATTTTAAAACAGCGTTAGCAAACGGCGGAGCTCGTCCTAACCAGTTTAAAGTTTTTATTCCATTTCCAACTGGAGAAGCGAATGAGAACGAACAACTGTTAGTTAGTGGAGCAGCTTTACCGGCTTCAACTGTTAATCCAGTGATTACACAGTATAGAGGTAGGGAAGTTAAGTTTGCAGGTGAAAGAATATTTGATCCGTGGACAATTACAATTATTAATAACGAAAACCAAACTCTCAGAAGGTTATTTGAGGATTGGATGGAGTTAATTAATAATAAAGAGGATAACAGCGGCGAAACCGAATGGCTTCGTTACCAGCAGGATGTTATTGTTGAACATTTGGACAGGAACGATAAACCTTTAACCGGTGGTAAGTACAAATTGAAAGAGGCCTTCCCAATAAACATGTCAGAAATTGCATTACAGTATGCACAGAACGACATTATTGAAGAATTTACGGTTACATTTCAATATCAAACATACGAAGTCAGCTAGTTTTAGACTAGTGTACAAGGATATATAAATTATGGATTTATTTGGATTTGAGATCAAGCGGAAAGAGCAACCGAAGGGTGAAAAGTCCTTCGTTGCTCCATCCCAAGATGATGCTATTGAAAGCATACGAGCTGGTGGGTATTATGGCACCTACATGGATTTGGAAGGTGTCGCTCACACAGAGTCGGAACTTATTAAAAGGTATCGAGACATTGCCGGAATGGCAGATGTTGATACAGCAGTAGAAGATATTATTAATGAATCAATAGCACAACTTGAGAATGAATCTCCCGTTGAACTCAACCTAGATGATGTAGATTTATCATCTGCAGTTAGGAAATCAATCCAAAAAGAATTTGAAGAGATTAAAAATCTCATGGACTTTAAAAATAGAGCCCAAGATTATTATAGACGATGGTATATTGATGGCAAAATATTTTTTCACAAAGTCATCGATATGGAAAATCCTAAAGACGGGATCAAGGATATTAGATATATTGATCCAAGAAAAATTAGGAAAGTGCGTGAAGTTAAGAAGGAAAAGAATCCTTCTGGCGTAATGTTTGTTAAAGATGTAGAAGAGTTTTTTATCTATAATGATAAAGGAGTTACATCTAAACCAGGAGCTTATGTAGCACCTGAAAATCAGCAAGGGCTGAAGATAACAAAAGACGCCATAGCATACGCACCAAGTGGTTTGGTAGATCACGATAAGAACATAGCACTATCGTATCTACATAAGGCTATTAGGCCTGCAAACCAACTAAGAATGATGGAGAATGCTGTTGTTATATATAGAATAACAAGAGCACCTGAAAGAAGGATATTTTATGTAGATGTTGGTAACTTGCCGAAGATGAAGGCAGAACAATATCTAAAAGACATCATGGATAGATATCGTAATAAATTAGTTTACGATGCTAACACAGGTGAAATTAGAGATGATAAGAAGTTCATGTCTATGTTGGAAGACTTTTGGTTACCCAGAAGGGAAGGCGGAACAGGAACAAGTATTGATACATTGCCAGCAGGTCAAAACCTAGGGCAGATAGAAGATGTAGAATACTTTCAAAGGAAATTATATCAGTCCTTGAATATTCCTGTATCGAGATTAGAACAACAGGCTGGACTAAACTTTGGTAGAGCAGCTGAGATAAACCGAGACGAGATGAAGTTTACAAAATTCATCATCAAGTTAAGAAGGAAGTTCTCAGTTATGTTAAGCGATCTTTTGAAGACGCAGCTCTTACTAAAAGGTGTTTTAACAGAAGACGATTGGCATGGAATCAAAGACGATATAGAATTTGAGTTTGCCACAGATGCTTATTACACAGAGTCTAAGGAACAAGAAATTCTTAGAAGTAGAGTAGAAGTATTAAACGGTCTAGCAGCATATATAGGAACATTTTTTAGTAAGCGTTACATACAAAAGAATGTATTAATGTTAACGGACGAGGAAATAGATACAATCGAAACAGAAATTATGGCAGAGCCACAATATAGTAGACAGTATCAATGGAGTCCATTACAAGCAAGTGATCCGGCACAACCGGCACCTGAAGGTAATATAAGTAATGATGTACCAGGAGAGGGTAACCCTGTACCTGGACCTGATAATGGAGCATAATATGGCAGAAACAGACAGAACACAAGAAGTTAATGATTTGGTGAATGACATCGTAGCAGGTAATACTGCAGATGCGCAACAAAAATTTAACGATCAGATGACAGCCCGAGCACAAGAGGCGTTAGACGATCAAAAGGCAGGAGTAGCAGCAGACATATATAATAAACATGTTGTAGATCCTGACATGGAACCACAAGGTGTAGCATTAGATGATGCACTTGTGGATATAGATCAAACAACAGGCATGCCTGTAGAAGGAGAAACAAATGGCGAAGACATTTAAAAATTTTAGAGCAGGAATTATTACCGAAAGTCCTGTTGACGGTGTAGCTAAAGGCTCACTGGATGGTGATAAGCACATGTGCGCTAGTAAAATAATGCACAAGGAATGGAAAGAGGGTACACCTATTATTGGTGAACACGCAGAGCCAGTAGATGGTGAAGTATCCTGGTATAAAGTAATGTTTGAACACGGTATAGAAACAGTTGAAGTGAATGATCCTAATGTAGAAGTTATAGAAGAAGCTTCTCACATGAACCATAAGAAAAAATCATATTAATTTAATTAAAAGGAAATCACATGGCAGTCACAGTAAATAACTTAAAACTAACCCAAGTCCAGGGTGTAGTATCTGTTAGGGGGACTGCTGCTACCGGAACAATTGCTTTAGCAACAACACTAAAGAAATCAACTGAGACGCAAAGCTCCCCAGCAGTCAATATAAAAGGACTACATTGGACCTTGTCTAGCGGTGCTAGCGCCAAGGTTCAAAGAAACTCCGTCGTATTATTTGAACTACACGAAAGTGGTTCATTAGATATGTACGGATATGCAGAGAACTCAGAAAACACATCAGATATAGAAGTAGTTATAGCCGGCGGAGCTGGTGGAACTGTTATAGTTGATTGTGCTAAAGTTTCTGGTTACGGTTCACAACAACATCAAGATGCACCACTAGACACTAACGACGCAGGTAATGTCTATGACGGTGGTTCATTAGGTTAACGGAGAAATAAATGAGACTTATTAAAGAATTTAACGAAAGTATTAACTATCTCACAGAAGATAGTAAAGATCCTAAGAAGCCTAATGTATTCATAGAAGGTGTATTCTTACAATCAGATTTAAAGAACAAAAACGGTCGTGTATATCCTAAAGAGATTATGCAACGAGAAGTTAACAGATATGTTAACGAATCTGTCAACACTAAAAGAGCTTACGGAGAGCTAGGACACCCAGAAGGCCCTACTGTAAACTTAGACAGAGTATCTCACATGATAGTCTCACTAAAGGAAGACGGCAGCAATTGGATTGGTAAAGCCAAAATTATGGATACACCAATGGGTAAAATTGTAAAAGAACTTATTAGCGAAGGCGCTCAACTTGGAGTAAGCTCCAGAGGATTGGGCTCTTTAAAAGAGAGGAATGGCATTAATGAAGTACAAGATGACTTTATGCTTGCCACAGCGGCAGATATTGTTGCAGATCCTAGCGCTCCAGACGCTTTTGTATCCGGTATAATGGAAGGAAGGGAATGGGTTTTTGTTAATGGTAAATGGACAGAACAAGACATAGAAGAGAGCCAAGCGATAATTAATCAAGCTTCACAGAGAGATCTAGAAGAAGCTAAATTCGCTGTTTTTAGCAATTTTCTTGATAAACTGTCTAAAATATAATAGAAATCTGTATAAATATAAATAGTTTATTAGATTATATTAAAATTAAATAATCCTAAGAGGAGAGTAACATGGGAGTAGAATCCAAAATCAGAGAACTTCTAGAAGGTAAGTTGCAAGACGACGCCGTAGAAGTACTTGACGAACTAGCGGCACATCGTCCGTTAGATAAGTCAAGCAATGGAGATGCTAAACCACCCCTACAAGGTAACTCTAATCCAAACCCAGAACAGCAAGACCTTAGCGGTTCAAGCAACCCTGAAGGCGGATTAACAAGCCCGGTAGGAAAGGAAGCGTCAGCTAAGGCTGGTAGTGCCCCTAGACCTTCTAACTCAGGTGCTGGTAAAGCACCAAACTATAACGACGGAGAGGCAACTCAAAGCGTTGTAGCACAATCTAGCTCTAAAGGTAATGTACATCAAGAAGAAGTCGAAGAGACTGAAGACGAAGTACTAGAAGAAACACCTGAAGTAGCAGAAGATGAAGTAGTATCCGAAGAAGAGGAAGCTACTGAAGAGATTGTTGCAGAAGAGGAAGAAGTCGAAGGCGAAGAAGTTGAATATGTTGAAGAAGGCGAAGAAGAACTTACAGAATCTGACGAAGAGGAAGTAGAAGCATCTGAAGACGAGTCAACAGAGGAAACTTTATTCGAAGAGGACATTGCTAACTTGTTCGCAGACGAGGAGCATCTTTCCGAAGAATTTAAAACACAAGCCGCTTCACTTTTTGAAGCATCGGTTGTGGCCAGAGTCAATCAACAAATGGAGTCCATTGAGGATGAGCTTGTTGAGGAAGCCAATAAAGCTTTTGATGAGGCAAAAGAGAAGCTCGTAGAAAATGTAGACAAATACCTCAGTTATGTAACTGAGCAATGGCTCAAAGAAAACGAGTTAGCTGTTGAGAACGGCTTACGCAACGAAATTACTGAATCATTCCTTAACGGCATGAAAGAAGTATTCAAAGAACATTATATTGATGTTCCTGAAGAAAAATTCGATGTGTTGGCAGAACAACAGTCTGAAATTGATGAGTTAAAATCTAAGTTAAACGAAGAGATTAACAAGTCAGTTGCAATCAGCGAAGACAGAGAACAACTACAAAAGGAAAAAGTTTTCCGTTCCGTGGTTGACGATCTAGCTGAAACTGAAGTGGAGAAATTCGCAGGTTTAGTCGAAGGAATTAGTTTCGACGACGAAGACAAGTATATTTCAAAACTAAATGTTATCAAGGAAAATTATTTTCCTAAAGCGAAAGCTGATGATAGTGATAAGCTAGAAGATAGCGTTGATCAGGGAACTTTAACAGACAACACCGTGATGAGTAGATATGTACAAGGTATCTCTCAAGCAGCGAAGTTTGATAAGGTTAAAAATTAACATTTTTATAAATAATTAGGTTATAGAAATAACAAACAAAGTAAAACAAGGAGAAACTGATGTATCTTTCAGAAGAACTACAAAATAAGTGGCAACCAGTCCTTGAGCATCCTGAACTCTCAGAGATTCAAGATCCATACAAGAAAGCTGTTACCACAGTAGTACTCGAAAACCAAGAGAAGGCTCTTCGTGAAGAAAAAGAAGCTCTTTTCGAGGCTACACATGCTAACCAAACAGGTGCAGGCGTTGACAACTACGATCCAATTCTTATATCGTTAGTTAGACGTGCTTTACCTAACCTTATGGCTTACGATGTTTGTGGAGTACAACCAATGTCTGGACCAACTGGTCTAATCTTTGCAATGAAGTCACACTATACTAGTCAAACTGGTACAGAGGCTTTATTTAACGAAGCAGACACTGATTTCTCAGGTGCAGGAACCCACGCTGGAGCTAATCCAGTAGACGGTACTTACACTACAGGAACAGGCGTATCTACAAGCACTGCAGAAGGTTTTGGAGACTCAACTACACTTAATGAAATGGCGTTTTCAATCGAGAAGACAACTGTTACGGCTAAGTCCAGAGCGTTAAAAGCTCAGTACACCGTAGAACTTGCTCAAGATTTAAAAGCTGTTCATGGTCTAGATGCAGAATCTGAACTTTCTAATATTCTTTCACAAGAAATACTTGCTGAAATTAATAGGGAAGTCATTAGAACTATTTACAAAGTAGCTAAAACAGGCTCAGCCTCTACAGCTACAGCTGGAACATTCGACTTAGATGTTGATTCCAACGGTAGATGGTCTGTAGAAAGATTTAAAGGTCTTTTATTTAATATCGAGCGTGACGCTAATGTTATAGCACAAGACACAAGGCGTGGAAAAGGTAACTTCATCATCTGTTCATCAGATGTTGCAAGTGCTCTTTCAATGTCAGGCGTACTTGACTATGCACCAGCTTTATCAACTAATTTAAATGTTGATGACACAGGTAATACATTTGCTGGTGTACTTAACGGTCGTTATAAAGTATACATTGACCCATATTCTGCTAATACAGGAGCTGCAGCTCAGTTCTATGTATGTGGTTATAAAGGCACAAGCCCTTATGACGCAGGTCTATTCTACTGTCCTTATGTCCCACTACAAATGGTTAGGGCTATTGACCCAAGCACATTCCAACCTAAAATTGGTTTCAAAACTAGGTATGGCATGATCGCTAACCCATTCGTAATGCAGTCAGACGGCACTACAGATGCAGACACATTTACAGCAGACAGAAACCAATACTACAGATCAGTAAAAGTTTCTAACTTAATGTAATTTAGGTCTTTTCTAGAAATAGAATTTAAACGGGCTACCAATAGGCAGCCCGTTTTTTTGACTTGAATTTATTTTTGAACTACAAAGTCGTTTAGTTCTTTTGCAACAGCAACAACATCGCTAGCTAAGATACTTTCACTAGGTAGTGGTTTCTTATCGTTAGGATTGTTTTCGTTGTGTACATGGATAGCGTCTGCTTTCCTATGTAAGTTCTGTTCTAGTAAGCCTTGCGCTTGTCCTAGTAGTTCGGCTCTTATAGCATAGCCCGATTGTGTAAATGCTTTTTCCATATTTTTCTCCTGTGTGTATATGTGTTAAATGGGAGGCCGTTTCCAGCCTCCGCATTCATATTTATACAGCCCAGCGCACACCTCTATAGATGCCTGACTTTGGTTGTACCTTTTCTAATGGAATAGGGCCGTGACTTACGCCCCTGTAAATGCCTGGTAAAGATTTCGCTTTCGATTTCTTAACCAGGGCTTTGTAAAATATACCTCGATAGTACATTGTACGCCTCCTTGGTTGAAAGCGCGTTCCTTCGACATTATTGTCTACTTCCGTGTGTAGGTTAATGAACTTACACATGAACGATATAATTATTTATACAAGAAAGGTAAAGCAGAGTTTGATTATTGGTTTGTAATTTGTTATAAATACTAATAAGACCAGGAGGATATATGGCATACAGCAAAAAGGTTGTAGATAGATTTAATGATGTATTAAATAACCCACAACAGCACGGGGTAGGACGATTTGATCCTAATGACCCTAATGTTGCTACAGGAATGACTGGAGCACCAGCATGTGGAGATGTAATGAAATTAGATTTAAAAGTAAATCCAGATACAGATGTTATTGAAGATGTAAAGTTCAAAACATACGGATGTGGAAGTGCTATTGCTAGTTCTACAATGTTTGTGGAAATGTTAAAGGGTATTACAATGACTCAGGCTTTAGAAATTAAAGATAAAGACATTGCAGCAGCTTTAGAATTACCACCTATTAAATTACATTGTTCTGTATTAGCAGAAGATAGTATTAAAAGAGCCCTACAAGATTGGGACGAAAAGAAAGCACACAGACAACACAACAGGGGGCCTGAATGATAGAATGGACCGACGAAGCAATGGAACAAGTGATTAGTAGATTGGAAAGACAAAAATCTCCTGGTGTAAGACTTGCATTGCTAGGCGGAGGTTGCGCAGGTTTCAAATATGATTTTAATTATGCTGATGGACCGAGAAACGATCAGGATGAGGAACTAGACTTTGGCAAATTCAAAATGTGGATATGTCCTATGTCGGCAGGTTACTTAGCTGGTACAGTTATTGGATGGCGAGTAGAAGGATTGGTAGAAGAATTTACATTCTGGAATCCTGCAGAGTCTCAAGCCTGTGGTTGCGGTGAAAGCGTAGGATTTTAATAATGGAGATACAATATGGCAAAAGCATGGAGTGGAAAGCTCACACATAGTGGTGTAAAGAAATCTACATCACAGGGCGTCGGAGGAAGAGGCAGGAAAGTTAAAATTTCTACTTCCACGATGAATAAAAACAGAAAAAGAAGTTATAAAAAGTACAGAGGACAAGGTAGATGACAACAACTAATATTACGAATGTTTCAGAAGCATCGTGGAGTAATGCTAACCCCAATGAGTTAGATTATTTGCGTCCCAACGCATTTAAATTCCAAATAGCTAACATTCCTAATACAAGTTACTTCTGTAACGCAGCTAATATACCAGAGATGAATTTACCTCCTGCGTTACAACCTACACCATTAGTAGATGTAGGACACCCAGGAGATAAAGTAGAATTTGGTACCTTAATGATAAGATTCCTCATACAAGAGGACATGAAAAATTATATAGAACTATATAATTGGTTGGTAGGCCTAGGTTTTCCAAAAGACAGCAAACAACATGCAGAATATACAAAAACACAAAACTATAGGTTCCCAGATATATCTCCTGAGAGCCAAAAAGGGTTAGGACAGTATAGTGATGCTACACTTACCCTATTAGATTCAAATAACAACGCAAAAATAATAATTAAATTTATGGATGCTTTCCCTACGAGTTTACAGGGTTTAGATTTTGAAATAGTAACAGGCAGCACAGATTATATGATGGGTGTTGCTATGTTTAAATACACACTATTTGAAATCGAAGTATTATAATACCAAAAGGTACAACAAACAGTTGACTCTTACTACATAAGAGCCTATAATGTGTATATTATGATAACTCTACAAGAACTACAAGACATGTGGCAAGAAGACTGTAAGGTTGATGAACTTAACCTTGGCCAAGAGTCTACACGCATACCAGAACTACATTCTAAATATCTTAACCATTTATCTACATTAAGATTACAATGCCGAAGAGCTCAGAGTGAATTATTTAAAATGAGAAGGCTGAAGTGGAAGTATTATCGAGGAGAGTTGGACCAAAAAGAATTAAACGAAAAAGGCTGGGATCAGTACTTAGGTAATGCTCCACTTAATAATCAGATGAATGAGTTCTTGGATACAGATGAAGATGTTATTAAATTAACTGATAAATTAGAGTATTTAAACACTTGTATGACCCTATGTGAGAGTGTTATGAAGTCGATTTCTAGCCGTTCTTTTGATATTAAAAACGCAATTGAATGGACAAAATTTACAAACGGGTCTTACTAGTGAAAAATATTTGGCCGGTATTTTGGAGCAAAAAAAGTTGATCAAAGTTTCTAAGAAAGACGAAGTACATATAAGTGTAGATACAGATCCAAGTACTGCACAAGAGATATGTGACTTCTTCACTTTTGAGATACCGGGTGCCAAGTTTATGCCTCTATATAAAAAGAGAGTATGGGATGGCAAAGCAAGATTGTTTAATATATACAACCGAGAATTATACATAGGTCTTTTGCCTTACTTGAAAGAGTTTGCAGAAACCTTAGAGTATGATATAGAAGTAAACATGCCTGATATAGGCGAATCAATAGACATAGATAGATTTACTAATGAACTGAGGTTACAAGCAAATGGAAAACAAATCGAAATTAGAGAGTATCAGAAAGAAGCAGTTACAAAGGCAATTAATGTGGGGAGAACTCTCCTCTTATCTCCAACTGCTTCTGGGAAGTCTCTTATTATTTACAGTCTGCTTCGCTATCATCAATTAAAAAATAGGAAGCAACTTATAATTGTGCCTACTACATCTTTGGTAGAACAAATGTACGGAGACTTTCAGGACTATGCTACGGCAGACACTTGGCAAGTATCAGAAAATTGTCATAGGATATATGGTGGTAAAGAAAAAACAAATGAATATCCTGTAACAATAAGTACATGGCAATCTATATACAAGTATCCTAAAAAATGGTTTGAACAATTTGATGTTGTATATGGAGATGAGGCACACTTGTTTAAGGCAAAGTCTTTAACAACTTTAATGAACAAACTTACAAACACACCTTTTAGAATAGGAACAACAGGCACATTAGATGGAACTAAGACACATAGGCTCGTACTAGAAGGTGTGTTTGGACAAGTACATAAGGTTACAACTACTAAAAAACTAATGGACGATAATCAACTTGCTACATTAAAAATTGTATGTTGTATGATTAACTGGAAGGACGCACACAGAAAAGAAGTTAAGGGTATGACTTATCAAGAAGAGATAGATTGGATAGTAACACACCCTGATCGTAATGAAATTATAAAAAATTTAACAATAGCACAGGAAGGTAATACACTTGTTCTATTTCAGTATGTAGAAAAACATGGAAAAGTTTTACATGAAATGATAAGTAAGTCTGTAAAAGAAAATAGAAAAGTATTTTTTGTATATGGAGGCACAGATACAGAGGTTAGAGAAGAAATAAGAGCTATTACAGAGAAACAAGACGATGCTATTATAATTGCCTCATACGGTACATTCTCAACGGGTATAAATATAAGGAACCTTCATAATATTGTGTTCGCCTCACCTAGTAAGAGTAGAATTAGAAACTTACAAAGTATAGGTAGAGGCCTCCGTAAAGGAGAGAACAAAGTATCATGTAATCTTTTTGATATTGGTGATGATTTATCGTGGAAGTCTAAGAAGAATTACACAATGAACCACTTAATAGAAAGGATCAAGATTTATAACGAAGAAGGTTTCGATTATAAACTTGTTAAATTAGATGTCTGATATAAGCATATTAAAATTAATGGACGGTACTACAATAGTAGGCAGATTAACACAAGACGGAGATCTTGTAGAAATAGAACACCCAATAGAATTGGTGTCTAATATACAACCTGTAGGAAATATATTAGGCGAGCAAGTAAGTTTAAGACCTTATGTTGCAATAGCACAAGAACATATTTTTACAATAGAGAGATACAATGTTATTAATATATCTACTCTACAGGAAAATTTTGTTGAAGGCTATGAACGAATGGTAGAAAATATTTATTTCAGAGAACAACAATGGGAAGGTGACTTAATGTCAGAGGACCCAGACTCAGAATTAGATATGGAAACAATGTCTGATCTTGCAGATGCAATTATAAAGAAACAAATACATTAGGAGTATATTATGGCAAAAAGACGTGACCCTAACTCGGCACACTATATAGACAACAAGGAGTTCCTTGTAAAGATTAGTGCTTACCGAGAGGAAAGAATAGAAGCAGAAGAGAGTGGAGATGAAAGACCACAAGTAACAAATTATATAGGCGAGTGCTTTGTTAAAATAGCAAACCACTTGGCTTATAAATCTAATTTTGTAAACTATACATTTAGAGATGAAATGATTTTGGATGGTATTGAAAACTGTCTTACATATATGGACAACTTTGATCCAGCAAAATCTAAAAATCCATTTGCATATTTTACACAAATCACATACTACGCTTTTATTAGGCGAATCCAAAAAGAAAAAAGACAAATGGAAACTAAGTTCAAGTATATTAAAAGCTTGGACATAGATCAAATCTTAGAACAGAGTGCAGACGGAAGTGAACACTCTAATGATTACCTAAGTTATATGAGAGGTATGATTGAGCAAGCAGAGGCAGATAATTTAGCAGCAGATAAAGCCAATGCAGGTAAGAAGATGCCTAAGCGTAGACCTAAATACTTAGATGAAAGAATTAAAGCCGAGGAGGCAGCTGCTAAGGAGAAGGAAGAAAACGGTCAACCAAACGACGAAATTATATCTTGATTGTTGGTTAGGTCGTATATATAATATCATACTATGAAACTGAGATACAGCGAAGCATTCTATAGCATACAAGGTGAAGGTAGATTCGTAGGAGTACCTAGTGTATTCTTAAGAGTTTTCGGTTGTAACTTTGAATGCGCTGGTTTTGGACAAGAGCGTGGCAAGTATATTGCTACAGACCAAATGCCTTATATGACAGATCCTAAAGGCGATAAAAATCACCCAGAAGCTTATAAAGATATTTCAGAACTTCCTGTTACACCTGTAGGTTGTGATAGTTCTGCTTCTTGGGCTATGAAATATAAACACTTACAAATGACTAAGACTGTAGATGAAGTGTTTGAACATATTGTAAGCCTTTTACCTAATGGAAGATTCGATGAACAAAATGATATACATTTGGTTATTACAGGTGGTGAACCTTTACTCGGTTGGCAAAGAGTATGGCCTGAACTAATTAAAATGTGTATGGAAGTAGGATTGACTAATGTAACATTTGAAACTAATGGAACACAATTAGTTAAACCTGAACTAACAGATTTCTTTAACGAAAATCGTGAGGGTGTACATGTAACTTGGAGTACATCTCCTAAGTTAAGTCTTAGTGGTGAGAAGAATGAAGATGCTTTAATACCTGATGCCTTAGTTACTATGAATACGGTTGAGAACTCTCACTTATATAATAAATTTGTCGTTAGAGATATAACAGACTTTAAAGAAGTTGATAAGTTTTATCTAACTTATCAGAAAAGTGGTGTACAGATAGATGCTGTTTATTGTATGCCAGAAGGAGCAACATTAGAACAACAAACATTAACTGCTAAAGGCGTAGCAGAAGCTTGTATGAAAACAGGATACAAGTTTAGCCCTCGATTACATATCGATTTATTTGGCAACGCGTGGGGTACTTAAATGAAATGGAAAGATATTAAAGAAACATTGTGGGGACAAAATCCTCAGAAAGATATTGATACATGGAAAGAGCCAGATCCAGATGATTTAAATATAGACAATGCTTATAAGACTAGGTGGATTTGGTATCATACTATATTAGCAGTGGAGCTATTCCTAGTAGTTATTATTCAACTGTTAATACTATTTTTATTGGCGGTAAAACTATGACAGGTGACGCAACAAAACTTTATATATCATGGGAAGATGTTAATCAACTAGTCTTTAAATTATTTAAGGAGTTAGGAAAACAAGATATAGATAAAGTGGTAGGTATATCACGAGGTGGATTAATACCTGGTGTTATGCTTTCACATTGGCTAGGATCAGGCTTTGAACCTCTTGAATGGCAAACCAGAGATGGTGAGTTTCAAGATAGGATTAAAGCCAACGGATTCAACAAAAATTTAAAAGGTACTATTTTTGTTGATGATATATGCGATAGTGCCTTAACAATAAAACAGATCAAGGAAATTATTCCAAACAGCAGGTGGGCTGTATTACACCAAAAAGCAGACATAGAGCTTGACTTTGTAGGCGAAAGACTGCATAATAACGACAAAAGATGGATAGTTTACCCTTGGGAAACATAATCTCATACAGGAGAAAAAATGAAAATAAGCGATAAAATAAAACAGAGATTGGAGTTGGACAGTAAAAGATTCTTTGCTGCTGATAATATTTCTAAATACATTCACCCAGGTGAGACTGCAGAATTAATTGAAGAACTAGAAGTAGCCTTTGAACAAGTTTTACAAAGTCTTATTATTGATACAACAAACGACCCTAATAGTATGGGTACAGCACATCGTCTAGCTAAGATGTATATAAATGAAATCATGGGTGGTAGATACAAACCTGATCCTAGGATTACAGCATTTCCTAACGATGGACAATACGATCAATTGATTGTAGTTAGAGCAGACATTAAAAGTATGTGCTCTCATCATCACCAGCCGGTTAGTGGTACATGTTATATAGGCTGTATGCCTGGTGAGGAAGTTATTGGACTTTCTAAATACACTAGAGTTGCACAGCATCTATCTAATCGTGGACACTTACAAGAAGAACTAACAGAAATGATAGGCGAAAGGATTGAAAAACTTACAAAGTCTAAAGCTGTTGGTGTTTATATTAAAGCAAGGCATGGTTGTTGTGAGAACAGAGGTATATTGGCAAGCAATAGCTCTACACAAACAACTGTCTTAAAAGGTGAACTAAAAACTAATCCTTCTCTTAAAGAAGAGTTTATGGATAATATTAAGTTACAGGAAATGGGAAATGGATACCTCTAAACAAGTAGTCGTTGACTTAGAAACATTAAGCATACATCCTAATGCGTGTATCGTATCTATTGGTGCAGTACTAATAGAAGATATGGAAATTACAGATACATTTTATATTAATGTTGACGGTAGAACATGTAAAGAGGCAGGCCTACATATAGATCCTGACACAATTAAATGGTGGGGAGAACAAAGTAAAGAGGCACAAGAGGCTTGGCAAAAAAATCCTGTTCCTTTACAAGAAGCAATAGATAAGTTTACATTGTGGTATGGCAAAGAGTCTATTCCTATTTGGGGGTACGGTGCTAACTTTGATGTAGTAATATTAGAGAGTGCTTACAGAGCCTTAGACATGAATATCCCTTGGAAGTTCTGGGACATATCATGTTTAAGAACATTAATGAATGTCTTAGATAAAAGATTACCTAAGGCAAACAATCACAATGCGTTAGATGATGCTACGGCAGAGGCAAAAGTATTAATTGAGATATTGAAATCATGAGTAGAAAATTAGATTATGTAGTATCAGGTACTTCTTATATGAGATTTAGTAATCCTGGTATAGCAAAAGACGAAACAAATTCACAAATTATTAATATGCTAATAGACAAGCTGGTAACAGATGTCCATAGTCATAAATTTTCTATGCTTTACAATGGACATACCGAGTCTAGCTTTGGAGATAGATTCACAGCATATAAAGATCATGTACATGAAATACATGCAGACTCAGGTGGGTTACAAATTGTTACACAAGGCATGACTATCACAGATGAATTGAAAGACAAAGTATATGAGAACCAGGCGGAGTGGGCAGATGTAGGAATGTGCTTTGATGAGATACCTGTTATACTTACAGGCGACAGATCAGATAGGAACGATACAAAAGCTAGGTTCTTTGACTTTGAAAACTATGAAGAACTAGCTCGTAAGACAGGTAGGAATGTTAAAAGACAACTAGAAATATTTGATAAGGCAGATAGTAAATGTAAACCTTATATTATCTTACAAGGTAATTGTGTTGACACATATCTTAGATGGTATGAATGTTTAATGGAAGAAGTTCCTGCAGAATGGCATGATAGAATTGGTGGCGTAGCAATGGGAGCAGCAGCTCTAGGCACAGGTCCACTTGAAGATGTTAAACGAGCCTTTATTGCTAGTGAGATTGCTAAAGTATGGCCACAAGAAACTATGCACTTACATGTATTAGGAGTAGGCAGTATTAGGCGTATGATTCCATATCTAGTCTTTTGTCAGAATGGTTTGTATGATAATGTAGAAATATCTTATGACTCTACAACTCATAGTAGGGCGGTTGAGACAGGTTTATACTACATGGGACAAGGCACAACTAAGTTTAGCAGAAAGATGTCTAATTTGTATCGAGAAATGTATGATAATGTGCAGGAAACGATCCAATTAGGCGTAGAATTAGACGAATTCCACACCATTATGAACACACCTAGCATGAAAGCTAAAGAGAAATATGGCAATCTAAACAAGTGGATATATGTTAGAACAGCATTTATCCTTATGTCCATTAGAAACTTCATGGCACATCTAGAACAGATGATGAATGACAAAGAAACCTTATTGAAGTTTACGGGTAAGATGAAACTTGACGGCCAGTTCAGGAACCTCTATAATGTAACTAATCGTGAGCAATTTGATGCTTGGGAAAATAACCAGTACTTAGGTGGCAGTATGAAGAGTATGGCTGTTGGTACAGAGGCACCTAGTAGTTTAGAGGATTTATTCACATGATAGATAAAGTAAAAGAAAATATAGAATTTTGTAAATGTAATTGGAAAGCCTTGTTTATAGGTAGTTTCTGTATGCACTTTATATTCGACTGGATTATATTTGGATTGGGTGTAACATTAGGTATGCACATAGGACACTAACATGAATATATTTTTACTTAATGAGAATCCATTACTATGTGCAGAACAACATTGTGATAAGCATGTTGTTAAAATGGTAATTGAATACGCACAGCTCATGTGTACAGCACATAGGTATTTAGACGGAGAACTATATGGCGAACTTACAGACAAAGGTAGAAAAATTAAAAGATGGCGACACCCAAACACTTGTATGGAGGCTACTTTATACAAGGCAAGCCATGTCAACCATCCAGATGGTTTGTGGGTTAGAAATAGTTCTGCCAATTATGACTATCTATATGATCTATGGTTTAAACTATGTAAAGAATATACTCATAGGTATGGTAGGCTACACTTAACACAAGAAAAACTAGAACACTTGTTAAAGTTTGCTCCTAAGAATATTCCATTTGCTACTGAGGCAGATGTAAAAGGATTACCATTGGCAATGCCTGATGATGTAAAAGGTAAGAGTGTAGTCAACTCTTATCGTAGGTATTATAACAAATACAAAATTGACTTTGCTAATTATACAAACAGGGAGAAACCAGAATGGCTATTGCAAACAGGTACATAAAAGTATCATTCCAAAGAGAAGGTGTACATAAATTTCCAGGAGCTGATACAAATCCTGATTATGCTACAGGTGACTGGCGTGATGTTAGTTTCCTAGGTTATCCTCATAGACACATATTCCATTTTTATGTAACACTAGGTGTTTCTCATAACGATAGAGATGTAGAGTTCATACAATTTAAGCGTGAACTAGAAAGACAGTTTGAACAAGGAACATTACAACTAGATTACCAGTCTTGTGAGATGGTAGCAGAAAATCTTATAAATTATATAGAAGAGCAGTATCCTAATCGTGCAGTAAGAGTTGAAGTGTATGAAGATAATGAAAATGGAGGCATACTAGAGAATGATTTATTTAATTGATTTAGAATATGTCGAGACACGATACACAGCACAATGGAAGACAGAATTTCCTCAGCAAATAGCAGATCAAACAGAACAAGACATAACTGTTATTGAAGGTCCAGAAGAGATAGCAGCGTGTACAACACCAGGTGCCTTCTTAAACTTTGCAGGCACAAACATATACAAGTCAGAACAAGTAAAACTTCTTGCAGAATATTTTAACAACAATCAGATTAAGAACGGAGATCATTTTGTCTTTGCAGACGCTTGGCATCCAGGTATTATTAATCTTAAATACATGTTAGATTTATTTCAGATAGATGCAACAATACATGCACTATGGCATGCAGGTAGTTATGACCCTCAGGATTTTTTAGGTAGATTAATTGGTAATAAAAAGTGGGTAAGGCATACAGAACTAGCATTGTTTGATGCTATAGATAAAAACTATTTTGCTAGTAACTTTCATATAGAATTATTTGTAGGTGTCTTCTTTGGTCCTGATGATGAAGAATATATTAATAGTAAAATTGTTAGAACAGGTTGGCCTATGGAATACTTAGGCAACTACATAAGGCCAGATAGATTGGAAAAAGAAAATATTATTCTATTCCCTCATAGAGATGCACCTGAAAAACAATTAAATATATTTAAAGACTTAGAAAAAGAATTGCCACAGTATAAATGGATTAATTGTAATGAATATAATCTAACAAAACCAGAATATAATCAGTTACTTGAACAATCCAAGATGGTTTTCTCAGCAAACCTACAAGAAACATTAGGTATTAGCTGTTATGAGATACTAAGAGCAGGAGGTATGCCTTTAGTTCCTAATAGATTATCATACAAAGAAATGTATGAGGACATATTTAAATATCCTACACAATTTACACTAGACTGGAAAGGATATCAGGACAACAAAAGTATTCTATTAGGTAAAATAGAAACAATGATGGAAAATTTTAATTCACCTGAAATACAAGGTGCAATTAAGAGTAATAGAGACATGCTAGAGGAACAATATTTCTCGGCAACAAATTTATATCAGGAGTTAAGATGAGAGATTACAAATACTATTCAACAAAAACTTATGGACATGAGGAAGGACTTTCATGTATGTTTAGACAGCCTTTAGCAACGCATAGTCATTGTAGCTTACTACATGGTTACGCTTTGTCTTTTAGTTTTAAGTTTGGTTGTAACCACCTTGATGATAAAAATTGGGTAGTTGATTTTGGAGACTTAAAAGATCTTAAGGCATGGTTAAAAGATTCTTTTGATCATAAACATGCAGTAGCAAAAGACGATGAACACTTAAATTACTTCTTAGAGATAGAACAAAAAGGATTATCAGAAGTGAGAGTAATGAATGGTGTAGGTTGTGAGAAGTTTGCAGAACAAGCATTCCATTTCGCAGATGATTTAGTTAAGAAGAAAACAGAAGGCAGGTGTTACGCTGTCTCATGTGAAGTTCGGGAACACGGGGCTAACAGCGCTATATACGAGGGCTAACTTATGAAAGTAGCTCTAGTTACAGACACCCATTTTGGTGCCAGGAGTGATAGTTTAGCTTTTGATGCTTACTTTGCTAAGTTTTATGACGAGACATTCTTTCCTTACTTAAAAGAACATGACATTAAAACTGTATGCCATCTAGGCGACATATTTGATAGACGAAAGTATATAAATTTTAATACATTACGGTCTTGTAAAAGATACTTCTTTAAACAGGCTGAGGATATGGGAATAGATATCCATATGATTCCTGGTAATCATGATACCTATTTTAAAAATACAAATGATGTAAACAGCCCTGACTTATTGTTAGGAGAATATAACAACATAACATTATATCAAGAACCAACAGAAATAATGTTAGATAGAGAGAAGGTTTTATACCTTCCATGGATATGTGGAGAAAATTATGACAGGACTATGGCCAAAATTAAAGAGTCTGACGCAAAGACTTGCTTCGGACATTTCGAGTTCGCAGGTTACTTCCTTTTGCCTGGAATGCCTAATCTCCATGGCATGGATACTGACGCTTTTAGTGACTTTGATCTTGTGGTCAGTGGCCATTTTCATCATAGGCATAGCAGAGGGAATATTACATATATGGGCAACCCTTATGAAATCACTTGGTCTGACTATAAAGACCCTAGAGGTTTCGCCATATATGACACGGTTAAAAGAGATTTGGAGTACATCAATAACCCGTTTAGAATCTTCCACAAGATTTATTACGACGATTCAGATTTCGAGGGGAGCAATGCCATTAGCAATTTTGATTTTACTAGTGTCGTTGGTTCTAATGTTAAATTAATTGTTAACAAAAAGACTGACTACAAAAAATTTGATGACTTTGTAGACAAATTATACACATGCAATTTAATTGATCTAAAAATTATAGAAGACTTCTCAGAGTTTGAAGATGAAGCTCTAGGAGAGGATATAGATTTAGAAGATACAATGACATTATTAAAAGAATATGTTGATGTCGTTGAAACGGATTTAGACAAACAACGGATTAAGAATTTATTACAAAGCCTTTATATCGAGGCACAAGATACTACATGATACAATTTAATACAATTAAGTGGAAAAACTTTTTGTCTACAGGTAATGCTTGGACAGAAGTAAAACTAGATCATTCCCCTAGTACATTAGTCGTAGGTGAGAATGGAAGTGGTAAGTCTACATTATTAGATGCCTTGACTTTTGCTTTGTTTAATAAACCTTTTAGAACAGTTTCCAAACCTCAGCTTATTAATACTATTAATGGCAAGAATTGTTTAGTAGAAATATCATTTAGTATAGGCACAAAGAACTATACTATTAAGAGAGGACTACAACCTAGAGTATTTGATATTACAATTAATGGAGACTTGTTAGATAAGAATGCCAACATAAGAGACTTCCAGAAATATCTAGAAGAGAATATTCTTAAACTTAATTACAAATCTTTTACACAAATTGTTATGTTAGGTAGTGCCTCATTTACACCTTTTATGCAGTTACACTTAGGTGCTAGGCGAGAGATCATTGAGGATATATTAGACATCAGTATCTTTACAAGTATGAATGCTGTACTTAAAAGCAAACTTACACAATTAGAAAACGATAAAAGAATTGTTGAAGGTGAGATAGATGTAGCAAGGCAGAAAGCAAATATTCAAGAAACATATATAAAAACATTGGAGGATGATAAGTCCTCTAAAGTCACACAGATCTTAAAAGACATTAAGGAGACAGATAGTGCGATCGAGGAAGCTCATGAAGAGGCATCAAGACTCACAAAGGAGAAGCAGGAGGTTGGTCCTGTTACGGAAAAGAAAAGAAAACTTGAAGAATTTAGAAGTAAGTTCGAAGGACAAGTCAGTAAGCACAGAAAAGAATTAGAATTTTTTCACAACACAGACGAGTGTCCTACATGCCAGCAAGGTATAGAACACGATCATAAAGAATTAATGACGCAGAGAGATGAAGAAAAGATCTCAGAACTTGAAAAGGCTCTACAAGAACTGGATACGCAGTATAGCGAGGTAGAAGTATTAGTACAAAAGGTTCAAGAGTTAGACGAAAAGATAATGGAAACAAACAATGAAGTCATTGCACAACAAAGAATACAACAACGATTACAATTAGAACTTAGTGATACAGAACATAAGACAGGTAACATCACTGAGGAAAAGAAAAAACTTAAAACACTTGCAAAGGATACAATTAAAAAAGTTGAAAGTAGAAGTGAACTAAGTAACAATGAACACTATTATTCTGTCTGTAAATCTATGTTACAGGATACCGGAATCAAGACAAAGATTATTAAGGCATATCTTCCTATAATAAATAAATTAGTTAACAAATATCTAGCAGCGATGGATTTCTTTGTGCAGTTTGATTTAGATGAAACATTTAAAGAAACAATTAAGTCTAGACACAGAGATAAATTTAGTTATGCCTCATTTAGTGAAGGTGAAAAACAAAGAATAGATTTAGCCTTAGTGTTTACATGGAGAACTATTGCTAAGATGAAAAATAGCGCTAGTACTAATCTGTTATTACTTGATGAAGTGTTTGATAGTTCCTTGGATAACAATGGTACAGAATTTGTTATGAACTTGTTAAACACTATTGGCGAAGATACAAATGTCTTTGTAATCTCGCACAAGGGTGATCAACTGTTTGATAAATTCAGAGGTGTTATTAAATTTGAGAAGAGGCAGAACTATTCTGTAATAGCAAAGTGAAGACAACATGAATAATATTAAAATTATTTTGAGAAACCCATTACAAGTAAAGGTCCAAGAAGGATATAGTGACTTTTTAGAATACACTATTATACCTTCAGATACACCTATTAAAGAAGCATGGTTAGATAAACTTAGAGATATACTTAGACAAAACTTACCTATTGATAATGACTTTTGCCACTTAGGTTTCCCACAGACACATAGGGACTTACCTTTTTTGTGCAATAGACTTAATGATTGTAAAAGAATAATAAATGAATTTCCTTGGGAAGACTTTGTACTTAGACCTATAGAAATAACAGAAACATTTACGCCTGAATTGGTTGTAAATAATGAGTCTGAATTTACAGGCATCACAGGAGGAGCAGATGATTGGGTTAATCATGATGTGATGAATAAACTTCACAACTATTTTGAGAAAATGAATGGCACAATAGAAAATCCTTCTCCCTATATAGCAGCAGCACAAAAATGGCCAGAGATAATAATTGATGATGTTGTACATTATCCTAAAAATGTAGATCAAAACACACCATGCGCACAGGCAATAAAAGATTTAAATTTAGTATGTCATGAGATGGAATCATTAATCAACGCACAGAAAGCAGGACTAGATGCTACTGCAACAACTATTGTTCAATGGAATAGATCAGATAGATGGCCTTTAGAGGACTATATGAGAGATGGATTTTTAGAAAATAGATACAAAAGAGTTCCAGGAGGAGTATATTTACATTGGAGTCAAGTAGGTAAAACATTATTAGAAGTATTTAATGATGAGGGTGCTCCTAAATTAGATAAAGCAACATGCGAGGCTATAACACATTTAGATTATTATAGTTCCATGTTTGATATACATTGGGGGCCTGAACAAGATTGGGCACCACATGAATTTTGGCCTTGGTTAGAAGAGAATGGATTTGATCCTAACGATAAATATCTATCATTAGGATTTATGCCAATAGGCCAAGTAGACTTAGAACACTCTTTCGGAACGGTAGATCCCAAGAAAATTTTAGCTATTAAAGGCAGGTATCTACATATACATAGTATAGAGTTCGACGGTATTAAAGCTGTGTATGAGTAAAGGGAGTAAGCGTAGACCTGGTAAAGGCTATGAAGATAATTGGGACTTAATTTTTAAAAGGAAGAAAATGATAGAAATATATGGAAAACCAAGATGTCCATTTTGTGATAGAGCTAAAGCACTATGTGAACAGAAAGGATTAGAATACGAATACAAAATGTTAGATGCAGATTTTACTGCTGAGGAAATGTTTGAAAGAGCGCCTAATGCTAAAACATTCCCACAAATTTTTATAGATGGTGAATCTATTGGCGGGTACACCGAGTTGGAGAAACTACATGGCTGAGTTTACCGGCACAGGCTATATTGCTTTGCCAACAACAGTACATATAAAGGACAGTCCTATCCATGGACAAGGTCTTTTTGCTAAGGAAGATATTCCTTTAGACACAGAGCTAGGAGAGGCGCATGCTTTTCTAATGCAGGACTTTCAAGATGGTGTATGGGCTAGAAAAACATGGATGAGAACTCCTTTAGGAGCTTTTATTAATCATAGCGATACACCTAATGCTATTGTAGAAGTAAGAACGCCTGTAGAGTTTCCTAATACAACAACACTGATTACAACAACTAATATTTTAGCTGGCGAAGAAATAACAGTATCATATGATGAAGGTACATTTTCATTACTAGGACTATGAGTTTTGATAAAGACACTTATCGTCCTTTACCAAAAGGTTTAACGATAAAAGAATCTAAAATAGATGGATTAGGGTTACATGCTTCTATGCCTCATAGTGCAGGTACAAAGTTTGGCGAGACACATGTATTAGTACATAGTAGAGATAGACACGAGTGGGTAAGAACACCCTTAGGAGGTTTTATAAATCATAGTAATAATCCTAATTGTTTTATAACAACAGAAGCAGGTGATAGAACATTATATGCTATAAAACCTATTAAAAAAGGAGATGAACTAACAGTCTTTTATAGGTTTAAAGGTTATGATGGAATAATAAATAGCGATATACAACCAGATGTAGGCGGTTAACATGGAAGAAATGAAATTAACAGAAACAGAACACACAGATTTAGATGAATTACATTTATTGCCTTTTACTGATCCTTTATTGAAAAGAAAACCTAAACCCTTTGACTTTGATAAAGAAGATGCTAAGGCAATTAAAGATAAATTGATTGCCAAGATGTATGAACTTGGTGGAGTAGGACTTTCAGCCAATCAAGTAGGTATAGATAGAGCTGTCTTTGTTGTAGGTGATGGCCAAATAGATGGAATGCAAAAAGCATTCTTTAATCCTGAAATACTAGGTATAGGAAAAGAGATGGAGTCAATGAAAGAAGGCTGTTTATCTTTTCCAGGCTTATGGCTTATGGTAAGTAGACCTAAACAGGCTATGATAAAATATTGGGACGAAGAAGGCGAAGAACATATGGAAACTTATGAGGGTGTAACTAGTCGTGTTATACAACATGAGTATGATCACATGCTAGGACATAATTTTACTCATAGAGTATCTAAAATAAAATTAGACCGTGCTTTTAAGGCCCTAGATAAGAAGGTTAAGAAGTACCAAAGACGACAAGCACAGGCCAAACAGGCATAAATAGTATTAAAGGAGAAACAGATGGCAGATGACATATTTGACTTTGGTTTTACAGCAGTAGATGAACCTGATCAGGGAACACCTGCTCCTGCACAACCGTCTGTAGACTCAGACGCAATCTTAGATAAACTAGCACAACTAGAAGCTAAGGTATTGAACGCAGATAATTCTGGAATGGTTAATGAACACAGGGCATTAATTGAATCCGATGTATCTAGCAAACTTCGTGATGTAGAGGATCTTGTCCTCCCTTTACTTTACAATTTGCAAAAGAATCCTGAAAAGGAATATATTCATTGGCCAAATAGAACGGCTATTATTGACAAACAAATTGAAAAGATAAAGGCGGTAACAAGATACTATGAGCGAGTCTAACGGATTAAATAAAAACCAATTACAAAACGCATACCAAAGACCAGTAGCTAACATCTATGACTTGTACCTCACAGGTGCAATAGGAGATGCCAAAGACTATCAAGATTGGAATCAAATGATGAGATCAGCTACGGAAAATGATGTTGTTTACATACATATTAATTCTAATGGCGGTGAGATATTTACAGCTATACAATTAATGAGAACAATGCAGGAGACACAGGCAACTGTAATAGCTTCTGTGGAAGGTATGTGCATGTCAGCAGCCACATTATTATTTTTAACAGCAGATGTATGTGAAGTATCAGAACATAGTCATTTCATGTTCCATACATACAGTTCAGGTAATTGGGGTAAGGGTAGTGAACAATTAGCTAATGTAATGGCTGATGATAAATGGGCACGACACTTATTCAATACAGTTTACAAAGGATTCTTAGATCCAAAAGAGATGGAGTCAATGATTGATGGTAAGGACTTATGGATGAATCCTGCAGAAGTAGGCAAGAGGTTAGAGAAAAGAAACAAACTAGCCTTAAAAGGTAAAGGACCAAAAAAGAAGGAAAAAGCTTTACTTTCACCTAAAAAGACTCCATAATTGTAAGTATATAGGAGAAAGATATGAAAGAAGTTTTTAAGTTTATTTGTGTAATGTTTATAATGGCTCTTGCAGCAGGCCTGTCACCTAAAGCAGAGGCAGCAGACACCAGTGATGTAATTGCAGGTATTATATTTGGAGGTTGGTTAGGCAGTGAATGGCAAAAAGACAGACAACCTATTGAACCCTATGTAACACACTTCCCACATGGAACAATCATTGTTCCAGGGTATAAATTAACAAGAAACATGCAGTGCTTTTTTGAAATGGAAGCAGATGGCATGCCCAAGTATGCGGTGCCTAACTGTTCCACTAGTGGTAGCAGTTATCGCAACAAATATTCTAACGCAAAAATCCTCCAGCAGGATATGTATCCTTGCGGTAGTTATTGGGGATATGGTTGCAGACATTTAGTTCAACAACTAAAAAATGGAACCATTACAGGGGTATTTAATTTTAATTAAGGAGTAATATGAAACACTTGAATGTGAAAGCCCTACTAACAGTAGGACTAATTTTCGTTATGACACCAGGAATGGCGTCAGATATAGAAGAAGTAATTGTAATAGGAGCCAATGAAACATTTGGTTCATCTCAACCAGAGTATGATAATTCAGTACTAGAAGCAGTAGATGTTTATAGTGTATATCAAGCTGGTGGAAGAGGAGGTTTTGCAGGAGTTTCTAGCAATGGAACAGATGTAAAACATACAGCAGTTTTTAGAAATGGAATCCCTGTAAACAATCCAGGAGGTGGCTGGTTTGATTTTGGAACTGAACTACCTACATTTCAAGACTTTACAATTATATCAGGACCTAATAGCGTATTGTTTGGTAGCTCAGCAATGGCAGGAACAGTACTTATGGAGGACACATTTTCCCCACACTTTTTTACTAAGGGTGGCGACAAAAGATACTTAGTATCATTGGGCAATGAATATGTATCATTAGCACATTACAAAGGATCTAATGGTTCTGCACGAACAGATAATAATGAGGAAGATTGGTTTGAAAATACAACACTAAAAACTAATTACCAGGTAGGTGATTGGAAACTTGTATCCTCATACCAAGACTATACTTATGATTATGACAACTGTTGGTTTGGAATTGACGGTAATGATTGTGTACAACAAGGTGAAAAAGTAGACATGTCAATTAGAAATAGTTGGCTCACAGTAGGCTATGGACAAAATGATGTTGAACACAATACAGGATGGGAATCTAAAAGCAAAAGATATTTTGTGGATGCTAATGAAGAAATTTTACCTGGATTAATTGTAGGCGCACAAGCACACAGGCAGGAGTATAATGAATATTGGTATCAACATTATGCCACCTATGTAAATTATTCTTTAGAAAATCATAGCATTGGTTGGAGAGTAGAAGACGACGATCATGTAATTAGATATGGTTTTGAAAAAGATCTATTTAGACTTTCATTAGGTAACAGTATTAGAATGCCTAATCTATATGAAAGGTTTGGTGATGATTGGGTAGCAGCTAACCCTGGATTAAAAGCAGAGAAAGGTAAAGGCATAACATTAGGATATGGATTCCTCTCAGCATTTTATTATGACTTCTCAGAAAGTATAGATTTTGATATGGGTACTTATGGTTATGTCAACTCAGGAGGATATGAATCCAAAGGATTTAGTATTGAAAAACATTTCCTATATGATGATGGTGCATTACATGTATCAACTTCATATACTGATACAGATCAAATTAGAGCTGCCAAATATGAAACAAAGTTATCCTGGTTCAGTACAATACAAGGCTGGGACTATCTAATATCATATGTAGGACAATACGACAGAGGTAATGACTTTGACGGAACACCTATTGATGATGTATCAACCTTTGATTTTAATGTAGGATACTACATAAGGCCAGGATTGCGTTTTGCAGTCGAGATTAGGGACATTTTGAACAGAGAATTCGAGATTTTGCCCCATTATGGCGCTGGTGGAAGGGAAATAAATCTCACCTTACACCTAAGTTATTGAAATAAATAGTAAAAAGATTTCAAAAAATGCTTGACTCTTGGTTCGCCAGAGTGCATAATACATGTATATTAAATAAAAAGTGAGGACTTAATAATATGCCAAACCAAATAGAAGTAAAATCAGTATTAGCGAAATTACTAGCGACAGAGGATATTGACATTGTTCATGATGCCAAAGCTCCAACTGCAGCATTTGATGTAAAGAACCGTAAACTGTATTTACCTGTTTGGAAAAACATGTCTAACTCCATGTACGATTTATTCATCGGACATGAAGTAGGACATGCACATGAAACTCCTGAAGAAGGATGGCATGATGCAGTTATTGATAACCCTTCACTAAAAGCATTCTACAATATTATAGAAGACGCTAGGATTGAAAGAAAAGTAAAAGAAAGATATCCTGGTCTTGTTAAGTCCTTCCACAGAGGTTACCAAGAATTATTCGATAAAGACTTTTTTGGTGTTAAGGATAGAGACTTAACCACACTTCCTTTTGTTGATAGAGTAAACTTACATTTTAAAATTGGCCACTTACTTGGTCTTAAATTTACAGAAACAGAACAGACTTTCCTAGACAGAGTTTCCAAAACAGAAACATGGGCAGATGTAAAAGAACTAGCACATGAGTTAGCAGACATTTCCAAGAAAGAAGCTGAGGAAAGACAAGACGAATTAGAACCACTCCAACAGATGTTAGATGACTTGATGTCAGATATGGATCAAGCAGAATCCGAGACACCTGATTGGAATAACTACATGCCAGATCATATGAAAGAAGATGAGGAGTCAGAAGATGACGGAGAAGGTGAAGGTGAAGGTGAAGCTCAAGAAGATGACACCAAAGACGAATACGGAAATCCAAAACCAGGAACACCCGGTGGTTCTCAAGGTGAGGATGAAAGCGATGAAGACTTCAACGAGCGTAGACAAAAAGAGTGGGACGCAGAACAGAAACAATGGGAAGAAGATCGTAAGAGAAGAAATGCAGAATACGAAGCAGAAACAAAAGCTCGTGAACTATACGAAGAAGATGTAGCTAAGAACGAAGAACAGAAAAAAGAGCTACAAGATGCCATCGAAGAAGTTGAAAAGATGCATGGCTTCCTAAACGGCGAAGGCCAAAAGTCAATTACAGATGACGCTTTCAGAGATAACGAAAAGTCACTTGTTGATACAGACGCTCAAGAAATTGTTTACTTGAAACCTCAGAAGTTGCACAAGGCTAAAGAGTGGATTGTTCCAATGAACGAACTATATAATTGGGACGAGTGCATAGAGCTACAAGACGGCGGTGAATTTGATTATGATAATCCAATGCCAGTAGACAGAGTTAAGGCTGAAGGTAAAAGATTGTTCAAAGAGTTCTTGTCCAACACTCAACCAATAATCAACTCAATGGCACAGACTTTCGAGATGAAGAAGGCAGCACAGGCTAACAAGAAAGCACAAATTGCCAAGACAGGTAAGTTGAATGAGGACAGACTTTGGGCTTACCAATTGACTGAAGACTTATTCCAAAAGAACATGATTGTTCCTAACGGTAAGAACCATGGTATCATAATGTATGTTGATTTATCAGGTAGTATGAACAGACAGATGCCTGGTACACTAGAACAGATGATGAATATGGCATTGTTCTGCAGAAAGGTTAACATTCCATTTGATGTATATGGTTTCTCAAATTGCAGATATGGTGAGAGACACCCTACTCCTTGGAGTGAGAACAAAGACATGAACAGAAGTATTATAGAGGGTCGTGAAGACGGCGAAATGATAATTACAGATTCTAACTTTGCTCTTGTCCACATGCTAAGCTCTACTTGTAAGAAGTCAGACTTTGATAACGCAATGGCATACTTATTACTAATGAAGTTAGGATACTCAAATAGAAGTTATTACTATGCAGAACCAGGCCAATTATATGGTTACATACAGAACGATTACTTTAGACTAGGTGGTACTCCACTTAACTCAGCTCTTGTTCTAGCTCCACAGATTGCCAAAGAGTTCCAGAAGACTTACAATGTAGAAAAGTTGACTACGGTATTCTTAACAGACGGTGGTGCTACAGACTCTATTACATACAGAGACTCAACCAGAGAACACAGAGCAGTGGCTAGTGTATATGGTGAGCCAATAGCTATTAAGCAACAAGGCAGCACCACACAGCTCCCTAACAAGGGTGGATACAGCCGTAGAGATGGTGTTACTACATTGACCCTTGTAGAGTTCTACAAGAAGATCACAGGTAGTACTCTTATTAACTTCCACATTGTAGACGGTAAGAGAGAAAACTTCTACAGCGAGTATGTATCCACAGACTGGATGGAAGGCATAACTCCACATAACTATGTAACCAATGAGTTCATAGATGGTACATGGAAAGAAGTACTTAAGGACAAATTTACAGTCGTAGAACCAGCATTTGGATACGACGCTAGGTTCCTACTAAAAGGACAAAAAGATCTTGAAGTAGGCGTACAAGAATTGGAAGTAAAATCCAACAAAAAAGGTGATTTATTGAGAGGATTCAAGAAGTTTTCTAAAGGAAAAAGCACTTCTAGAACTTTCCTTAATCAAATCATAGAGTTAGTAGCATAAAAATGTTGAAATCTTTTGAAAAAATGCTTGACTCTTGGTTCACCAGAGTGCATAATAACGGTATATTAAATAATAAAAGTGAGGACTTATAATATGAAAGCAATAGATAGAGAAAACTTAATCCAGGCGTTACAGTCACAGGACAACGGCACTGGAGTTTTTACCCGTAAACAAATCATTGAAACTGCCACATCAATTGGCTTAGGTTTCCCAGCGTGGTTGGTTAACGGAAAACCAGAAGTCAAAGTAGACAGAGGTGTCTATAACCTGACTTCAATGTTTGGTGGCCAGGTGGCTAGCGCACAACCAATTGAACCAGCAACACAGCAGGTTCCATTGGCGGTTGTTGAAACACAACCTAGAGAGTTGGTACAGGCACAACTAAGAGTTGATGTCGAGAATCTAGTTCCTGAGAAGGACGCTACATTCGTTCCATTTGGCTTTTACAAAGACTTGAAAAAAGTTTTAAGCTCAAGTATGTTTTACCCAATATTCATTTCAGGCTTATCAGGTAATGGTAAGACTACAATGGTAGAACAGGTTTGTGCTAATCTTAAGCGTGAGGCTATAAGAGTAAATATTAGTATTGAAACTGATGAGGATGATTTAATCGGTGGCAATACACTAGTTGACGGTAATGTCGTCTATAGAGAAGGGCCCGTCCTCACCGCGATGAAGCGGGGCGCTGTTCTCATACTTGATGAAGTGGATAGGGGTTCGAACAAGCTGATGTGCTTACAAGCCATCCTTGAGGGGAAGCCTTACTTCAACAAGAAGACTGGCGAAACCGTAACTCCTGCTCCTGGATTTAACTTAGTAGCAACAGCTAACACTAAGGGTCGAGGTTCAGATGATGGCAAATTTATTTCAGCCAACATACTCGACGAGGCATTCCTAGAAAGGTTTGCAATCACAGTTGAGCAGGAGTACCCTACAATGGCTACCGAGAAAAAGATTGTTGTTAAGAAGATGGAAAAGGTCAACAATGTTGACGAAGACTTCGCGACACACCTTGTTACTTGGAGTGATGTAATTCGTAAAACATATTACGAAGGTGCCATCGACGAACTTATTTCAACTCGTAGGTTGGAACACATTGTTAACGCATTTGCCGTGTTTGGTGACAAGCAAAAGGCAGTTCAACTTTGTGTTAATAGGTTCGACGAAGACACAAAAGAGGCATTCATAGACTTGTATGCCAAAGTTGATCCTAGTGTAGAACTAGCAGAGTCAACTGAAGAAACTGAACAGGAGATACACGAAGATGGCGAAGAGTAAGACGCCAGAGTATAAGTTCAACGAAGGAGCTCTCATTAGGGAGCTCCAATCGTATATCGACGCTACATACTCAGGGCATTATAGCAGAAACAAATTCCAATCAACGGAATTTATCAGTGATTGTGGACACGGAATAGGATTTGCAATAGGCAATATTCTTAAGTATGCACAACGGTATGGCAAAAAAGGAACCTCAGAGGACCATAGAAAGGACCTACAAAAGGTTTTACATTATGCCATTATTGCACTTAACGAACACGACAAGAGTACAACAAAGCATTATCTAGACGACTAATAAATACTGATATGAACAAGGGTATTATATTAGGTTGTCTACAACAGAACCCAGGTTGGCAAGGCGCATTAGGAGCGCTAAACCCAAACTGGGTTAACCTCAAAAGATCAGGTGGCGCACATAAGATAGCCACTTTCATGCGTAAAGAAGGTTGGGACATTGAAGTCCTCGATTACTGGTTGGCATTTGAAGAGCATGAGTTCAAACAATTTGCCCGTTCAAGGATAACACAAGATACAAAATTCATAGGTGTTAGTGTTACCTTTGGATACAAATTAGACCTATTACAAAGAGCACAAGATCATCTTAAATGGTTAAAGGAAGAGTATCCTGATGTAACTATAATTGCTGGATCTAAAATGCTAGTTGACATCATGGTCCTACCTTGTGATTATTATGTATGTGGTTATGGAGAGTATGGATTAATTAAATTATTAAAGGGTGAAGCAACGATAACAAAGTTTCAAGGATTGAATTGTGTTATGGCAGATAGACATCACCCTTGTTTCCCTAGTAAAGATTTGCGTGTTGAGTATGAGGATAGAGACTTTATTCAACCCACAGATACTCTAACACTAGAACTCTCCCGTGGTTGTAAATTTAAATGTAAGTTCTGTTCATACAATGCAATAGGTATGAAGGGAGACTTAACTAGGGATATGGATACTTTATATGATGAGATGTTATCTAACTATGAAAGGTTTGGTGTAACTAGCTATCATGTGGCAGACGAAACAACAAACGACAATCAAGAGAAAATAAGATTTGCTGGTAGTGAAATACAAAAACTTCCTTTCAAACCAAACCTAACAGGATTTATTAGAGCAGATATATTATCCACAAGAGAGGACGATAAAAAGTACCTAGCAGAGATGGGATTCTGGGCTCAGTATTATGGTGTGGAAACTTTTAACCAAACTGCAGGTAGAACTGTAGGTAAAGGTATTGATCCTGATAAACTTAAAAGGGGATTGCTGGATACTAAAGACTATATGAACAAACATTGTGGCAGGTATAGGGCAACTACAAGTCTAATATTAGGACTGCCTTACGAGACGTCTGAGAGCCTCTATGATGGTTTAAATTGGTATAGAGAGCATATGCCTAATGAGAATTTAGTGATGCAACCCTTATACATAAACAGACAAATAAACGAATTAATGTTTGCATCCTCAGAGTTTGGTAGAACATGGAGGCAGTCTGGACACTTTCATCCTGAGGAAATAAAAGAAGAGATTACTGCTGAGGATTACGCAGAGTTTTCAGAACACCCTATGTTACAAGGATATATTAAGAATTTACATAGTGAACAACATAACTTACATTGGAGCCACGATAGTTACACATGGAAGTCAGCAATACTAGAGTTAGCTAGAACTATGCAACAGGGTTTGTATGACCCTAGAATTAATAGGATAATGACATGGGATTTATTTAACTTTATAACTCCAGGAACATATGATTATGATAGTGTATTAGAACTATCTATCATGGGTTATGATGTTAAAAAACTCACAGAGGATACCAATACATACATTAAAAACTATAAAGAGGCAAAATTAAATGCCTAATTATTATAAATAGTAGACAGAGATTACAACAATTGGAGTAAATAAATGGCATATACAGTAACATGGGTCTTAACAAGGCCAAACGCAGAGACAGCTCTTCCTGTTATTAGTGATTATTCAGCCACTAATAAGGATGCAAGCGACGCAATTTATGCTAGTTCAGGAGTTACAAAGTCCTATTCCATAGATGGATTGGCAACCACAGTTACTTATGAAGCAGCAGATAAAGCAACTTATGACTCAGCCAAAACACAGATAGATGCAATATCAGATGAAGCTTCTGTAAAAGCAAGTTTAAAAACAGCAATGCAATCAGCAGGATGTACCGTAGTGGTAACAGATTCAGAAGGAACTGAACTAGCAAACTTCTAACAAACAGGTTTATATTATGAATTTTGGTGAGAGAATAACTTACGAAAAAGATAACCATGTCGCCGTCTTAACAATAAACGGTGTTGGTCCTCTAAATTTAATTGACAGACCTTTTTATCAAGGTTACAATGATGCCCTAGTAGAATTCCGTGAGGATGACTCTAGGGTTTTACTTATCAAGTCAGGCAATCCTAATCACTTCACAGCAGGCTTCGAGGTAGATACTATTATCGATGCCTTAAAGACTGGTTACGGCAATACAGTTACAGATAATGATATGGTTACACCTAAACCTATAGTATCTGCTATCAAAGGATATTGTGTTGGAGAGGGTGTAGGTATTATGTTGGCAAGTGATTTTGTATTTGCAGATGCATCAACACAAATATCATGTCCAGAAACAAAACTAGGTTTCAATGCTGTTACTATGCAGGTTAAATTCGCACAAAGAATAGGCCACAATAGAACAATGGAATTTATGATGGGAGATTTACATGATGTTAAATGGTTAGACAAAGTAGGACTATTGACTAAAGAGTGTGATGGAGATGTAGATGAAGTTGCATTAGCATACGCACATAAAATTGCCAATAACAATGCACCCATTGCCGTTAGAGGAACAAAAGGTGCCATATGGCATACAGTAAACTCTCATAAGGACGAAGCTATAGACTTTGCTTTATGGGCTAAAGACATGACATTAGATTCAAAGGATATAGAGGAAGGTGTAGCTGCTTTTATGGAAAAAAGGCCACCCGAATTTAAAAATGAATAAAGAAGATCAACCTTTAAGACAAACAAGACTAGGAGAACATGGGTGTATATCTTTTGCATCCTCTCCTGACATAAAATATAAATGGATGTTACATGAATCCAAAGAGTGGTTTGCAAGAGCTAAAAGAGTTCAAGGACCTGATTGGTATTGGAGTGGAGATGTTGAGCCTATAGAATATAACTTAGACTCTTTAGGTTTTAGAAACGATACAGACATACATGATATTAGTAAGAATAAAATTTGGTGGTTATTTGATTCATCATGCCCTGGATTAGCTCCAGGAGTTCGTACAGACGACATGACGTCTAATAAGATAACTGAATACACAGGTATTCCTGTATATAATATGAGCATCTATGGTGATAGACCAGAGTTTGTTGCTAATAATATATTAGAACTATCTAAAAGGTGGCAGAACCCACCTAGTAAAATATTATTACACATGGCAGAAAATCCCACAGGAACATTTAAACTTACCAATACAAACACAGTTAAGAATTTGGATTATGCTGGTTCTATGTTAAAAGGTGGTAAAGATTTTACCTTCTTAAAACCTTTTGAAGAGCAGAAAATATCTGAAGGGCAACATAGGTTGGCATACAAAATATTAATTGAATTGTGTAAGAGTTTAGATATACCTTTAACTTGGCTCTACACAGGATATGAATCCGATATAACTTCCGCTAATGATTTTAGAGATCAGGATTTTATAGAGTGGTTCGGTTACGCATCGGCAGGACATTTTGAAAAGGATGATACCTTTGATGTAAGACAAAGTAAAGTTAAAGATATGATTATAAAACCTTTTATGGAATGCAAGCCACCTTCAGATAAAACATTAGATGAAGTAGGGAGAGACTTATATCACCCTAGTGCAAGCCAACAAAGGTTGTGGGCCCAGGTAATTACAAATCATTATCTGGAAACAAAAAGAAACTTTTAAATGGTCCTATAGACCATTGACTTTTAGTATGTAAGAGCCTATAATACGGTTATAGGTTTAAAAATTGGAGTATATTATGAAACTTAGCAAAGACACTCTTGATGTTCTCAAGAACTTCGCAACTATTAACACGAACATTCTTGTTCGTGAGGGAAACTCGCTCTCCACTATTAGCACAGGTAAAAACATTTTTGCCAAGGCTGATATTACAGATCCGTTTCCTAAAGAATTCGCAGTCTATGATTTAAATAGTCTGCTTTCCCTACTTACTGTTATGGAAGATACAGATGTTGGCTTTGGAGACGAAAGTCTTACAGTAACAAAAGGCAATTCTGTTTTTGAATACTTTTATGCAGACCCTAACATTATTGTTAGTGCCCCTGATAAGAATATTGAAGTAGACAACTTCTTCCAGTTCGACTTATCCAAAGATGATATTGACATGATAATGAAGGCAGCAGCTATTACAGCAGCTCCTATGTTAAGCGTCATTGGTGATGGTACTGAAGTGGTAATTACAGTAGGCGATCCTGCTACTCCTAAGTCTAATTCTTTTAGACAGGCATTAGGACAAACAGACAAAGTATTTGATGCTAGACTAGCTGTTGAAAACTTTAAGGTTGTACCTTCAGGTTATACAGTTATTTTATCTGAGAAAAAGTTTATGTTCTTAGAGAGTAGTAAAGGCAATTTAAAATATTGGTTAGCGCTTGAGCGTTCATCATCTATTGGAGAATAAAATGGGAGAAGATCAATTAGAGGTAACTATCCGTGAAGCACAGAATGGCTGGGTAGTTGAATTAAACCGTGAAGGTGAGACAATGGAGTACATTTTCACAAGACCTAATCCAGCTATCAACTTGGTTAGGAAAGTAATGAAGGGTGAAGTAGATCCTTTCAATGAAGGAGAAAATGATGAGTAGTTTGACACCAGTAGTTCCTGATTTTGTAGTTAAGAAACAAGTTACTACAACTTCTGGAGATAAAATTTGGGTAGAGATGACAAAGCAACAATTATTTGACGGCAAGCGTGTCGTTGTTTTTGGTTTGCCTGGAGCATTTACACCTACATGTTCAAGCCAGCAATTGCCTGGTTATGAACAAGCATATTCTGAATTTAGAGATGCAGGTATTGATGACATTTATTGCGTTACAGTAAATGATTCTTTTATTTGTAATGAGTGGCATGTAGATCAAGGATTAGTTAATGTAAAACTTATTCCTGATGGTAGTGCAGAGTTTACAATTAAAATGGGTATGGATGTTCGTAAGGACAACCTAGGATTTGGTATTCGATCTTGGAGATACGCAGCTATCATAGACGATGGACATGTTATTCAAGAATTTGTAGAGCCAGGCTTCGCAGATAATTTTGAAGGCGACCCTTATGATATAAGTGCACCTGATAATGTTTTAGATAATGTTAAAGCGTATGGATGGCCTAGTAAGTATGAAGCAGACGAAGGTAAGCATATAGACCTTAGTTTTTCAGAAACGACAGATGTTAAGGAGACTTTTTCCTAGACCTTTTTACCCTCGGAAAAAATGGCCGACATTTTGGAGCAAAAAAGTTTCTGACAATTTGGAGATAATATGACAACAACACCTGAACAGTTTTTATGGGTAGAGCGATACAGACCCAGGTTAATACAAGATTGTGTATTGCCTGAAAGTGTAAAGAAGCAGTTTGCACAGTTTATTAAGAAAGGCGAGGTTCCTAACTTATTATTGTCAGGTACTGCAGGTACAGGAAAAACAACTATTGCTCGTGCTTTATGTAATGAGCTAAATTGTGATTATATCATTATTAATGGTAGTGATGAAGGTAGGCAGATTGATACCCTAAGAACTAAAATTAGGCAATTTGCCTCAGCTGTCTCATTCGAGGGTAAAACTAAGGTTGTTATTCTTGATGAGGCAGACTATATGAACCGAGATAGTGTCCAGCCAGCCCTTAGAGGGTTCATAGAACAATTTGCTGAGAACTGTAGGTTTATATTTACATGTAACTATGCTAATAAGCTAATAGACCCGTTACATAGCAGGACTACTGTTATAGACTTTAAATTAGCACCCTCAGATCGCCCTGTATTAGCCGCTAAGTTCATGGATAGAATGAAGTATATCCTTAGTACAGAAGGCGTGGAATATCAAGAGAAGGTGCTTGCTGAGCTCCTAATGAAGTACTTTCCTGACTATAGAAGGGTGCTAAATGAGCTACAGCGGTACTCAGCGGGGGGTGTTATAGATGAGGGTATACTAAGTAACTTCCAGGAAGTTAATGCTAAGGCGCTTGTAGAGAGTCTTAAGGGTAAAGACTGGCGTAAGATGAGACAATGGGTGGCAAACAATGTAGACACAGACCCTCAGGCTATATTCCGTCAGATATACGATATACTACTTCCAGAGATTAAGAGCCCTGCTCGGTTAGTACTTGATATTGCAGATTATCAGTACAAAGCAGCTTTCGTAGCAGATCAGGAGATTAACTTAACTGCTTGTTTAACACAAATTATGGTAGATTCGGAGTTCAAGTAATGGCACAACCACAGCAGCAACAACAAGATCTTCCCTCGAAGGAAGAACTTAAGGAAATTATAAAACAACAACAAGACCCGAGGCATAATCAAGAATAATGGCTAAAGACGCTTGGATACAAGTAAGAGTAGAAAGGGCTAAAAGAGAAGAAATAAAGAAAGAAGCCCAGAAAAGAGGGATATCTGTATCTCAACTAATGTTGGAGGGATACGAAACTCTAAGAGAGGGGAAATATATTGACTTTAAGTAAATTATGGAGATTGTGGTGTTTGTCATTAGGAGAGAAAGCAAGTGATGACTCCAAGGAAGCAGATGCAGTTGCAGTTATGAGAACCATTGTTGTTCTTGTTAACTTCTTTACTTGTTTCTTTATCATCTCAGGCGTATTGAGGCATTGGTAATGAATAACAATGATAATGATATAAGAATTTTGACTATATATTTTATAATAATAATGTTAATAATTAGTTATAGTTTTGGATAATATGACAGACGCAATATTAGAAGGCTTTGGTGAGCCAGTCGAAGAAATAAACGAAGAGGAGTTCCAAGAGAAACTTAAAAAGATCTCTCCTTTTGACTACGCTAATAGCATTTATACAAAAGACAATCTTATAGTTGATGAAAGGACAGAAAAAGAATACAATCCTTTTATGGTAAATCGTGCAATGGGTATGGGTAAAGATACTTGTATTGCCGCTAATGAAATGAATTCGAGACATCACTTGGATAATAAAATGCAATATGACTTCCTTATGGATGTTGTAAGGCAGGGTAAAAGATATAACAAGTGGTTGAAGAATGATGAAGAAAACATAGAGGCAATCCAAAAGTTTTTTGGATATTCTTTAATTAAAGCAAAACAGACCCTTAGTCTGTTAAATGATACACAAATAGATCTCATAAAAATACATTTGAACACTTCTAAAGGTGGAAAAGTATAAATACCTTTATAACTTAATTATTATTTAAGACATAACAGGCATATTGAGAATGAGTGATCAAGAGAATTACTTTAACATAGACTATCCAGGGTATTCACCTTTAGAAGTTACCTTAAACGACCCAGAAGATTTTTTGAAGGTTAGGGAAACTTTGTCTCGAATTGGAGTAGCATCGAAAAAGGACCAAGTCCTTTATCAGTCTTGCCATATATTACACAAGAAAGGTAGATACTTTATAACACATTTTAAAGAATTATTCGCTCTTGATGGTAAGGAGGCTGACTTCCAAGATAACGATTTACAACGCAGAAATACTATTGCTAAATTACTCCAAGATTGGGGTTTGGTAAAAATATTAGGCGAAGTAGAAGATTTAGCTCCGTTGAGCCAAATCAAAATTATATCGTTTAAAGAGAAGGGTGAGTGGGAGCTAATCCCCAAATACAACATTGGAAAGAAAGTTAAATAAAAACCAAATAGAAGCATTACAACTTATTAAGGACGAACAGGATGCAGTAGGTCCTGGTTTCTGCGTGCTAAAATGGTACCACCAAGAAATGCACTTAGGAACAGGAAGGGCACACTCCTGTTATCATTGTCCTACACATCAAATACCTTTAGGCGCAGACTTACACAATACACCTCACAAGGTTGAACAAAGAGCAACAATGTTACAAGGTGGCAAACCTTCAGAGTGCTCTTATTGTTGGGAGGTAGAGGATCTTGATCTAATCTCAGATAGACAAACTCTTGCAGTACAATTTTTTAAACATAATAGAGATATAGTTAAAGAGGCAAAAGAAGCAGGACTTGGTTATGTATATCCTAAATATTTAGAAATATCCTTCACTAATAAATGTCAAATGGCATGTAGTTATTGTGGACCGGTATTCAGCACAACATGGGAAAAGGAAATAGAGGAACATGGTCCTTACAAACTATCAGAGGATTATAATCTTATTCATACACCTCAGATAGAAAACTCTCCCTATGTGGCAAAGTTTTGGAAATGGTTTCCACAGGCATATGAACACTTATTTGTTCTTAGAGTAACAGGAGGAGAGCCTTTATTAGATAAGAATACATATAAACTTCTAGAATATGTTAAGGCAAATCCTAGAAAAGGATTAACATTCCATTGTAATTCTAATCTTATGGTTACAGAAAATAGAGTACAAAAATATATTAACCTAGTAAAAGATGTACCTAATACTAAACTTTATGCTAGTATTGACTCATGGGGAAAACAGGCAGAGTATATAAGACATGGTTTAGAGATAGAACATTTTGAGGCAAACTTAATTAGATTATTAGCTCAAGGAATTCCTGTTGGTATCATGTGTACATATAATTTTTTATCTATTGATAATATTAGTGAGTTTATATTTAAAATGGCGGAACTTAAAACACAATTTGGTGATTTACTAACAGTTGACATGCCTTATATGGTTGAACCATTACACCTTTCAGCACAAATTTGCGATGATAGTCATATACATATAATGGAAGAAAGTTTAAAAGAAATGGAACTATATCCATTTACTACAGGCGAAATAGAAAAATACAGAAAGACTGTAGGATGGATAAAAGCAAACAGGTTCAAAGGTGATGAACTTGTCAAACACAGAAAAGATTTCTGGGCGTTTGTAAAAGAACATGATAAGAGAAGAGGCACAAATTTTAAAGAAGCTTTTCCTCACTTAGGAATGATAGGATTTAATAATGAAACATGAAATGGGTGAATACAAATTACATTCAATTAATAATCCATTAATATTAACTATAGAAGATTTTTTACCCGAAGAAACAGTAGATACATTAATGGATGATATTAATGAACATTGTGTTTTTAAAGAGGCAAAAGTTTCCACAGATGATGGCACAGGTGAATATACTAACAAAAGAAATAACCAAACATCTTCTCTAAACTTTGCACAATCTGATGGCGCAAGAATGTTTTTAGACATGGCATCAGCAACATTAAGAGTACATCCTTCTCAAGCAGAGCCATTATCAGTTATTAAGTATTTACCAGGACAACAATTTGAACCTCATTTAGATGCTTTTGGAGAGGACAAGATAGAATCTTATTCACCTCAAGCAGGCAACAGAATAGCAACAGCAATATTATATTTAAATGATGTACAGCATGGAGGGGAAACAGATTTTCCTAATATGGGTATTACAATACCTGCTAAGAAAGGAACCTGTGTATTTTTCTCTAATACATTTATGGGAACATGCACACCTATTGATTTATCAATGCACGCAGGCATGCCTGTTATTCGTGGAGAAAAAACAGCAGTTAATTTGTGGTTTAGATCAGGTGTTTATGACAATAATATGTACCAAAAATGGTTAGAAAGTCAGCAGAGTGTATAAATAGTAATGATACGCCGAAAGGGTATCATATATTAACCTTGCTAACTAATAGGAGGAAACTAAAATGGTAAGATTAAACACGACTAACTGGAACGATTTTGTTTCAGCATTCCCACAAGTAGAAAGTAGATTGATTGGATTTGACAGAGTATTTGACGCTGTTACCAAACTTCACACCGTTGAAGGAGGCCAATCTAATTCTTTCCCACCTTATAATATCAAAAAACTAGACGCTGAGAATTATGAAATTCAAATTGCTCTTGCAGGATTCAGTAAATCTGAATTGAATATTAGTGTGGAAGACGGCAACCTTGTCGTTAAAGGTGAACAAGAGAAATCAGAAGATGAATTCTTGCACAAAGGAATTGCAGAACGCAATTTCACAAGAACATGGGCATTAGCAGATGATGTTAAAGTCACAGGTTCAAAATTGAAGGATGGAGTTTTAACTATTTCATTGGTACACGAAATACCAGAGGAAAAGAAACCTACATCTATTGAAATTAAATAATTAGAAACAGGAGATAAGGAGTATGGCTACTAACATACAAATCGTTAAACTTACAACAGGTGAAGACTTGATTGGAGACATTAAAGAAGAGGAAATTGAGGGTAGAGGTTTTCTACTTATCAAGAAACCAGCTATTATTATGATTATGCCTAAACCTGGAAGTGAAACTGATTATACTGTAGGGCTTGCTCCTTACGCTCCATTTGCAAAAGATCACAAAGTTCCGATCTTTCCAGCTCATGTTGTTTCAGTCTACGATCCAGGAACAGAGATGTTAAATTCGTATAATAAAAAGTTTGGTTCCGGAATTGTTCAACCTGACTTTATAAATAAAAAGGTGTTGAACGAAACAATTAAAGGAAAGTAAATGTATGAATATAGAATTAATGTTGTCAAAATTATTGATGGCGACACAGTAGATGTGGATATCGACTTGGGCTTCGGTGTCTGGCTCAAGAAACAAAGAATACGTCTGCATGGGATCGATACTCCCGAAAGTAGAACCCGTGACCTCGACGAAAAACGATACGGACTTATGGCGAAGAAATACCTCACGCAGCAGATTGAAGGTGGAGCTATACTCAAAACAAGGCTCGATAAAAAAGGAAAATATGGAAGGATACTTGGTGAATTTATTAGTTTAGATGGTAATACTAATATAAATGAACTAATGATATCCAAACATCATGCCGTATCCTATCACGGCGCAAGTAAAGCAGAAATAGCAGAGGGACACTTGCGAAATAGGACCAGAGTTAAAGAAATTTAATTGACATTTAGTACGAAAGAGTGCATAATGTCTATATTATGTTTAAGGTGTTGTTATGAATTTTTATACTTATGCAAGACATTATGGAAATGACATACTTTTCCGTGGTGTAAAAGACGGTAAGCGATTTACTGCAAGGCGTGGATTCCAACCTACTCTATTTGTTAAGAGTCAAGAAAAATCTAAATACAAAAGCATTTTTGGTGAGAATGTCTCGCCTATGAAATTCCCTACAAACAAGGAGGCAACCGCCTTCTTTGACAGTTACAAAGATGTAGATAATTTTCCAATATTTGGACAAAATTATTACGCATACCAATATATCACCGAGAACTATCCTGGTGAGATTCAATGGGATGCTAATAAAATGGCAATCTATTCTATCGATATAGAAACAACATCGGAAGGTGGATTTCCAAATGTAGACTCCCCTAGTGAGAAAGTTCTAGTTATCACACTTCAAAACAACAACACCAAGAAGATAACAACTTTTGGCCTAGGGGAGTTTACTCCTACAAAAGAAACATCTCACCTAGATATTGATTATCATGGCTTTGATACAGAAGAACAGTTATTAGAAAATTTCCTCACTTGGTGGCAGGAAAACTGTCCTGATATTATTACAGGTTGGAACAGTAATTTATTTGATATGCCTTATCTTATTACAAGAGTTCAACGAGTATTAGGTGAGGATGAACATAAAAGATTCTCGCCTTTTAAGTTAATTAACAAACGCCCTATTAGATTTGCTAATCGTGAGATGACAGCATTCGAGATTACAGGTGTAGCACAATTAGACTATTTAGATCTATATAAGAAGTTTACTTATGTGACTCGAGAGTCATACAAACTAGACTTTATTGCAGAAACAGAACTAGGCAAAAACAAACTAGAGTCTGGTTTTGACACATTTAAAGAGTTTTATGACGGGGATTGGAATAGGTTTGTAGAATATAATATTATTGATACAGTTATTGTCGACGAACTAGAAGACAAGATGAAACTTATTGAACTTGCTATTACAATGGCCTATGACGCTAAGTGTAATTATAATGATGTATTCTCAGCTGTTAGAACCTGGGATAGTTTATTATATAATCATCTATGGGAAAAGGATATTGTTATTCACCAGGGTGGTGGTAGAAAGGATAGACAAATAGAAGGTGCCTTTGTACAAGAACCTGTTCCTGGAAGTTATGAATGGGTAGCTAGTTTTGATGCTACAAGTCTATATCCTAGTATTCTAATGCAACACAATATGAGTCCTGAGACTATTGTTCCTGGATTTAAATATGATGTTAGTGTTGACGATCAACTGGACAGATATCAGTTGGACAAGTTAAAGGAAAAGAACTACACTATGGCAGGTAATGGTTCCTGCTATACAAGAGAAAAGAAAGGCCTGTTCCCTGAGATTGTACAAAAGTTTTTTAATGATAGATTAAAATATAAGAAGTTAATGCAGAAGGCACAGAAAGATTTCCAAGAAACAGGTGCCCTACATCACAAGAACGAGATAAGTAAATATAATAATTTTCAGATGGCTCGTAAGATTCAATTAAACAGTTTATATGGTGCCCTGGCTAATCAGTATTTTAGATTCTATGATGATAGAATTGCAGAAGGTATTACAATGTCAGGACAATTAGTTATCCGAGATACAGCTAAGGCCTTGGACAAGTATATGAACAAAGTATGTGGCACAGAAGATGAGATGTATTCCTTTTATAGTGATACTGACTCTTGTTATGTTACATGTAAGAATTTGGTAGACAACTTCTTCCCTGACAAAGATGTAGATAAGGTTGTAGGTCTGTTAGATAAAATAGGCACAGAGAAAATAGAACCTGCTATTGCACAGGCAATGACAAAGTTAGGTAACTATACTAATGCCTTTGAACATAAGATAGACTTTAAGCGTGAGGTTATCGCAGATAAAGGTGTGTTTGTAGCTAAGAAAAGATATGCCTTAAATGTATTAGATGATGAAGGACTAAGACTAAAAGATCCTAAACTAAAGGTTATGGGTTTAGAAATTGTAAGGTCCTCGACTCCTGCTCCTATTCGAGATAGTTTGAAAGAGGCAGTTCGTCTTATTCTTACAAGTGATGAAGAACATCTACAGAAATATATTGCTGAGGCACAAAAACATTTTAATACATTAACAGCAGAAGATATTGCTTTCCCTCGAGGATGTAATAATCTTAAGAAATACACATCTACAGCAGATGTATATCAGAAAGGCACACCTATACATGTTCGTGGCTCTTTACTGTATAATAAGCTCTTAAAAGACAAAAGTTTGAACCTTAAGTATGAGAATATACAAGAAGGTGACAAGATTAAGTTCCTTTATTTGAAGGAGCCTAATAGTTTACATGAGAATACGATTGCCTTTGTAACTAAACTTCCTAAGGAGTTTGAGATAACAAAGTATGTAGACTATGATTTAATATTTCAGAAAGCATTTATTGATCCTTTAGAAAACATTCTAAAACCTATAGGCTGGAATACAGAACCACAAGCAACATTGGAGGACTTGTTTAGATGATTAAAAGTTTTTGGCCTAATGAGTGGCCGTTTGAACAAATTGTAAGTCAGTTACCTGATAAAGGTAATCTAATTGAAATAGGAACTTATTTAGGTAAATCTGCTATAGCATGGGCTGATGAGTTTAACAAAGCAGATAAAGATTGGAATATTCATACTATTGATTCCTTTAGTGGTATTCCTAATGTTTGGAGTGAAGACAATCCTAACATAGAATTTTTCAAGAGCTTAGTAATAAGTGGAGAGGAACAATTAAAACAGTTTAAGGAAAATATAGAAGGTAAAGATAACATTACATGGGAAAAAATATTTTGGACACCAGATTACAAAACAGATGAATGGTATGATGTTTTATTTTATGATGGCGCTCACGGATATGGAAACTGTAAACAAGCATTAGAATATTGGGTAGACAGAACAGAATGTATGGTTATAGATGATTACGAAGCAATGTTTCCAGGTACAATGAAGGCAGTAGATGAAGTATATGCTTCTATGAGAGATCCTAAAGAGTTTGAACAAATTTGTGTTGAAGGAAAACAAATAGCAGTAATTTGGAGTATAAAAATACCATGAAAAATAAAGACGAAAGAGATAGCCACTTCATATATAGCATATGGAAAAGTGGTTTTAGAGTAGGCGGTTGTGTGATACCATTTGTATTCATGGAACCATGGGCATGGCAAGTATTTTTAGGAGCATTTTTTGTTGCTGAAATACTAGGAATTATTGAGGAGATATAATGGGAACAAGAGCGTGGTATAAAAAAGGCATAAATGCTAGAAGGGAGGGTGCTTTAGAAAGACTTAGAGCATCTAAATTTACACCAAAAATTGTAAAAGGAAAAGAACGCAATGAAAAGAACTGGACAAAGAAGAAAGAGGAACAAATTGAAACTCTTGAATCCAGAATTAGAGGGACACAAAGTTAAGTTTCAATATAAGAAACTTTTAGATCAACAAAAAGAGATCGACGAACAATGGAAACGAATACAAAAATTGCAATTATCGGATACGGATTTGTAGGTAAAGCTACAGAATATTTTCTAAAGGAAAAATTTGAAGAACCTTTAGATGTTTTTATTCACGATCCTGACTTAGGTTACAATGTAAGTAATTGGGCAGAAATAGATTACGCATTTATTTGTGTTCCAACTAACCTAAAGAACGGAACTTTAGACACTTCTATTATAGATAATATACTATCAGAACTTTACATAGGAGTACAACCTATTATTAGGAGTACAATAGGTCCTGATCAAGCTATTCAATATGCTAATAGAGGATTAATTATAATGCCAGAATTCTTGAGAGAGAAACATTGGAAAGAAGATGTTGATAATGAACATATCGATCTTTTAATTGGTTGTTATAATTGTGATCCTTTTGTTGATCTAATGTCCCGAGGTAATAAATTTGTAAAACTAGTTACACCGGTACAGGCAAGTGCAATAAAAATGTTTAGGAATGCTGCACTGGCAGTTAAAGTAGGATTAGCAAATGACTTCAAAGCAATCTGTGATATTTATGATACTGACTATAAAGTTATACAGGATTTCTTAGAAGAGGATGCTAATTTAGGAGGAACACATTGGGCTGTTCCTGGTCCTGATGGACAAGAAGGTTTTGGTGGAACTTGTTTACCAAAAGATTTGACACATGCTTCTTCCCTGTGCTACAATACAAATAATATAATGAATACGGCCTTGGAGGCTAATAAAAGTAGGAGAAAAGATGGGTAATCTATTAGAAAAATTACAAAAGAATTCCACTATTAGAGAAACAGAAATATTGACTGACTCTAAGTTTTTTAATGACAAAGACTTGATTCAGACATCTGTTCCAGCAGTTAATGTTGCTCTAAGTGGAAAATTAGATGGTGGACTTACACCAGGACTTACAGTATTTGCAGGTCCTAGTAAACACTTTAAAACAGCATTTGCTATGTTGCTAATTAAAGCACACCAGGAGAAATATCCAGAAGGTGTTGTTTTATTTTATGATAGTGAGTTTGGTGCACCTAAGTCTTATTTTGAGACATTTGATATTGATACTAGCAAGGTAATACATACACCTATTGCAGATATTGAACAACTTAAACATGATATAATGCAACAGTTAAATGGTGTTGAACGAGGTGATAATATTATGATTGTTGTAGACTCTGTTGGTAACTTAGCTTCTAAGAAAGAAGTAGAAGATGCCTTAGAAGGTAAAAGTGTAGCAGATATGACAAGGGCTAAACAAATGAAGTCCTTATTTAGAATGGTTACACCTCATTTAACAATTAAAGATATTCCTGCTATTGTTGTTAACCACACATATAAAGAAATAGGATTGTTTCCTAAAGATGTGGTTAGTGGTGGTACAGGTATTTACTATTCTGCAGATAATATTTTTATTATTGGTAGGCGACAACAAAAGACAGGAACAGAAGTTACAGGTTATGAATTTGTAATTAATGTTGAGAAGTCTAGGTTTGTTAGAGAGAAGTCTAAGATTCCTGTAGAAGTTACATGGGAGAATGGTATTAGTAAGTGGTCTGGTTTGTTAGACATGGGACTTGCTTCTGGACATGTAATTAAACCTAGTAACGGCTGGTATCAGAGAGTTGATATGGACACAGGTGAAGCTGTAGATCCTAAAGTAAGGGCTAAGGACTTAGCTAAAGACTTTTGGCTCCCAATACTTTCAGATCCTAGATTTGGTGAATGGGTTAAGAAACAGTATACAATCGGCTCTGTTGAAATGATGGCAGAAGAAATTAGTGATGAAGATATTCAAGAAGAATACGATAAAGTGTGATAGGTGTGAAAAACCTATAGACAAAAAAGATAAAGCATATTGTTTTCATAATGACGATGAGGAGATTTATATTTGTGCTCCTTGTGTCGTCGAAGTGTATAATGATTATAAGCATGAGGTAAAGAAATAGATGTACAATCTTGAAATTATTATTTTAACAAATTTGACTAAAGATGAAAACTTTACTAGAAAAGTTCTACCCTTTATTAGAGCAGATTATTTTGAAGACCAAGACAATGTTTTTGTATTCTTGGCGATTAAAGATTATATAGAAAAATACAATAAAACTCCTACACAAGAATCTTTACATATAGCAGCTCTAAATTCTAACGCTACACCTTCAGAAATAAAACAAGTAGATCTTATAATGGAAGGTTATAAAGATGATGATAAAGTAAATATAGAATGGCTCATTGATGAAACAGAAAAATGGTGTAAAGATAGGGCTGTTTATAATGCTATTATGGAGTCTATACAAATTATTGATGGTAAAACTCCAGATATAAGTGCTGATGCTTTACCTGATTTGTTGACTAAAGCATTACAAGTAGGATTTGATACTAATGTAGGACACGACTTTATAGAAGATGCCGACAAGCGTTTTGATTTTTATAATAGAGTAGAAAACAAAGTTCCTTTTGATCTCGAAATGTTTAATAAGATTACAGAAGGAGGACTATCTAATAAGACTCTTAACATAGCATTAGCAGGCACAGGTGTTGGTAAATCCCTGTTTATGTGTCATATGGCGTCAGCAGCTATTGCTAATGGACATAATGTACTCTATATTACAATGGAAATGGCAGAAGAAAGAATAGCAGAAAGAATAGATGCTAACCTAATGAATATTCCTATAATGGATTTGAAAGAAATGTCTAAGCCTATGTTCCAAGATAGAATAGGATTATTAAAAGATAAATTTGAAGGTAGATTAATTGTAAAAGAATATCCTACAGCATCTGCACATGCAGGACACTTTAAGGCTTTACTTAATGAACTTAAACTAAAAAGAAATTTCCATCCTAATATTATTTTTATTGACTATTTGAATATATGTTCTAGTAGTAGATTTAGGCCTGGTAGTAGTGCTAACTCTTATACAATTATTAAAAGTATTGCAGAAGAACTTAGAGGGTTAGCAGTAGAACAAGATGTTCCTATTGTTAGTGCTACACAAACAACAAGAGGAGGTTATGGAAACAGTGATGTTGACTTAACAGATACCTCAGAAAGTTTTGGACTCCCGGCAACAGCAGACTTAATGTTTGCAATTATAAGTACAGAGGAGTTAGAACAACTAGGACAATTTATGATTAAACAGTTGAAAAACAGATACGCTGATCCTACAAGAAATAAAAGATTTATGATAGGTGTTGATCGTTCTAAGATGAAATTATATGATTTGGAAGATTCAGCACAACAGGCTATAACAGACTCGAACATTGATGTTCCAGTATTTGACAGAGGACAATCGGAGACTCGATATGACGACCTTAAGTTTTAATGATATAGAATTTGATGTAATAGACAATGTCTTAGCAAAAAGATATTCTAAGTTCCTAATGGAAAACATAAACCAAAGTAAAGAGTTTTATTTCATGGGAGATAAATTGGATGAGATTCTATCTGAAATAGATAAAATTGTTTACATGTATGGCAAAGAGCCTACAAGAGACATGAATAAATTACATGATTATTTCGCAGATCATGAAGACGAACCTGAAATGAGTAGGCTGAATAATCTTATTCATTATTATGAATTGTGTATAAACAATTTTCCTCCTCGATGGGGATATATGGTAGGCGATGCAACGATGGAATTGTTTCCTGCAGACTATGAACACTTTACACTATTAAGACAACCAGGCAGTCTTTATGTGAATTATCCTCATGTAGGAAAACACTTTGCTGAGATTGCTTATTCTAGAGATTATAGTATTCAAGAACATCAATATATACCTCAAGATATATGTAGGCCAAGTTTCCATATATGGTTAGGAGATGAAATAACTGTTGAAATGTTGAATATTAATATAAATTTATTGATTGATATTGCTCACGGAAAGCTACAAGATAGGCTAAATTTGCCTGATATTGACGATCCTGCTATGAGAATAGGGTATATTCCATTTGCCACACTTAAAGATGATATAAATATAAATGAACTTACAAATCATCTTTTGAAGTGTAAGAGTAAATGTAAAAATCAATGGGAGTTATTTACAAATGGCTGACAGTAAATCAGAAGTAAATATTAGTTTAGAAGAATATGAAGCACTAAAGGCAGCAGCAGCGCCAGCCGAAGAGGAAGCACCATCTGGGAAACCTTGGTGGAGTGCACCTGACGATAGAGGTTGGATTTGGATTGCACCTGAATATTTTAGTAGATGGAGATTATTTCCTCGTGCGTTTATTAGCATGTACATATATTTGTTATATGAAGTAACAAACTGGTTCATGGCTTTACCTTCACCAGGAGCTGAACAAGCAGGTCTTGTTAGTGTAGTGGTTGGAGCTGGAGCAGCTTGGTTTGGCTTGTATGTAAACAGTACTTCAACAGGACAGAGTAAAGAGTAATGCCTGAGGTAGTTTTATCAGATTTCTATATTGAGTTTATAGGGTTTTTACTCACCCTTATGATAGGCCTTGCTATTAGAGACGCAGCTACATCTTTTGTTAAAGGTGCTAAGTTTAGATTTAACCCCGCCTTCCAGGAAGGTGATAAAGTTATACTAGATGGGCAACATGCCTTGATAGTTAAAATTGGAATGAGTGAAACAGTTTTTGGAATATATGGAGATGATGGTTATACATGGAGGTATGTTCCAAATGCTAGAATAGAGTTTTTGAAGTTAGAGAAAATTGTTGATCCTGAGTTACATCGGGACACAGCACAAGAGAAGGCACAAAAATTAGTTGACGCTATGCAAGATGCCAAAATTAAAACTAACGGAGAGGAAATTAATAAGTTAAAAAATGGAGAAAAGTGATGCCCCCAAAATTCAAAAAGAGCCACAAGGAATATATTAAAGGTCCAGACGGCAGATCAACAAAAAGAACTAGAATGAAGCACTATTATGTAGGGCAAACTTCAACTCAAGATTTAATAGATGCCATAAATAAAGGCAAACCAAAACATCGTAATAAATTTATAAATGAATTAACAAGGCGAGGAGTGAAATTAGTATGGAAGACGAAAGACGAGATAGCAACGGAACAATAGGCGAAGGGCAAAAACCTGGAGCTTTAAAAATATATGATGGTGCATTAAGTGAAGACTTTTCCGATGATCTAATTGAAATATTCAACACAAACGAAAAAGCACATACAAGAAATCAAAACGATACTCTCAATTTCCTAGAGTATAATTATACTACAAATCACAAAGATGAAGATGTGCATAAAAGGCTCATGGAACATACAGGGCAACTCTACAAACATTACCTTGAAGATTTAGGCACAACTAATATGATTAAAGCATCAGGCTTTGAGGAAATTAAAATACACAAATATGAACAAGGCGTAGGATTCCACGATTTACATATAGATGCAGTAGATTATGAAAGTGCTATTCGAGCAGTGGCTTTTACCTGGTTTCTTAATGAAACTGATGGCAATATAGATTATCCATTACAACGCATAGGTATCGAGGCCCGTAAAGGTAGGGTAATTATTACCCCTGTATCGTGGGAATACGCTTCAAATAACCATATTTCCAAGGAATCTGACAAATATATTTTACAAACTTATCTACATTTAGCCTAAGTTACTGATATAACAGACAAAAAGATTCAAAAGATTTACAGAAAAAGGTTGACATCTGGTCCTTTAGAGTGCATAATAGTACTATAAACTAAAAAAGTGAGGAAAATATGTTAATAGTTGAAACCAAAACAAAAATCGAAATTAATGAAGTATGTGAATTATCACAAGATTCTTATTACACTAGAAATCCTGAAGATTCAGCAGTTACTGGTGATATTGGACCTAACAGTCCAGAGTCAATTTTTGTTAAATCCGTTGAAATTATCAAATATGAAGATAAAGCAGATGGAGATGTTTGGTACCATGCTAAAGTAGAACATGATGGTATTTGGGAAATCTACACAGATACAGCAGTAGGCCCATTTATTGATCTAAAACTACAAAATGCAGGTCACAACTTTACACATGTAGATTTTTCAGAACAAGGTATGCAACAAAACGGTGTAGCAGACCTTGATTTAGTAGCTTAATTAGTTTAGGAGAACTTTATGAGAACTTGGGAAGAATTATCAGAAAAAGAACAGTTACTGACTTATATCAGTGATGTTCATAAGGATGCTAGAGGTTTTAGGCCTCGTGGTATGTACAACGATTATTCGGTTCCAGAACTCAAGAAGGTTCTTGACGATCTTTCTGAGGAGGCTCATCAAGAGGCTCTTCGTATAGAGAGAATGGAAACTGAGAACTGGAAGGAGCTTAAGAAGCACCTTTCAGGTCTTGTGGATATGGGCGCTAAAAATTTCAAGCAAGCTCTTTCTTGGGATATTCAAGCCGAGGATTGTGAACATGAAGGCTGGACAGATTATGGCTTTTATTGTTACAAAAAAGGTATTGCGTATCGTAAGGAAAGGGTGCTAACTAGATTAGCAGCTTGATGCTTTTGGTCCTATTAGTGGTTGACATTTGCATTGAAAGAGTGCATAATGTTACTTATAAATTAGAAATGGAGAAACGCTGTTATGACAGATCAACTATTTAAGTATGCAGGCTATTCAGTTACAGAGTCAGGCCAAACTAAGGCTAGGTTCGGTAATGATATGGTTTCACGCATAAAGAAACTTACGGCTAAGGGTAACCAAGATACTTGGTTCGCTGAATTGCCGCAAGCCATGACCAAGAAGGAAGCATCTAATTTCTTACTTGAGAGGGAGGAGATTAAATCCAACTTTGATGTAAGAGATGCTTTACAAAAGGTCGTGTATCGTAATGTACCTAAGGGAACAACTCGTGTTGTGAACGAGGGTGCTGTTTCAACTGGCAATGATGCCAACAATATGGAGAGCTAATATGGCTAATCGTAAAGTGACCCAAACTCAAAAGGTTCTAAACTTTTTGAATAAAGGGAATAGTTTGAGCAATGCAGTAGCAACGCACAAACTTAAAGTAAATAGACTACCTGCTAAGATTCATGTTCTTAGACAAGCTGGGTATCCTATCTACACTAATACCAATGCAGTAGGTAACCCTACTTACCGTCTTGGTACTCCTAGCAGAGCAATGATAGCAGCAGCATTTGCAGCTGGCGTATCATTTAGCTAAGCTAGATACCAATGGAGCACTATAAGTCGGGAACTAGCGCATGTGCTCCATTACATTTTAAGAGGTTTGGTACACCGAGGTCGTCAGAGTCCAAAAGACCAACTATAAATAAAAGGAGAGAGGGGTGGACCTCACAAAAAACCATAACAAGAAACATATCTGTCCTGGGTACGACAGACGAAATAAAAGACCCACAGAATTTACAAACAGCGGAGGCTTAGATGGCAGACAACATTGGACAAGAACTTTTAGAGGCTTTAGAACAACAATATAGAGGAAATATTGCCTCGGCAAAAGCTAATGTTAGAGTGTACCTAGAAAATCCAGCAGGGATAGGAGAACATCCTGATGTGGTACAAGCCCTCGATACGCAGATAGCAATTATAGCAGAAAACCAAGAGAAATTAGATACGCTAAACAGTAGACGATACAATTTCTCAGGCAGGAGACACCCTGTTGAGTAATACCTTTGGTAACGAATTTTTTAGAGCAGAGATCTCACCCATAGAGGTGCCAGACGGAATGTTCAAAGTAGAGTTTTATAGTAAAGATGATTTGATCTTTACAGAATATGTAGGTGATAGAAACATAGCTGTGGATACAGCAAAGACGTTCGTTAGACAAAGGGAGAAACTGCATGGCAAATAATGTATATTCTACATTACAATTTGAAAAAGGAAATACAGAAGCAGAAAGAGAATTCTTAAGAATATTTGAATTCATAGAAACCTTTGACGAAAGAGGATTAGAGTTTGCAGACTTCTTCCTAACCAATCAGGAAATTGTAGATGAAGAGTTTATGGAAGATTGGATTGGTCCTAGGAATGCAGTAGTCACAAAATTTATGGGAACAGAAGTAGAGATTAAATCTTCTTGGATATCACCTCATAAATTCTTTGAAGGATTATTAGAACACCTAAGAAATACAGATTCAGATGTTGTATTGAGTATGCAATATGAAGATGAGTTTTTAAACTTTTGTGGTGTGTATGTTAACGACAAACAAATTGAGGAGTCAGGAGGGTGGTTTAAGACTCGGTTCGATGAATTAAACGACCCTGATTTAGACTTCTTAGAGTATGTAGAGGACATACAGATAGAATGGTTAGATGAATTGTGTTGATTTTGTGTTGATAGTATGTACGGGAGATATATAATGCGGTTTGTGGAAAAAATGGAGACATATAGTACACAATCTCCTACTTCTTCTGTTCTTATACATAATGGAGGAAGACTTGAGGCTTGTTAAAACGACATCAACCAAAGGTCAACAAGACGTCAAGATGGAGATGGAGATATGAGGTTAGATTACAAAGACTGTGGCAAAATTGGCATTACCTGTAGCACATTTGATTTACTACACGCAGGTCATGTTGTCATGTTGGAGGAAGCCAAAAGGCATTGTGATTACCTAATAGCAGCGCTGCAAGTAGATCCTACTCTAGACAGACAAACAAAGAACAAACCTATTCAAAGTATAGTAGAAAGACAAATACAATTAGCAGCTGTAAAGTATGTTGACGAGATAGTCATGTACTCTACAGAAAACGAATTAGAAGATTTATTCCTTACATTACCTTTAGAAATTAGAATATTAGGTACTGAATATAGGGACAAAGAATTTACGGCTAAGCAAATATGTTTGGATCGTAATATTGAATTGTTTTACAATGTCAGAGATCACTCGTTCTCGAGTACAAGTCTCAGACAAAGAATACGATCCAATGAAATTGAAAAAATAACTGGTTACAAGGATGCAGTAATGCCTGAGGTTGTAGCCGCTAACAAAAAGAGGATAGATGATGAAAAAGACAACGGCGATTCGTAGAGTAGTTAATTGTTTAAATGCTGAGAAAAGAGCCTTACATGGTGAATTCAAAAGTTATTGGAGCCACACTGCTCAGAAAATAGCTAAATCTAATGATATAGATATAGAGCGTGTAAAAAATAATTTGGAGTTATACAATGCAGAACCTAAAAGTAGTAGCATCCACTAGAATTTGGGAGGCTAAAAATCCTAATCAACCTGATTTTCCTATGTGGCACCCTATAGGTGGTAGTGAATATATTATAGGTTATTTGGATGTACCTGATGGTGAAGCACCACAACTCTCTCAAATTGCAGAACATGTTACTAACTTTATGCACTTATTAGAAGGTAAAATTACGCCTAATGTCGTGGAGATATTTTCAGGATATGAGGTTTACTTTGTAGATACCTTAACACATAATGAGGCATTCCAACTACAACAAGGTGATTCTATTGACTTTCCAGCAGAAGATGTTACAAAAATCGAAGGCCAATCATAGGTGGACATTTGGGTTTACATACTTTAATGAACCACATAAGCTAGAGATACAAATGGAAGCCTGGTCCAAATGGCCAGGTAATGTAGATATCTTTGTCGTAGACGATGGCTCAGACATTCATCCTGCTAAGGAACTATTAGAAAATTTTCATTTAGAAGACTGGCAACCAACCCTACAACTCTGGAGGGTAACAAGAAATATAGGATTTAACTCCCATGGCTGTAGAAATCTCATAGCCAAATACGCAGACACAGATTGCATACAATTCTTAGATATAGATCATGTGATGTATGCTCCCGATGTTGCTAAACTTAAACAAATGAAAGTAGGAAGTAAGGATATTATTCATCATAAAAACTATAATGAATATCAACAAACAGTAAAAGATCATCCAGGCCATATGAATTGTTTTGGTATACACAAAGATTTATTTTGGGAAGCTGGAGGTTATGATGAATCTTTTACCGGCCATCATTATGGAGATAGAGAGTTTTTAGATAGAATCTTTGCATGTGAACACAGGAAGATAAAATCCCAATGTGCTACTTCAATGAACCGTGAAGGAAGACATGGTAGTGTAGATAAAAATGTGGAAAAGACAGAGTACACACCAGGAGACGATAAGTTTTTTAAAGTTCCTTTGGACATTCCTGAGGTTAAAAAACTTAGAGGAACAAAAACACAAAGATTGGATTTTCCGTTTATTAGGATATTATAAATACTGTTATGCGCTTTACTGAATTTTTAAAAGAAGATAAAGAAGAAGATAAACTGAAGCATTTAGAGCATGTGGAGGATCATGTAATCCATGCTGGACACGAAGGCTTTGGACATGCTTTCCATACAATTAATGATGTTCATAATAGTTTACAAGGCAAAGGTTCAGGACAAACACAGACAACAATTAAATATGATGGAAGTCCTGCTGTAGTATTTGGGAAACACCCAGAGAACGGAAAGTTCTTTGTAGCATCTAAATCAGCATTCAACAAAACACCAAAAATTAACCATTCACACGAAGACATAGATGCTAATCACGGACATGCTCCTGGACTTGTATCTAAATTAAAAGCAGCTCTAGATCACGCACATAAAATTAAACCTAATGGTGTATATCAAGCAGACATAATGCACGCTGGAGATGTTAAACACGACAAGAAGAATAATAGAGTAGATTTTACACCACAGTTAATTACATATCACGCACCAGCAGACTCAGAACATGGCAAAGCAGCTAAGAGAGCCAAGCTTGGGTTAGCAATACATACGGAGTATGAGGGTAAGACAATAGCCGATATGAAAGCCAAACACGGTGCTATTGACGCAAATACCTTCACAAAGCACAAGGATGTGCACCTTATGAGTGCTAATCATGATACAAGTACACATAGGTATAGCCTGGAAGATCGTAAGCAAGTAGATCATCATCTAGAACAAGCAGTAGCACACTTTAAAAACACACCCAAAGAACATCACGATACAGTTCAAAAACATGCTACGGCAATGAAAGTATATGTCAACCATACAGTACGAACAGGCGAACAACATTCTCACGAAGGGTTCGTAGCACATCACAGCGCCTCACATCAAAAGAAGATAGATAAAGTTAAAACAGATGTTGCTAAAGCAAGACATCAAACTACTATGGATAACACCATAGGTCATATAAATAAGAATAAGGAACACTTTGAAGGCCCAATGAACATGCACAAGCATTTACAAGCGGCAAAGAATATAATTACAAACACAATGTCTCAAAAATCAGAATGGGGGCATGAGATAGACGGAGCTAAGACTAAACCAGAAGGTTTTGTTGCCATACGAAATGGTAGGCCTTCTAAATTTGTAGACAGGAAAGAGTTTAGTGCGCTAAACTTTAACAAAAACGATGCGAGGAGATAAGACATGAGCAAATGCAAATGCTGTAAATGCTGTAATTGTACTTGTTGTTAAGCAATGGCAGAAGATAAGCACATAGTATTTTCATACGGAAGAATGAATCCACCTACTGCTGGACATAGCAAGGTTGTGGATAAGGTTCATTCTCACGCACAAAAAATAGGTGCTAATCACGCAGTTATTGTTAGTCATTCACAAAACAATAAAACAGATCCTTTACATCATGAACATAAGAAAGAATATTTAAAACATATTCATCCTGAAGTTAACTTTGAACATTCTACAAAAGAACACCCTCACTTCCTGGCACAACTTAAAAAGTTCCACCAAGAAGGACATACACACGCAACAATGGTTGTAGGAAGTGATAGAGTAAAACAATTTAAAGCGTTGGCTAATAAGTACAACGGCAAAGAGTATAATTATAAAAAGATACATATCTTATCAGCAGGACAGAGAGATCCTGATGCTGAGGGAGTAGCAGGTATAAGTGGAACAAAGATGAGAGCACATGCAAGTGGCAATGACTACAAATCTTTCAAGGCAGGATTACATGCCAATCATAGTGATGAACATGCCAAAAAACTATATAAAGCAACACGACAAGGTATGAACTTACAGAAAGAGGAGAGAGGCATGTTAGACTTTCAAACATTTTTAAAAGAAGACATGGAAGGAATGTCTCAGAAGTCTGGAGACAAAAGAAGTACAGAGAGTGGTGCTGGTATGACGGCTAAAGGTGTAGCCAAATATAATAGACGAACAGGTGGTAATCTAAAAACAGCAGTAACTACACCACCAAGTAAACTTAAAAAAGGCAGTAAAGCAGCAGGAAGGCGTAAGTCTTTTTGTGCTAGGTCCAAAGGTTGGACAGGCGAGAGAGGTAAAGCTGCTAGGCGGAGGTGGAATTGTTAATTTTAACTAGATTGGCTATAGCATGTGTAACAGCAGTATTTGGAAACGCATTTAGTAAATGGTTTCTTAATACAAAAGTTGGTGGTTGGTTCCAAAGAAAAGTAAATAGTTTAATGGAGTTTTTGGCAAATAGATATAATATAGAACTTGCCAAGAAAGAAGCTAAATGGAGAGCAGATTATCCAATGTTAGCCAAAAGAATAGACAACATAGAGTCTAAACTAGAAGGCTATGAAGACTGGAAGAAGGTTTTAGATGAGTAAAATATTAATGGGTATTATTGTAGCAATGGTTCTTGCCTTTGGTACATATTACTGGCTGACTGAAAAGAGACTTGCAGTTCTAACTGAGAACAATGCTAAGTTATCTATAGCAGCAACAACAAATCAACAAACAATAGATAAATTAACATCAGATTTCCAACAACAACAGGTTCTTAATGAAGAACTAAATATAAAGCTAAAGGCCTCTGAGGCATATGGCGACAATTTAGCTAAAAAATTAAGAGAACATGATTTAACAATGCTAACCCTAAAGAAACCTGGGTTAATTGAACGGAGAGTGAATAGTGCGACACAGAAGATTCTTACAGATCTCGAGTCTAGTACTGCTACTGTTAATTAGTAGCGGTTGTAGTCTTATACCTAAAGAGGTACAGGTACAAACTAAATTCGTAGAAAAACAAATACCAATACAAGGACACCCTAAAGGTTTAACTATGTATCCTATACAGTTTTATGCTGTAACGGAGGAAAACTTTGAGGAGTTTAAAGAGAAATTTGAGAAAGAAAATGCAGATTTAGTTTATTTTGCATTAAGTGTTCCTGATTATGAGAACTTATCCTTAAACATGGGCGAACTAAAACGCTATATAGAACAACAAAAGACTATCATTATATACTACGAACAATCTATTACAGGTGTTAAGGCTGAAATAGTTTTGGATGACGACAAAGCCAAAGACTAATCTTGTATAAATAAGAGTATGAAGAACTTTATGACATTCAGAGAAGATTTAGCTTCTGGCAGACCTGCCAAAAAACCTGTTTCTAGTAATTTACTACAACAAAGAGCTAAAGCAAATACTAAAGCTCTAAAGTCAGGTTTCATGAGGTTAACGAAACAGGAAAGAGATAAAGAAGCTCGAAGAATGTCAGAAGAGAAAAAGAACTGTGGGTGTGGACAAGATCCTTGTATCACATATGGCAAAAAACAAATGAAAGAAGCTATAGATACAAAACCAGTACACGATGCCAATAAAGCATTAGAGAAAAACATGGGTCTTAAAAAGACTAAGGACTCAGGTATCGTTAAAACTAAAGGTGGGTATGCAAGGAAAAGAACTTACACCAGAGAGTCTGCCAGGGATAATTACAATCCAGAAATTTCAGATAAAAGAACTAAAGAAAAACTTAAAAAGGCTGGACTACCGCCTGAGTCTCCTAAAGTAATGGAAGCAAGAGAAAGAATTAGAGATATATTTGAAGGTAAGAAAAAAGGACTAGACGGCAAAGCATGTTGGAAAGGATACAAACTACAAGGTACCAAAAAGAAAGGTAATAAAACTGTAGATAATTGTGTACCAATGAGTGAGGAAGAACAAATGAAACCTCATAAAATGTACAAGGGCGATAAAGTAGTCGTGGCAAAGAATAAAGCAGAACATGATAAACTTAACAAGCAAGGATATACACACGACGATCCTAAAACTAAAAAGATTGAAGAAGTATCAGATCATCTTAAGACAAGATATATCCATAAGTCTATGAGGGATATAGACACTAAGGAAAGAGCTTCACAATTAGCAGACAAACAAGGCGCACCTGCTAGTGTAGGTAAATCATTAAGTAAGTCTACAGGCAAAAGACGTAAAGGTATTGCAAGAGCAAGAGCCAATTTAGAAAGACCTATTAGAGAAGGTAAAAAACCAGTAGTACACAGCACAAAGCCAGACAGTCTTAAAATGGTTAAGATTAAATACAACAAACCTATTAAAACAAAAGTAACAGACATAGGTCCTGGTGGAAAAGAAGTAGTTAGAAAAGATTGGTCTGAAGGAATAGAAAGAGATCCTAAGTCTAATTCATTTAATAGAACAAAAAGAAAAGAAACAACTGTAAGAGTTGGACAAAAGAGAGATAAGAAAACAGGTAAGATGGTAGATGTGATGGGTAAATCATCAGCACCACAAGGCTTACCTTCAATGAAAGAACATCAAATTCAATTGGTAACAAACTTAGATTTTAATGAAAGTCTAGGTATGTTAGTATCAAGAGGCTTAAATAAAGTCCGTGGTGCTATTAAAGATGCAGAAAAGAGAACAGGATATAAAGTAGATCCTAGTAAAAACAAACATTCAAATCCAGTATCAGGCAAGAACATTGCTAAAAGACTGGCATCGCAAAAAAAAAGGTAGAAATACCTAAGTCCGCTAAGAAAGACTTAGACAAACAATCCAAAGCAAGAGATAAAGATTGGTGGAAACACCAAGACAAATCTATGTCTGAGGCAAGCACAAATAAATTTAGTCTACAAGGACAAGAAGATGGCCCTTTAAGTTCTATGCCAAAAGGAACTAAGCCAATAGGTAGTAGAACTAAAAAGAACAAAGTATATGAAGATGCTCGATATGATCCTACTCCAGGTGGTATGGAATGGGGCACACCTCAAGGCACAGATTATTTCAAATCATTAACACCAGGTGAAGGCAAAGAAAGAGAAAAGCCTTTAAAGCCATTAAACATTAAAGCAAGAAAACCTGAAGACGAGAAGGGTGTTAAGGTTACAGAAGGACTACGCCAACAATTTGAACCTGAATACTCAGAAGCTAAAAGACGATTAGGCAATAAAATTAGAGGCAAATTAGGACTTAAAAAGAAACCTACATTAGATTGGAAAAAGGATGCAGGTATTAAAGAAGATTTAGACCTATCCCACATAGAAGATAAACAGGCAGATCATAGTAAGCATCAGTACCCTATTAACAATGAAGTAGAAACACATGATAAAGGTGATAAAGGACATTGGTTAACAGGTAAAGATGGTGATTGGTATATAGAACAAGATGACATTAAAGAGTTAGATAAAGAGGCAGAAAACTATACATTTGATAAAGCTGTAGATGATGGATTGTATGACGATGATGAATTGGAATGGGAAGATTTCGACAATACTCCTGGATTTGATAATGAGATAAATGTAACCGAGGCATTATCAGTACAGGGTCGTTTAAAAAGACGATTTAATGCACGAAGAAACAAACAAAAATTAAAAGTAGCTAGGCGTATAGCATTACGAAGAGGCTCCACACCAGATAGATTGAAGAAGAGAGCAACCAGGGGTGCAAGGCTCATGGTTTATAAACGACTACTCAGGGGCAGAGACAGAGCTGGACTACCACCAGCAGAGAAGGCTCGTTTAGAGAGAATGATTACTAGATTCCAACCACTAGTAAGTCGTATATCTGTTAAACTATTACCTCAGATGAGAAGAAATGAAATTAAACGACTAACAGGGAGGGCTAAGTTAAGAGCTAAAACTAGTAAGAAGTTTAAAGCAGCAAAACCAGTGAAGAGTGCATCACAAAAGAGAGCTAAGAAGTTTAAAATAAAGGTTAACAAATATAAGGCACCTAAGAAGAAAGCAGCTAAACCTAGATATGCTTCTGGTGGCCCTACACTTAAAAAAGCAAGTAAAGCATATAAAGCCTTCTCATATTCCATAGGCTAAGCCAACATATAAATACTAATATGAACCACGGTATTATAATGGGTGGTGTGGTTGACTATTATTATGATTCAATCAAACGAGCACCCGGCGCACATAAAATTGCTACACATCTAAGACGAGAAGGATGGGACGTCGAGGTATTAGATTTTGTTCAATCCTGGACAATAGAAGAACTGCAAGAATTCACAAGACAAAGAGTACATTCAGGGACAAAGTTCCTCGGCCTTAGCGCTACATTTTCTATTAGATTTAAAACATTATATGAATTCGCCAGATGGTTTAAGAAAGAATACCCAGACATTCTAATCATAGGAGGATCTCAGGCATTCCATAATTGTGAGGGACTGCCCTTAGACTATATGGTACATGGCTATGGTGAGTTGGCTATGAGTGCTATTCTTAGCGGAGATGTTAGGTATCAGACACATAAATGGCTTAATGGACACAAATTTAGGCGCGTAGACGCCACACATGACTATATGGCAGCGCGTATGAAAGACCTAAGTACACATTACGAGGAAAGGGACTATATAGAGCCACAGGAGGTCCTTACAGTAGAGTTTGGGCGTGGTTGTATATTTAACTGCCACTTTTGTACCCTCACTTATAGGAACATTAAGGACGATCACAGCAGGGCTGAGGACAACTTATATCAGGAAATGCTAGAGAACTATAACAAATGGGGCACAACAAACTACTCTATATCTGATGAAACAGTTAATGATTACACAGAAAAGATAGAAAGATTTGCCGGTGCTATCAGAAAATTGCCTTTTAAACCTAATTGTGCAGGTTATATTCGTGGAGACTTATTAGTACATAAACAAAAAGATTGGCAAGCAATCGAGGATATAGGCTTAAATACACAATTCTATGGTATAGAATCTTTCCATACACCTTCAGCAAAATCTGTAGGTAAAGGTATGCAGTCAGGTAAACTACAAGATGGTTTATTAGAATATAAAGACCATATGAGGAGTAAAGGACACTTCCAGGCACATTTAAGTCTAATAGCAGGACTACCACATGAAACATTAGACACATTAAGAACAACTAAAAAATGGATAGTGGATAATTGGGTAGGACAATCAGCACAAATTATGCCTTTGTGGATTCCAGATCAAACTAGAATATATGAAGAACAAAGTAGATTTGCAATGGACCCAGGCAGATACGGCTATACAAAAACAACAATGGAAGAGTCTAGTAATGGATTCTGGGAAGACGCACCTCATAAAAGATTTGGAAATTTGTATAGGGGTATAAAAAAGAGAGAAGAAGAGGAAACAGGTGTAGTATATAACACAGAAGAGAGTACATTCCAGGAAGAAATGTCTTTTATGAACTGGAAAAATGATAATACTAATCTATATCAAGTGTTAAATTACTTAGAACATGAGTGGTATGTTGGTGATGAACAGTTATGGAAAGAACCGCCTTTACCCTTCTCATATCATAATTGGCTAATAGACCCTAATTATAAATGGGAAGATATGTCTAAACCTAAGTCAGAATTAGCTGTTCCTCAGGAATTAGCTAGAAACTTTATAGAAAATTATAAAAGGAAAAAGTTAGGATTAACTTCCTGATTTGTATAAATACCGGTATAAACTTAAAGAAGTGTAATATGGCATACGATAAGAAAAGACTAGACACTCTAATTAGGCAAGGCATGATGCCCGCCAAATCATTACCTATTTTACATAGGGCTTTAGATAAACTAAAGAAGGGAGTTAACTTAACACCATATGAAAGAGAAGGGATTTCTAAGTTAATGGATAAAGTAATGGGTTTCCAATTTGGAGATGATATTACTTATAACAGAGCTAGATTACACACTCAAAGAACAAGATATCAAACCGAGGAGATAGGACCAGTGGATAAAGGAAAAGAAGGCGATGTTATCGTCTATGATGGCTCTAAAGATGAAGCCGAATCAAAGAAGGATAAAAAAGTCAAGAAGAATGCACAGTCTAAACTTCTCAAAACTAATAAAGGAGATGGTATGAAACCTGAAGAAGAAATAAAAGAGGCTTCAGCTAGTAGACCCGCAGATAAAGATATTGGGGATAAAGAATCTCCTAAACAAGGGTCTTCTGTTAAGCCAGAAATTACGGATGGACCTAAACAAGATTCTAAACCTTCAATTAAAGAAGGCTTAATATCAGATTTAGATTCAGAAGGAATGAGAGCCAGAGCGAGTAGGCTAGGAAAGAAAAAAGGTAAAGTTTCTAAAGAGAAATTAGCCAAAGAACTTCCAGCAGCTCTTAGAAAAGAAAAACAAAAAGCAGGATTGTCAGAAGACATGGTTAAGTTCAATGAACTTTACAAAGAAAATCTAGAAAGAGCATTAGCTAATAACAATGTAGATAATGTTAGAGATATTCCTCTTAAAATTAAATCTGCTCTATTCAAACATGTTGAAGAAGCAACATACTCAGACAAACAAATTAAAATGGCTAAGGGTATTGCTTTTGATAAGCGACATAAAGGTGGCGACATGACAGGCGCTTATAAGAAAATGGAAAAGATCAAGAAAGGTTTAGGAGATACTCCTCAAGCAAGTAAGGCGCTTCAACGGGCTAATGAAGAATTAGAACAGCCGTTAGAAGAAGGTTCACTTAAAGACTTTGCAATGGGACATGGCTATTTTGATAACAGCAGTGAGGGTAAAGCAAAAAGGAAAGATCCTCAATGGTTATCTAAACAAGCAGGAAGTAAGAAAACTATTTCTTATGATAAAAAGAAACCTGCAGTTAAAGAATCTAAAATGGCAACTAAAGACCATGATGGAGACGGCAAAATAGAAACAGGCTCAGCAGAGTATCTAGGTTCTAAAGACAAAGCTATTAAGAAAGCTCTTAAGAAAGTACCTGCTCTCAAGAAAGAAGAAGTAGAAGAAACAGAAGTTAAGAAAACTCCTAACCAAGCAGTTAGAGATGTTCATAGAACTGTAGCTGATGTACTTGCCGGTAAAACAATAGAAGTTTCAGATGAACCTTTAGTCATAGATCCTAATGTAGAATCTCAAGCAGAACTAGATAGAACAGTTAATAATGTTCAAGAAGGTGCTAGAGAAGACGCTCTGAGGGATATTAGTAGAGATAAGGACTTAGCTAAGCCTAAGAAACCAGCACCTAAACCAGGTAAGTCAAAGCATGACGGTTCAGAGAATAAAGGCCCAGACCATATAGTAGCTCAATTAAGAAAAGCTGTTAGTTTAGGCGACAAACATGATGGTGTTAAATTCCAAGATGGAAAAACACATAAAGTCAGTGCAGCACATGCTCATAAATTTTTAAATAAATATATGGCAGGTAAGCCAGCAGACAAAGAGAAAATGCAGTCTCATGGACATGCATCTCACGATAACTTTAAAAAACACATAGATTAATAGGAGAAAAATATGTCAAATTGGGGAGCAACTGACGCGGACGAAAGTAAGCCTAAGTATCTTACAGCCGCTCAGAAAAAAGAAGTATATGCTAACGCCAGTGGATGGGTTGTAGAAGCAGGTTCTACTATGACAGGAAATGGCCGTACAGGCGCTGATCCAGAAGTACTAGTAGCCATGTCTTCTCTACAAACTAACCTAGGTGCAGCAGATATTACAGAAATTGAATGGATTACAACAGCAGCAGATAAGTCAGCAGGCTTTACACTTTCAGCTAGAGTAAGATTCAATGAAGAAGTAGATGTAACAGGAACACCACAATTATCAGTAACCAACGGTAACGAAGGTACTGGTTCAGGTCGTGGCCCACATGTACTTTCATACGCTAGTGGTACTGGTTCAAACGAACTTGTATTCTCACTAGTTATAGCAGCAGCAAACGCAGCTACTAATGCAGACGATGTATTAAGCATTGGTACCAACCCACTTGCTTTAAACTCAGGCACAATTAAAGATAAAGGAACTTCACAAGTTTCTACTATCACAAGTGCAGCAGGTATTGGTACAGCAGCTGGTACATTAACAGTCGTAGCATAAGGAATAAGTAATGGCAGATAGTAAACTTTCAGAGTTAACGGCAGCTACAACAGCTGCTGCAACAGACACAGCATATTTGGTTCAGAGTTCAGTCTCTAAACAAATAACCGTAGCAAATTTGTTCGGGAATGTATCTACTCCTGTACAGTTTACTAACTCCATTCAAATTGGAGATCATAATACAATAACAGCAGCAGGTGCTATTAGCACAGACTATAATGTTACATATATTAATGATCCATCGGGCGGTGGTACTTGTTCTATAGGAGCAGGATTAGACGGCCAAATAATTATTATAATCATGTCTTCCAATAGTGGAGGCCACACAATCCAAGTATCAGGAGCTAATGTGGCACAAACAATAAGTTTAGATGCAGCTGGCGAAAGTGCCACTATGTTATATGATACTGGACTTAGTAAGTGGTTCTTCATTGGAGGAAGTGCAACAGTGACTTAAACTATGATTGAACTTAATGATGATAACTTTTTGATCTTTGCTATAAAAAATTACCAAAATCCTTCATGTACAGGGATGGCGGAATTAGAAGATGATTTAAAGAGATTTAAATATTTAAAACGCTTGTTAAATAGATATGAAAAGACAGGCGAGCCAAATGAAAGGCTTATTATAAATCACTTAATACTTCTATATAATGTTTTTGGTAAGGGAACGACAGAGATGTTGTTCTATAAATTAGAAGAAAAATATTGGTCTAATTTAAAAACTTACCTGGTGTTCTTAAATAGAATGCCATTAGAAGAAGTAAGTACACAAGGATTAAAATTAAATAAAGGTGTTCATACGCCACTAAATAATGAACTTATAACTATATTAAGGAAAATTTAATGAGTAGAGCGTTAGATGCAGTCGTAGGAATTAGGTTACTTAAATTACTAAGTACACCTATTCAAAAGTCTAAAGCATTCCAATTAGGAATTATAGACGCCGACGGCAAAAAACTCAAGAACCCTTCTACTACAGCAGAAAGAAATGCTTATACATTACTTAATAGATTTGTATTTAAAGTTCAAAAATCCTTAACAAGATCTTCTGATATGAATGCTCGTAGGCTGTTATCATTTGCAGCTGCTATGGCATTATTAAGAGAATATGAAGAAACAGATGATGAATTAGATGTGGCAGTTCTTTTAGAGTTACACATGGAAGACGAAACGGTACAGCAGCAGGCTAGACTTTTGGAATCTAATGTGTTATCATTAAAAAACTATATGGAAGAAATGAACGGAGTAGCTGGAGGAGCAGTAGCTGGTATAGGTGTTGGTCCTCAAGGAGAACCAGGAAGAGATCCTGTGTTTATGCCAATGAACAGAAGAAAAAAGAAGAAGAAGAATGCCAACAGCAAGTAAATATGACAGAGAAATAGCAACAATTAAAGCTGATGTTGCTGCCATAGGGCATTTATTCGGAAAGCTAGATGATGCTATAGAAAAAATTGGTAATGCAAGCGCTAATATTAGTGCTATCCTAGCCGTTCACGAGGAACGATTAGAAACTAACGAGAAGATTAACTTGGAAAGAAGAAGAGAATCAGAGGCAGCAGTAAAGGAGCTACATAGCAGAATATCTACTTCTACCCGAGAAAACCTGGAGCAACACAATCGCATGTCAGAAAATTTAAAAAATTCAGAAGATAAAATTTTAGCAGCTATTAATGAATTGCGTAAAGATGTGAACAGAGAACAGGAACACTTAGAGGAAAGGATATCTAAGTTGGAACAATGGAGATGGATACTTATAGGGGTATTAATTGCCATTTCAGCAGTAGTACCAAATATGGGCAAAATCGTGTCCATGCTAGCAAATTAATTTTACCAAACGGTACATAAACTACTTGATATATACTTAACAAGGTCGTATAATTACGACTATGTTACACATTGATTTGAAATATATCATGATGGTTTCCCATCGGTTTGATAGATTCAAACGGAAGGATGATTACTTATTTAATTTCCGTTGCCCTATCTGTGGCGACAGTAGTACTAAAAAGTCTAAGGCTCGAGGATACCTATATAAAAAGAAGAACGACATGTTCTATAAATGCCACAACTGTGGTGCAGGTAAGACTTTTGGTGGATTATTAGAAGGTACTGATCCTATGCTACATAAACAATATGTGCTTGAAAGATATAAAGCAGGTGTAACTGCTCCTCGAGCCAACACAGAACCAGACTTCTCAGGTATGTTCTCACAACCTGAGTTTGGTAGGGAATCTTTAATAGACCAGCTTATGGATAGAGTTGATAAAATATATGAACAATGTGAACTAAGTGATTCTAATCATATAGCTGTGGACTATTGTAAGAAAAGAAAAATCCCTAGAGAGAAATGGGATAGACTATATCATATAGAAGACATCTCAAAGATACATCAGTTAGCTCCTAAATATAAAGATAGGATTACAACAAACGAGCCTCGTCTTGCTATCCCATTCTTCTCTCGAACTGGTAAATTAACAGGCCTTACATTAAGGGACTATGGTAATAATCCTTTAAGATATATTATGGTAAAAATAAATGAAGAATCTCCTACAATTTTCGGCCTAGATTGTATAAGTAATGATACACCAGTTAAAATAGTAGAAGGACCGTTGGACAGTTTATTTTTAGATAACTGTATAGCAGCAGCAGGTTCTTCATTTAACAAAATACAAGATTTAGGTTTAGATAATCCAATAATTATTGTGGATAATGAGCCTAGAAACAAAGCGATTTGTAAGATCTTACACAACAAAATTAAAGAAGGCCACCGAGTAGTTATATGGCCGGATTCTGTTACAGAAAAGGATATTAATGACATGGTAATAGGAAATCTAGATGTTGAAGAAATTATAAATTATAATACATTCCAAAATTTAGAGGCAGAATTAAAGTTTAGAACCTGGAGAAAATGTTGATGAGTCTAGATAACCCAACTAACGAAAGAGATATGCACTTAAGAAATATTAGAGACTTGCAGGAACAACTCCAAACAGCATTTAAGAGAATAAGCGCCTTAAATTACGAAAATAATCAGTTAAAAGAACAGTTAAATAAAAAGGACAAGTAATGGCAAAGGCGGAGTATCACGGTATTACGGTTGATTTGGACAGAGATAAATTATTTGATTCTCTCGGCATTCAAAGATTAAAAGAAAGTTACATGAAAGAAGAGGAGGGAAGTCCTCAAGAAAGATTCGCTTTTGTTAGTTCTAAATTCAGTTCTAATCCAGAACACGCACAAAGACTATATGAGTATAGCAGTAAGCACTGGCTATCATATTCAACACCTATTTTATCTTTTGGAAGGTCCAAAAGAGGCATGCCTATATCATGCTTTCTAAATTATATAGATGACACAGCGGAGGGTTTAGTTGAAAACTTATCAGAAACAAACTGGCTTAGCATGCTTGGCGGTGGTGTCGGCATTGGGTTTGGTATTAGGTCAAGCGACGATAAGTCTACTGGGGTTATGCCTCATCTTAAGACTTACGATGCCTCGTGCCTCGCGTACCGTCAAGGGCGCACTAGACGGGGTAGCTATGCTACTTACCTTGATATTAGTCATCCAGATGTTCTAATGTTCCTCGAAATGAGGAAGCCAACAGGCGATCCTAATATGAGATGCCTCAATCTACATCACGGCATAAACATTACAGATAATTTTATGCAAGTTATTGAAAGATGTATGACAGATCCAGATGCAGATGATGGCTGGAACTTAGTAGATCCTAACTCAGGGCTAATTAAGGATACAGTATCAGCTAAAGAACTATGGCAAAAGATACTAGAATTAAGAATGGAAACAGGAGAACCTTATATTCATTATATCGATACAAGTAATCGAGAAATGAAACAATTCCAAAAGGATTTAGGATTAAGAATTAATCAGAGTAATTTGTGCTCTGAAATTATATTGCCCACTAACGAACAACGAACAGCGGTGTGTTGTCTATCATCAGTTAATCTAGAATATTACGACGCTTGGAGTAGACAGCCACTATTTTTAAAAGACGTAGCAGAAATGCTAGATAATGTGCTATCATTCTTTATAGAGAACGCACCTGATGAAGTAGGAAGAGCTAAATACTCAGCAAAGCAAGAACGGAGTATTGGAGTAGGTGCTCTTGGTTTCCATGCCTACCTTCAGAAGAACAATTTGGCTTGGGAGAGTAATGAAGCCAAAGGTGCTAACCTTAGAATGTTTAGACATATAAGGAGTAAATTAGATGAGGCAAACTTATCCCTTGGAAAGGATAGAGGAGAAGCTCCAGATGCTAAAGGGACAGGCAACCGTTTTAGTCATCTTATGGCTATCGCTCCTAACGCTTCCAGTAGTATTATTATGGGTAACACTTCGCCTTCTATTGAGCCTTGGAGAGCTAATGCTTATAGGCAAGACACTCTTAGTGGAGCGTATCTTAACAAGAATAAATTCTTAGATGCGCTTATTATAGAGTATTGTGAGAAACATCCTAGAACAAATTACGACGAGGTTTGGTCCTCGATTATAAGTAATGATGGTTCAGTACAACACATTACACAATTAACAGATGAACAAAGACAAGTTTTTAAAACATCTATGGAAATAGATCAACGATGGTTAATTGAACACGCAGCAGACAGACAGATGTATGTAGATCAGGCACAAAGTTTAAATCTATTCTTTAGGCCAGATACACATATATCTTATTTGCACGCAGTACATTTCCTAGCATGGAAGTCAGGTGTTAAGACATTATATTATTGTCGTTCAGAGAAGTTAGGTAAAGCAGACAAAGTTTCTAAACGAATTGAAAGAGAAATTATACAAGAACTTGATATGACGGCTATTGCAGATGGGGAATGTTTGGCATGCGAGGGATAAGAAATTGGGGGCCCGATAGGATTAAGTATTCAGACGCTCCTAATAAAGTAGCGAATGATAGAAATCATATAGATATACTTGAGCAACCTATATATAATACAATGGACGATCAGAATGGTATCCATTTTAGCCCTCACGAAATAGATTATACAGAATGGAAGGAAAGTATAGCAATATTTGGAGACTCTACAAGTTACGGACAATACCTTAACACAGGAGACTCTTTACATGAAATATTATCTTTCGATAGGCCTGTAAATAATTTTGCCTATCCTGCTGAAGGTAATGGACATATATTTAAAAAGTTTACAAATGTTGTAACAAAATATGGTTTGCCTTGGGGTGTAATAGTAGGTTACTCCAGCCCATGGCGAATAGCACATACAAGAGAGGATGATAATATAGTTGAGTCTATTGGGCATTGGTCTAAGGAATATACTAAAGATCAAGCAGGAGCTATCCAATTTTTGTCTGAATGTAGGAAAACAATATTAGGACAAACTTACGATATTAAAAGTGCTATGAGAATTATGTGTAAGGATATTAAATATTTTGAATGGACAGCTTTTATAAAGAATAAATTTTTTGATGATGTATATCAACTTAGGTGGAAGGATCATGCCTCAGACGGAGTACATCCAGGACCAGAGACAATGAGATATTTGGCAAGAAAGATTGAAAAAGAGTGGAGAGATGTATAATATAGATGGAGCAGGAGTTCCTAAAGGTGTAATAGGTGTTGTAGTATCAGGAGGCTTTGATAGCACTGTGCTGTGGCATTATCTGTATGGTATTTGTAAAGAAAGGAATCAAAAGATTATTCCTTTTACTGTACCTAAAAATGATGGAGCATTAACATACGCTATTAGAATGTTAGAGTGGAGTGCTAAAAGATATGGTGATAAAACTCTCCACCCTGTTGTAATAAATTCTAAAGGTGTTAACTGGAGTAAAAAAGATTATCAAGGTGAAGAGGTAGCAAGGCAATTAATTGATGGTATAAAAGAGATAATGGACTTAGGTCTAGCTGGTTATGTTTACACAGGAGTGAATGAGTATCCACCTAATTATGAGACATTATGTTCATATCATGTACCCGGACCTAGAAATTTATCTAGGGATAGTGATTTTATTTACAAAGGCAGACCTGTAAGTGATATTATAAGGCAACCTTTTGCAGATTTAACTAAGACAGATTTAATTAACTTTGCAAATGAACTAGGAATATTAGATGAGGTAATGGAAATATCTCATAGTTGCGTTGAGCTTATAAGAGGCAGGTGTGGGGAATGTTTTTGGTGTAAAGAAAGGGAATGGGGTTTTGCTGAGGCAGGACTAGTAGACAAAGGAACAAACTAAGAGGAAAGACATGGTGGCAAAACTTAAATTAACAGACGAAAGAGATTATTTCAAACCATTTAATTATCCATGGGCGTATGAGGCATGGCTAAAACACGAGCAATCACATTGGTTGCATACAGAAGTACCAATGGCAGAGGATGCAAAGGATTGGAAGGAAAAGTGTACTGATCCTGAGAAAGCATTCCTTACAAACATATTTAGATTCTTTGTACAAGGAGATATAGATGTAGCTGGAGGCTATATTAATAACTATCTACCTTATTTTCCTCAACCAGAAGTTCGCATGATGTTATCAGGATTTGCTGCTAGGGAAGCATTACATGTTGCTGCCTATGCACATTTAATAGAAACATTAGGTATGCCAGAGTCTACTTATAGTGAGTTTTTAGAATATCAAACAATGGCAGACAAACATGATTACTTCATGGAATTGTCAGCAGCTAACGGAACACCAGAGTCTGTTGCTACAAATATAGCTGCCTTCTCAGCATTTACAGAAGGTATGCAGTTATTCTCATCTTTTATTATGTTATTAAACTTCCCACGACATGGTAAGATGAAAGGTATGGGACAAATTATTACATGGTCTATCGTAGATGAAACAATGCACGCAGAGTCTATGATTAAACTATTTAAAACCTATATTAATGAGAACAAAGCGTTATGGAATGATAAACTTAAAAAAGAGATATATGATATCGCAGAGAAAATGGTAGAACTAGAAGAGAAGTTTATTGATCTAGCATTCTCCATGGGCGATATGGAGAACTTAAAACCACAAGATGTTAAACAATACATTAGATATATTGCTGATAGAAGGCTTATAAGTATGGGTATGCGAGGTATCTTTAAGGTTAAAAGAAATCCATTATTGTGGGTAGAAGAGATGATTAATGCTCCTACTCATACAAACTTTTTTGAAAATAGATCAACAGACTATGCTCGAGGAGCTTTAAAAGGAGACTGGGGTGATGTCTGGGGAGAGGCTAGTAGTGCCTAGAAAATATATAGAATGTGTTCATTGTGAAGGGACTGCTCATATTGAACATGAGCAAGAACACACCTTCTATCAAATAAAATTTTGTCCCTTCTGTGGCGAAGAGCTAGAATTAGAAGAGGAGTTACACATTGAAGACTTTGAAGACTCAGACGAGTATAAAGCAAACAATCAATGATATAGGTGGTGAGATTGTAAAAGATAGTGATGTATATACTGTCAAAGATAATACACACTTAAAGAACCTGGTACTTAGTAGCACATTTTTAAATGCTAATAAAGAGACATCAGGACATAAACATGAAGGCCAAGAAGAAATATATCTCTTCATAAAAGGCAAAGGTGAAATGACTATAGATGATGATAGATTTCCAATCGAGGCAGGTGATGCTATTCTTATAGAGGATGGTGTCTTTCATCAGGTACATAATACAGGACATTTAGGTTTATATTTTGTATGTGTCTTTGATGGAGGGCGAAACCATTAATATAATACAGAAGATAGCACTAATAGTCTCAGCAATAACTGGTTTTATAATTTTAATATCAATAATCCCTGACTCAGATCCTTGTAAAGGACCAAAGGATTATAGTAGATTTTGTATAACATATGGACATTGAAAAACTTTTAAAAAAATATCCGCTGTTTATGAACGCGGTTTTACCTACATTAGTAGTAGCATTTGCTATGCTGATGATGTTTACCATGATGAGTTTAATTCAATCTATTGTAGTATAAATACATAGATGGCTAGGAAAAAGAAAGAACCTAAGAAGCATAGAGTATATTGTACATATTTTCCTGATGGCAGATATTACATAGGTTATTCTTGTAAGACAGATAAACAATTTGATAAGTATTATGGTAGCTCAACCATAGTTAAGGAGTCAGTAGACGAATTGAGGAAAGAGGTTATAGTAGAATATAAAACTAGAGCACCTGCAAAAATGCAGGAGTTTTTATTACAATGGCAACAACGACACGACGATAGGTGTGTTAATGATATGTTGCATGTTAGAATAAGGAGTAGTTTCCTAAAAGATTTCGAACCTATCGAATGGAGGCCAAATGGTTAAGCAAAGTAATTTATCATTTATAGTTATGACTCTATTCTCTGCACTGGCAGTATCAGCAGTAGCTGCATACTTTTCTATTGTAGGACTTATAGCAATATTTTCTGCTCTGCCTATGTCCATACTTGCAATGGGTATAGTGTTAGAAATAGCAAAACTTGTAACAGCATCATGGGTATATCAGTATTGGGAACGAATACAGTTCATGATGAAAACATACATGATATTAGCAGTAGTCGTTCTATCCTTAATCACATCTATAGGTATATTTGGATTCCTAAGTAAAGCACATATGGACCAAGCAGCTACGGCAGGAGACGCTGGTGCACAAGTAAGTAGAATAGAGCAATTAGTAGCAAGAGAGCAAGGCAAAATATTATCTTTAGAAGAAAGGATACAAAGAATAGATGATGGCGGTACATTAGATGTTACAGATTCTATTCGACAACAGGAAGAAATACGAGATACTGCATGGGATAGAATCCAAGGCGATATAACATACGCCGAAGAACAAATTGATAAGATTAGAGCCTCTTTAGAGTCAGATTTGGCGATAGAACAGTCAAAACTAGACGGTTTAGACGCTATAATAGCATCTTATACAAGCCAAGGTACTACTGGAAATGCCTTTAGTCGTACAGATAATGTGGCAAAGGGTTTAGAAGTAAGACAGGAACAAAAGGTAGAAAGAGATGCTATAGATCTTAAGATGAAAGAGTTACGAGATTATGCAGAGACACAAATTGCCGGTTATCGTAACCAAATATCTCAATACAGAGCAGATACACAAGAAACAATAGATGGTGCCAATGCTGAAATAAACAGGCTGAGAGATAACGAAAGTAATGCACAAGTAGGCAGAGACGATCAAGTGGATAGCCTACAAGCACAGATAGATGAGGTGTATTTAGTTATAGAGGATTATAACGAGGATTTATTTGAGAAGAGAGCCATCGTTAGAGAGTTAGATAATGAAGTAGGACCAGTTAAATATATTGCACAACTGATTTATGGCGAGAATGGTACAGCAGCGGTTGATTCTGCCGTACAAATTGTTATAATGCTACTTATATTTGTATTTGATCCTTTAGCTATTATATTAGTTATAGCAGCTAATTTAAGTTTTAAGGAAAGAATGGGTGGAAGGATAACAGCAATGTCAGCACCAGAGGTAGACTTTGTTGAAGAACTAACACCAGCAGATAAACCAGAGGAAGGCTCATGGGCTGCACATACAACAGCACCTCCACCAGACTTTGGTTTAGATGATAAAGTGGGTGTAACTGACGCTTTACATATTGATATGGAATTGCCACCTGATGGTACAATGACAGAGGATATGGTAAAGAGCCAGGAAATACCTAAAGAGTTGGAGTCATGGGTATCAGACAAGTATGGTAAAGAGTCTGCCATGGACCCTAAAAAAGAAATAGATTTACAATGGTTAATTGATAAAAAGAGGAAGAAAGATGCCTAATATTACAGAGTTTCACCCAGATAGAAACAACGATGAATGGAGAAAGAGTGTAGAGGATCTACTTAAAACAGGCAATGGTAAGTTCCATTTCCAAAAAGTAGATGGAAGTTTAAGAGATATGTACTGCACACTGAACCCAAGTGTTTTACCAGAATCAGGTAATACTGAACCAGCAAGCCAGGCTAAGCCAGGTATATTAACAGTATTTGATATTGAGAAAAACGGCTGGCGTTCAATGAGATATGAAAATGTCATCGGTTTTAAGTTTTTGGGTGATCAAACAACAGATCCAGAACACCCATCATCATTTATTAGACAATAATGGTCCTATAGAGTCTTGACTCTAGGTTGTACTGCGCTTATAATTAGTAGTATGATTAATAAAGGAGTCCTTTCATGGCAAAACGAAAACAACGAACTCAGTACTTATTGGCTGAGCCTAATTGGGCTGCACTCAGCCTAATTGAGAAAGAGGAAGAGCGACAAAAAGCCTTTCAAGACACGCAATACTGGATACACCAGGAAATAGCAAACAAAGAAACTTACAAAGAGTTTCGAGAGTGGGTTAAGAAACACTCTGGTTGGGATAAACAGTCTCAGACATCTGTACTAGGATGTCCTGACTGGCGATATCTAACAATAGGCCAGTATGCTTTCTTTCAGAACAAGACAGGTTGGATGCCTGTTAGGTGTAAAAAATGGATTGATAATAAACTATCAGAGCTTATTGAGAAAGGTAACGAAGCTATAGCTGAAAAGAAAGAAGCTAAAAAGGTTGTTGTAATCAAACCTAAGATAATTAGAACACAATTATCTGACTTCCTATCAGCATTTGATGAGATGTTAGATCATCTAACCGTGGGTAAAAAAGCTGGTTCTGTAGAAAGTTTACTTAGACAAATAATAATGATACCTTCAGAGTTAGCTGAGGCTCGTAGTGAAATGTCTAAACTTAAGGATGAATTTGATGAACTTGTAAGAGTTCGTAAGATTAAAGGTGGTAGAAGTGATTGGGACGAACAACTGGTAGAAGGTTATAGTCATATCAATACACCTAACTTAAGAAAGATTATGGCATACTTCGATGAAGGCTTACAGTCTATTGATACATACACAGCATCTAAGAAAACTGTAAGGCGTAAGAAGCCACAAGATCCTCGCAAGATAGTAGCACGATTGAGGCATTTAAAAGCAGATAAGGACTTTAATATAGCATCTATTAACCCTGTAGACATCCTAGGTAGTACCGAGGTGTGGGTATATGATGTTAAACGCCGTAGACTAGGGCTATATAAGTCTAAGGGTGATGGTGGACTAGGTGTTAAAGGCACATCTGTTACAGGCTATGATGATGGACTATCATATGAAAAGACTTTGCGTAAGCCAGAGGAACAGCTTCCAGTAATAATGAAGAAGTCTAAGAACGCACTACATGATACAGTAGGAAAGATAAGAGGCAAACAAATGAAAGTTAAGACTCGTATTAATCCTAACATGCTAATTCTAAAGGTACAATAACATGATAGTCATAGATTATAATCAGGTGGCAATTGGTGCTTTTATGGCAGAGATACGCAATCGTTCAGATGTAGATGTAAACTTACCTTTACTCAGACATATGATACTCAACACTATTAGATCCTATAATAAAAAACATAGAGAAGAGTTTGGTGGTGTGGTTATAGCATGTGATAACAGACATTATTGGCGTAGGCAAGTCTTTCCTCAATACAAAGCAGGTAGGAAGAGTACAAGGGAAGCATCTAATTTAGACTGGGGTGTGATATTTGATTCTCTTAATATGGTTAGAGATGAATTGTCAGAAGTATTTCCTTATCCTTTAATAGATGTAGATGGTGCTGAGGCTGATGATGTAATAGGAACATTAGCAGAATATAGTCAGACAATAGGAGAGCCTGGGCCTTTATTTGAAGATGAAATAACACCAGAGCCTTTCCTAATTATATCAGGAGATCATGACTTTAAACAGTTACAAAAGTTTCCTAATGTAAAGCAATGGGCACCAGCACAGAAGAAGTGGGTTAAGTTACAGGAAACTCCTGAACAATATCTCATGGAACATATTATTACAGGTGATAAAGGAGATGGCATACCTAATATGCTATCAGGAGATAATGTATTTGTAGATGGTATTAGGCAAAGTCCTGTTCGTAAGAAACTATTAGCTGAATGGAAACTACAACAACCAGAAGAATTTGTTACAGGTGAAACAGCACATGGCTGGAACCGTAATCGACTACTAATAGATTTGTCCAAAACACCAGAAGACATTAAAGAAAGTATTATACATAGTTATACGAATCAAACAAATAAGGACAAAACAGCCTTATTAGACTATTTTGTTAAACATAATATGAGAACAATGGTTGAAGTCATTGATGAATTTTAAACAAGGAGAATAAGATGGAACCAACAAAGTTTAGACAAGTTAACGAAGCTTTTGATTGGGTATTTGAAGCGCCTAAAAAGGATCAGGTTGAGAGACTTAAAACAATAGCAAGTAAGAATCAGACTATTGTTCCTTTTACAAGATGGGGCGTGGGTGCTGAACCTGTAGAGTGGGATTTACCTGAGGGAATGCCTAAAGAAACTAAAATTAAAGACGACATACCTGATGACATGGGTGAGTCTACTCTTACATTAGAGTTTAGAAGGATTAAGCAATTTACAGATCCTTCATCTAATATGGCAAACTTGCCACCATGGAAGCGTGAGATGAATTGGATGTCTATTATTGAAGGCGTACACCACAAAGAAGCAGAGTTCTTAACAGCAGTTAAGGATAAGCAATTACTAAAACTATATCCTAAACTAGAAGCTATTCTAGGTGATTTGGGTATTACAGAATATGTAAAGCCTAAGAAGAAGGCTCCTCGGAAGACGGCAAAGAAATAGTATCAGGTTTATACTTATCATAAAACCTACCCCACTGATATCCTTCAGGTAACGGTTCAGTTACTGGTATCGTAGTAGTTACACCTTCAGGTGATACACACCAACGACGCTTAACCTTAAAGTTAGAAGCATAAGACATTTTTATACGAGTATCTTTACTGTGGCTCCTGCCATACATTGGATTGTTCTCACCGCCTCGAGTATTAGTCATAGTCTTAGATACTTTCTCTCTAAACTCTGGGCTCCTACCATTCTTTACTGCTGGATGATTCTCACCTAACTTAGCCTGTCTTATTCTTTCCAGGCCTTCAGGTGTGTGATGTTTAGTTCTTTCTCGAGCTGTATCGTTTACAATAGGTAATCCTAGATGTAGTGCATGCTCTCTTATTTGTTCAATAGTAGAGAACCTTCTTATCAGTTCACGAGGCTTTGGAACATCTTGTACATGATTGTTGTCTACGATATATAGACTGCCTTTGTGATTAAATAGAAAGAATAACGAAGCTTTGGACATTATGTACTAATACCTAGAGCTTTTAATTTACTATCATCTAAAGCAGGATCGTCTATGTTAGATCCTCTTGATATTGCTTTTGTAAGTCCTACCTTTTTCTCGAATATAGTTCTATAAAATGGGCCTGATACTTTTTCCTCGCCTCTTTTAACACGAATAGCTATTAGTTCCAGATGTTTATTTTTGTTGTCAGGATCTTTCATTGTTATAATCATAGAACATAAGTCTTCATCACCATCAGTAAAGTTTCTAGCTTTGTTTACTTTAAATGTAACAGATAAACCATCGGCAAACACCTCATCTAATTTTAAAGCATCCAAGTTATAGATGTGTGAGTCTCCTTTATTATTATCAACAAGTACGACACCCATCTCTATTGCTTTAGAATCTTTACCTTGGGATAAATGTTTCCATAATGTGTCTTTAAAGTTTTTAGCACCGTCCTTTGTAGATAGTGCGTTAGTTAGTTTATTATTACCTGTATTGGTTGCTTCTCTAGTTTCCTTACTATATGTTACACCACACTCTGCAGCCCACATACTTCTCATGGCAGCAGCAGCATCAGACCAATTGTCTTTAGTTACCATATTACTCTTCCAATTCTTTTTAGTATATTTAGGATTCTTAATACCAAACCATTCTTCCATAACTTTTGCTGTACTCTCCCAGATGTTGGTTTCAGACATCTGTCCAAACTGTCCAACGCCTCCAAACTTAGCAGATATTCTCATTATATCTACAGTTTCATCTACACCATGGTGATTGTTAGCAGTTACTCTTATGTCTACTTTTGTTTCAGATTGTCCTGTTTCACCTTCAGCATTTATTTTAACCTCATTATATACACCATTGTTATACATTGAATCTGCCCATGCTCTAGTACTTGTGCCTCCTCTTTGGTTAACAAAATTAAGAGCACCTGTTATCATGTTACCACCACTAGGCTTATTATTATATTTAGGAACAGCTTTACCTTTCCAAAAATCCCATAAGTCAGGATCATATAATGCGTCAGCGTCTATCTTTTTCAATCCATACTCCCACCATATATCATCTTTCAATGCTTCTTTACCAGGCCAACCAGATCTTTGTGCGCTATCTAATCCTTTGTTGTCTCCAGGACCCCAGATTTTACCTTCATGTCCTTCGTCTTTCATTTCTCCCATTATAAAATTATATAGCTGGTTCTCGGTTATATTCTGTCTGTCTTTGTTTATAAACCTAAGGTATATAGCAGCTCCTGTAACTCCCTCATTAACACCGCCCCTGTTAAACTTAGTAGGATATACACCACCATCACTACCTTTAAACTCCTCTGTCTTTTGTAGTTTACCTAAAGGTAAATCTGTACCATCTTTGAGAACATACTTATGTCCTTTGCCTTGATCTAAATAAGTTTTAAAAACAGACTCGCTAGTTATTTGTGAGAGAGGCTTTACTGTATCAACATTGCCAACTTTATAACTTAGACTGCCTCCATGTAAAGATACCTTACCACCATCTTCTAATTCTAATTTAGATGTAACAGACTTAGCCTTTTCCAGTAGTTTCTTACGATATTCACCGTTTTTCCGTAATGTAGCTCTATCTAATGTTGCCATGTATTTCTCCTATTTGTTAACAGTATGCACTTTAGGGCACCAAATGTCAACCTAATGTTTCTATTATTTATAAATAAGAATAGGACTTATATAAAAGGAGATATCATGAGTAAGTTTAATAAACTACTAGATGCTAAATTTGAACCGCCTAAAAGGTGGACATTAGACTCTAGTTTAATCTTTGATAGTGATAAACTGTCCGAGAGCGATAGTGCTATACTTAAACAAGTAGGCGCTAAAGTAACAAAAGCAGGCAAAATCACAGCAAAGAAAGGTTTCAAGACAGACCTAGCTTCAGTACCTAGAATTGCCTGGAACATCATTGCACCGTTCGATATTGCTAGATCAGCAGTAATACACGATGCATTATATTCTGCTATCAGGGAATACAGAGAGGCTAATGGCTATCATGTAGGATCTGGAGGCTCTAATGAAACACAAGAATCCAAAGATGTTTCAGCTAAAGCTAAGAAAGTAGCAGACAAAGTATTTCTTGAGGCAATGTTGGAGTCTTCTCCACCTATTGCTAACTGGAAAGCATACGCTTCATACTATTCAGTCGTACTGTTTGGTAGATGGAGCATTATCCCAAGGGAAACCGACTAATAATAATATAGGAGAATATTATGGCGACACATGACGCAATCGTAGAAGCCTTTAACACTTACCTATCAGAGTCTGAGAACTTTGAAAATAACAATGTTAAAGCATCAGCAGCTAGAGCTAGGAAGGCTCTTATGGAAATAACCAAAGCAGCTAAAACCCGTCGAGGAGAGATCCAAGACAGAAAAAATAATCTATAGGAGGCAATTATGCTAGATATTATAAAGTCTCGATTAAAAGAGAGAACATCATGGGATGGTATTACCATCATAGGGGTTTCATTATTAATACTCGTGGCAGCACCCATAGTTAAATTATTAGCTTGGCCAGCATTGGCTTATGGCATCTGGACATTGGTTAAATCAGAAGACTAATCCAGCAGGTTCTGGTCCATGTCTCAAGCGTAACGGGAATCGTTATACTTGTTTCATAGGACCAAAACCACTATTTAATCTTGACTTTTACTTCAACAGAGTGCATAATAGTAAACATAATATAAAAAGTGAGGTTATATGACACAATATATGGAATCAGTATACAGACAAAAAGTTAAATTAGACGCTGAGAAGTGGGCTAATGGTGTGAAATGTATACATGCACATCAGTTGAAATCTATGTGGTATGATGACAGGCCACAGGATACAGACCTAAGTCCTGTAATGGACATTCAATACAACGACGGTAGAATCCAAAGAACTATTGTTAAAACAAAAGAAGTTATTTGGATGAACGGTTCGAAACAACTAACTGGCGAGGAGCTAATATATGAGTTTGAAAGAAACGGCGGAAACAGGTCTTAAGCCAGACCCAAAACAAATAGCAGAAGCTATCCGTAGAATGTCTGCTCAAGAATTAGCAGCACTAGTCTCAGCATTATGTGAAGACAACATGGGCAGTAAACTAGAACATGCTCTTTCATATGAGAACTTAGACAAACAATTTCAGTCTGGAATATAGCTTATGCACCCATGTAATATTATAAATGTTACAGGGGGCTTTAAAACACAAAGGCAGAGAGTTTTAGATGTTATGTCTTTTTGTGTAGATGAAATGCTCCCTCTCCATAGAACATTAGATATAGAAGTACACCTAGGCAACTATGAGAAGACACAAAACATCATGGGACAATGCCTACATGTAGATACTAATGAATTCTACATTGACATAGACAACAAACAAAACCTATACGATCTTATTCTAACCACATGCCATGAGATGGTACATGTAAAACAATATTGTCGTAAGGAACTGACAGAGAAATTCCCTAAGAGTTTTTGGTTTGGCAAGGAACATAAGGATGGCAGATGTTATCCATGGGAGCTAGAGGCATGGAAAATGCAGTCAAAGCTCGCTCATAAGTACATAAAAGAACACACCAATTACACGATAAAGGCAGTAAAATCGCTTGACAAAAGGTCCTAAAGAGTGCATAATACAAGTATGATAAACAAAAATAAGATAATTTTAACTGACTGTGATGGCGTATGTCTCGACTGGGAATACGGATTTCACACTTGGATGTCAACACACGGACATGAGTTAAAAAATAATAATTTATATAGTGTGGCTAAGCAGTATGAGATGACAGACGAGAATGCTAAGAGACAGGTAGAGATATTCAATAGCTCAGCGAGTATGGGATTCTTACCACCACTTAGAGACTCTCAATATTATATTAAACTGTTAGCAGAGAAATTAGGTTACAGGTTTGTAGCAGTAACGAGCTTGTCTAATGATGAGAGTGCACAGAAACTTAGAACATGTAATCTTAAGAAACTATTTGGTAACGATACTTTTGTTGAATACCATTACTTAGGTTGTGGTGACGACAAAGACGAGATATTATTACAACTTGCTAATAAATATGAAGGTAGCATCTGGGTAGAGGATAAATATATTAATGCAGAGGTAGGTGCCGATGCAGGATTTGACTCACTACTTATGGAACATGGCCATAACTTAAACTATGATGCAGATGAAAGAGTTAAGGTAGTTAGGAATTGGGAAGAGATATACAATTATGTTGAAAGAAAAGAAACTGAGAGAGATCTCGCAAGAAGAGCTAGAAAACTCAACTAGAATTCAGAAGTCTGCTACTCCCAAATATACCATTGACTGGTATGTAAAATGGGTAGCATCGTTATTAATATTATCAGCGATGTCTATGAGAGGTGTCGTTGGTTTTGAACTGATAGACTTAGTTCTATCTGTATGTGGTGTAGCACTATGGCTCTGGGTGTCTATCATCTGGAAAGATAGAGCATTAGTTCTACTCAACGGTGTAGGACTATTATTTTTAATACGAAACTTATTGGAGAGAATATGGGTATGATGAATATGGGTGGCTCCTTACGCTACGATATGTCAGGTAGGAAGAGAAAGAACTACAAGAAGAACAATCCTACAACCAAGCGTGTAAGCAAAAACACAGGCAAACCAATGAAAGTCCAACCCAATGCTGTTCTCGAGGCACATAAGGAACACATGAAAAAGTATCCTTCTATGCCTATGGGCAAGAGTGTTGCTGACGGCAAAGGCACAAAGAATCATACATGGGATATGGAGAAACAACAAATCAGTTCAGGCTATACTGTTGCACCAGCATATAACAAAGGTGCTTACCAGGTTATAGGCAAAAGCAATGTAAAGGATATAGGCAAATGATAGAATTTGGTTGGCAATTAGCATTTATTACAGTCATGATAGGAGGCATGTACACTTCTTATAGAATAGGTTTCAAAGATGGTACAGGCAAAATGATAGACTTTTGTAAGTCAAAGGCCGACAAACGAGGCATGACTCTTATGCACTTCTTTGGTGAGAATATAGAATTCATTGATCCTTTAAATTATAACAGAGCAGTACTTGAAAAGATCGTAGAGAAATTTGACGAGGACGATGAACAGCGCTCCTGAAAGATATACAAGTGATTCTGTTCTTACCACCTATTTAGAGACAAAGAACATAACAATATACTCCCACGGTCCTGTGGGTATTGAACCTTTTGAACCCTTTTTTAAGAATGTAGGCACACAGACTATGCTGGCATTCGTAAAACCCTACCATTGGAAAACTATAACAGAAGAATATGTAAATCACACTCATATTCTAGTTTTACGAGATCCTGTACAACAGCACAAACACGGCACATTCCTACATGGCATGAGTATGCACGATGTAGTTCGTAAGAGAGACAATATGTTTTACTCTACACATCTCAGGCCACACTTAGGAACAGTAGTCAACGCACAATTCGATTTCTATATCCCTTTCGAAGAATTGAATAAATACTTATTTGAATGGCAAGTGCCTGAACCTCCAGCAGTGGAGACATCATTGTTCTTTGATATTAGAGAGGAGATGGCAGCTTATGAGAAGATTAAGAACGATAAGATGAAGCTAGAACTACCTCAATGGCGAGAACTTCTCATGCGAGGACAACTAAACGAGATATAGATGCACGGCATAATATTGGGTGGTATTCTTGAAAGGGAAGACACCAGTGAAACACGAAACCAAATCAGTTCACAAGATGAAGCAGATAAGCCGGCCTTTTGGCCGAGTATAAAAAGAACTGCTGGTGGACACAGAATTGCTACTTGGTTACGAGAGCATGACTATGATGTAGAAGTCATAGACTTTTGGCCTGCATGGACAAGAGATGAACTTGTAGAACTATTTGAACAGCGAGTAACAGACGAGACAATATTTGTAGGACTCTCAGCAATGTTTCCATTAGGAGGCGCAGGCAAAAAGAACCAGGACAAAGTAACAGAAATTGTTACAAACTTAGCACACATTAAATCATTATATCCTCAATTAACCTTCATTGGTGGCTCTCAGAATATTTCAGCTACCCTAGCATATCCCCTAGACTATTATGTGGGAGGTTTTGCAGAATATGGCATATTAGAGCTCCTAAAATACATCAAAGGAGAGCCAAACGACATCAAAATTCATCGAGAAACATTCTGGGGTGCCGAGAGAAATATAGTACAATGTAGAAAAGATTATCCAGCATGGCCTATGCCTCAAGCCTGTATTAAATATCAGGATCGAGACTATATGAGATCTGATGAAATACCAACGATTGAATTAGGCCGCGGGTGCATATTCTCATGCAAGTTCTGTTCGTTTACAGTGCTAGGAGTTAAGGGCGATCATTCACGATGTGGAGATAGTTTACGAGAGGAGTTACTTGATAATTACGAACGCTGGGGCATAAGAACTTATACAATATCAGATGAGACAATTAACGATAGTCCAGAGAAGCTAAAGAAGATTGCTGATGTGATTAGATCATTACCATTTAAAGTACATTTGGCAGGATATATACGAGCAGATCTATTAGTCGCTAATCCTGAAACTTGGGAAGACATTTGGGATATGGGATTGTGGAGTCAGTTCTATGGGCTTGAAAGTTTCAATCACAAAGCAGCAAAGTATGTAGGCAAAGGCATGAAGCCTGAACGATTAAAAGAAGGTCTATTGAAAGTAAAGGATTGGTTCGAGGCAAAGGGAGCATTCAGATGTACGATATCAATGATAGTTGGTCTGCCCTATGAGACACGCGAGACATTTATCGACGGTAAGAATTGGGTAATGGAGAATATGCCTGGACAGTCTTATAGTTATGCACCATTAATGGTAGCTGATGGCGAGATGAACGCAATGGCAACTAATCCTTCAGAGTTTGATAGAACAGCGTGGACATCAGGTATCTTTATAAAGAGAACTCATGAGGAGTTAGGCTATGATATTAATGAGATCCCTGACAAGCATAAAGAGATAGTAGAATTTTATATGAACGCTAATGGTGTGGCAAATTGGGAACACGAAACTATGAATGTCTGGGAGGCCTGGAAACTATTCTCAGATATAGCATCAGATCCTGTAGAGATGAATCAACTAGCGCCAGGCATATTTTATTATCACAGATATCTCACAGGCGGACATTATACTCTAGAGGATATGAAGAAAACATTTAATGAGATAGAGCCATTAGGTGCGAGACTAATTAACACGCACATAGAAATAATAGAAGAGTATAAAAGGAAAAAACTAGGCAAATGATACCACAAAGTCCGTGCATAGGAGTATGCCTAATAGAAGACAATGGCCAAGAGGATATTTGTATTGGTTGTGGCAGAACAATGGACGAAATAGAGAACTATCCTGTCATGAATACGAAAGACGATATAGCAAAGCGCCGTATCATTAATAAAAAAGCACTTAACCGTTTACAAGACGATTAGAGTATAACAGATATAAATAAACTACGATACTATTAGAAATTACTCTACTCGTATCAGTATTAATATAAGCATTACGGAGTAAGCACGCGGATGAACATAAACATAGCACTAGGCGAACATCACACCTACCAAAGAGATGATAGAAAAGCTAAGGTTAATTATACACAAAAGGGCTGGAGCGTTGATCTATTTGTACGCTATGGAGACAAGAATAAGGATAACGAGTCGTGGGCAAAGGTAGAGACAAGAGAATGTTATGATCATTCCGAATCATGGGCTGAAGATGTGGCAGAGAATTTTGTAGATAGGATGTATGATGTCAGAGCATAAAGATAAAAGTCCATTAGTAGAAATAACTGTTCACGCTACAGATATACTATTTACAAACTGTGACTATCCAGAACCAACAAAGGAAATGATAATAGAGAAAATGAGAGAACTGCTTGATGAAGGTAATATCACATACAGCGAGAAGAGACATCCTCAAACTTCTATAACATCTGCTATTGAAAAGATTAATAAAGAACCAATTTCATCTGTATTAGAGACATTCGGAGACATAGATAATATCATGAGTGAAAGTGAAAAATTACAAGAGGAATTAGAGCCTATTAATAAAGACATACCACAAAGCCATACAGATAAGATATTTACATCACGACAAACAATACTCAAAGGAACTTCTATAGGCAGAGCTAGTGAAGAACAGGGCGGAAATCGTGATAAGTCTTCATATAGTAAAGACCGAGACCCTTTTAACGAGTAGCTGGCCACCACTACACACCCGTCCGTATATACACCCCTTAGCGCGTGTATTTGCCACCACACCCCCTCCCTAACACACTTTAACACACATCTACACACACTTCTATACTTGAATAGGTAGACTACGCCACCCCTCAAATATGGTAGATCTAACCAGACGCCGAACGAATGTCAAGCCCTCAGAGTACCAGAGCTATTCACCCAAAAGATATACAGAGGGCTTAGCACATCTCGAACCACTTGTCAACCCCCCTGGAACGGTCCCCTACCCCGACACTAGAGGACCAACCACCACACCGCTCCCTCTGGCCGGCTGGTGCGGAATAAATCTTTACAAGGGAAAATAGGGGCAACAGGAAATCTAAGGCTCTAAAAAACCTTTACAAGCGGATTTGGTGCGGGGGCGTTATCTAAGGTGCTAAAAAACCTTTACAAGCAGTTTCTAGCCACATGGTCCTGGGCGGTCCACGAGCTGATCAAAAACTATATCAATTAACTTGTCTATGGCAACATCGTCGGTTAGAATGAAGTGGTTGACATTGTGGCTGGTTAACTGGTCTCGGACTTTGGCTATAGGCATATTCGCGACATGGTCTATGGCTTGGTCGGCTATTATATCTGTACTAAAATGGCTCATATTCTTATCGTTCCTTTATTATGTCTATATGATAGCATCTTTAGGACCATTTGTCAACCTTTTTATTAGGTGTGAGAGCGACGATAATTGTCGCTAGCCTTTGTTATAATATACACATAATAACAAAATAGGAAAAATTATGTACTACTTAGCGCTTTTAATACAAGTTATAAACATTTATGAGTTAGACTATAGCGACAGTAAATGTAAATATACACAGTTAAATTTTATATACAATAACGAGTTACTAATATAAAAACTGTTAGCGACAGTAATTGTCGCTTGTGTTTGTTATAATACTTGTATGTTAAATAAAAAAGGAGAAAATATGTTAGTTAATAAATGTGAAGGTAGAGGTGG